ATTTTCTCGCCCTGAAAGAAATCATGGGAAGAATTATACGTTGGTTTCTTACAAAAACAATGCACCCCTTTTCTATCATTGCAAAGGTAAAACGTTTTCTTTTTTGTTATATCAGCCATGTGTGCCTCCTATTTTTCGAAACTGTAGTTTACCATACCTTATTTGTAAATCCTCATTGTCTTGAATGTTTAATTGCTTCAATCCAATGGGGCATTTAGAAGCAGGGAAATCGTGCTTATAACATATATCTGGTCTGGTCTCATAAATATCACATACAGCAATGTCTTCATCCATAATTAAATGGGGACATGGATTTCCAAAAGGAGATATTCCTTTACAGCACCAACCACAGCGTAAGCATATCATCTCACAACTCCACAGTCGCCTTGCGGTAACTGTAAAAATTCACCTTTTCTGAATTATATGTCCTGCAACATGCAATTGCGTCTTCTTTTCTAAAGAAAGCCCGAGGAACATAGTAATTACTATCGCCAACCTCAACCATGTTCCATTTCCCTTCAGAATTTCTACCTATAATCACCCATATTGTCTTTTTCATCTACTCCTCCTTTTCCCGACTATGCTTATAATCCTCTACCGTCTGATAATAGTTTATCCCTTCGGATGTTACGTTATCCTCACAACAAGTCAAGAGCAACTTCAAATCTCCGTTAAACTCTCCATCAAAAATACTGTCAACTGTTATTCTGCAATCATCACCATAAATGTAACGAGAAGGGTCTGCAGCGAATTGCTCTATATCAATCATACCGATGTCTCTCTTCATATTCCCTATCTTGCTGTTCTTCATATTTTTTTGGTCTACATATTCTTGGTCATAACTTTCTCCGCATTTTCGGTATTGTCCAATATCGCAGCTATGACACCGACCACCATCATCGTCATTTGTTGCTAAATCTCTTTGGTCTCCACATTGATTACAGACATAAGAATAAGAAAAATACATATTACCCCCCTCCTTTCATAATCCTCCTCAAATTTTCTTTCAATATCACCCTGTATCCTTCCTTTTTCAGCCAGTCAATCAATTCCTGAATTTCATTTACAGTCGGTTCAGGAAGTCCATGGTTCTTGGAGTCGGCGCCTATGGTTACGATGTCAGGCTTGGCTACATAAATAATTTTACTTGCTAAGCAAATCAAATTAAATTTTTTGATTGGCTCAACGCTAACAAGAGTTTTACATCCTATTTTTTTCTTAATCCGCGCTAAATGAAATGCTCTGTAAAAATGAATATGGTCTGTATCTAAATCAGTAGTCCCCTCAATCGTAGTCGCCAGCATGGTATGAGGCGGAAACTCTTTTGCAAACTCTAAAAACCGTTTAGGATTTTTGCTCTGAAACAGATACTCATTATCAGGGTATTCGTTGCAATGACAGAGGACACCATAAATCCAGCCTGCGGGGATTTTATCATGCCACATGTCACCCATACTTTCCACGAATATTTTTATCCCTTTGCCGAATTTATATAAGTTAGTTTTTAATTCTTTGTCAATTAGTCTCGGCGCCCCCTCGTAAAACCGTGCCGCTCTGGTGTGTGGCACATAACAATATCCGCACTCCTTACGATAATAACATTCTCCACGTATAGCATTGAAAGTGTGGCTGACCAGTTCCCTTGGATACATATTCCCTGTCGCTTCGTTAAGTGGCATTTTTATCCTCTTTTTCTTTAGCCATCTGTTCTAATTCGGCGGTAGTTTTAGAGCCTAAAATCTGGCTCATTAAAAATTGCCTATGAAATCGCTCCCTATCCTCTGCATATTCCTTATTCCATTTTACCTGCTGTGCCGTTCGTTTTTCTTCTCCCTTAATGGGGTCATGTCTGCCGCAATAATACTTACCTTTAACTTCAATCTTTGCAGGCTTACCACATTTTGTAGAGTGCCAATCACCCCACACGCTCGTTTCGCAAAACTTATTTTCCAAATCATTGTTAAGTGGCATTAGGGGACTCCTTGATTTTTTTATAAATGTTAGAACTAACTGCAATATACCATGTATCAGGAAATAGGGTCGTATCTTCAAAAATTCTTACCCCATAAAGATTACCAAATTCCTTCCATGATTGGTCTATGGTTACCCTTATTTTAGAAACATCCTTTTTGAATTTATCCAATGTAAGCGGTTCAATTATCTCATTTCTGATTTCCTTTTCTTTTGTCCTTAAAAATTCCCTGAATATATCAGCATCAAATTCCGTATCATCGTGCAGTGCTTTTATTATCTCTCTTGCCATTAAACCTATTTGTCTAAATTCATAATCACAATATCTATTTACTTGTCCCATATAACTAATCCATCTACTTCTTAAATTTGAGTCTTTTCTTCTCTTGATAGATTCCGTTATAGTTGAAATAGCAAAAGCAGAAATTACTAATAAAACAGTTACTACAAACAAAATACCTATAATCATAAAAATAATAGCCATTTCATTTCTCCTTCTTTACTGACCACCGTGGAAGTTATGGACCGACAGGGTCTTTTATCATTCCCACTAACTCAATCAACTCATCACTGTCCATCTTTACAGTCCTCCCCTCTCTCCTCATCTATCACGTCATCTGCGCCCTCATGCGGAAACGCATAACAATTACATACTGCCTGACGACATCTCGGACAACGAGCAACAGTGTTTTCAACTCTGACTCCTGCATATAATCCACTCATTTTATTTCCTCTCCTACCTATAAACCCTATCCCAATCATAAGGAAAATCATTCAAATATGGATGACAATACTCAATTTCATTTGGGTCATAGGGTAACGTAGCACAATTTACTACAAGATTAAAGTCAAACAGTCCTTTCCAACCATTCCATACTAAAGGTGGAATAGTTACCAAACAATAGTTATCCGGTCCAATAAAGAATTCGTTTACATCATTTCTAGTTAGTGAATTTTCTCTATCGTCAAATACCACTAACTTTATCTTTCCTACTGGTACAGCATAGTTTAAAGTCATCTCTTTATGCCTATGCCAACCTTTTACTACGCCTTGTTCTGCTACGGAAAAATATACCTCACCAAACTTCTTAAAAACTGGATCAGTGCATTTTAACATATGCATTATCTTCCCACGTTCATCTAGGATTTGTTTTAATGGGGTAACCCTTACTCCTTCTATCATTTTATCCTCTCTACCTTTATTATACTACAGTTTTAGATTTTCGTAACTTATCTTGACAAATTAACTAATGGCCAAATATAAATCTTAATCCGTTTTCATCTACTTCCATTTTAATTGTTTGTCCTTCCTTACTATCTTCTAAAGCAATACCTAAAGGTCTATTGAGGTCAAACCCACATTTCTTACACCCCTTTTTCATCTTTCTCCTTTCTCTATAAACCGTTCAAATACTTCACCAATGTAGTCAATCATTTCTTTTGTTATACCGGGATAAACACCTATCCAGAAAGTATTGTTCATTATCAAATCCGTTATAGGTAAATCTACATCAAACTGATAATCTTTAAAACAAGGTTGTTTTGTAATATTCCCAGCAAAAAGCATTCTTGTTGCCACCCTATTTTTTTCTAGGAAGCTTACCAACTCCGTTCGTTCAAAACTAACTCTTACGGGTGTTCTATCACTTTTTAATACCCCTTTTGAATTCCTTACCGTTAAAACAAATCCAAACCAGCTTGGGTCAGAATCTTCGGTTGGACAAGGGAAATAAAAGTATTCTTCATAGATTTCCAATACCTTCCGCAGTGCCCTCCAATTTTCTTTTCTCTTTTCTACAAAAGCCGGCAACTTTTTCATTTGTGCTACGCCAATTGCCGCTTGAAGGTCAGTCATCTTAAGATTGTAACCAATGTGTGAATAAACAAACTTGTGATCATACCCAAGAGGTAGGCCACCATGTTGACCTTGAAACCTTTTTCCACATTTGTTATCTTGTCCAGTATTACAACTGCAATCTCTTCCCCAATCCCGGAATGACCTAACTAGTTCATCTAACTCTCTACTGTTTGTTACTACCGCACCGCCTTCCCCTGTCGTGATGTGGTGTGCTGGATAAAAACTTAGTGTTGCCATATCCCCAAACGTTCCAGTCATCTGTCCCTTATACTTTGAACCTAGAGCATCACAATTATCTTCTACAACCCACAAATGATACTTTTTTGCTACCCGCATTACTTCACTTACATCAAATGGATTCCCTAACGTATGGGCTAAAAATATTGCTTTAGTTCTTAGTGTTATTGCTCGTTCTATATTTTCTACTTGAATACTGTAAGTTCCTAATCTTACATCTACAAAAACTGGAACTAACCTATTCTGCAATATTGGATACACAGTAGTAGGAAATGCACAAGCTGTAGTTATTACTTCATCGCCTGGTTGCAGCCTTCTAGCCTTTAGCTTTGGTGAAGTCAGCGCTGAAATAGCAAGTAAGTTTGCAGATGACCCAGAGTTACATAAAGCACAATAGTCTGTGCCTAAGAATTCGTTAATCTTTTTTTCAAACTCCTTACAATACTCTCCTTCTGTTAACCAAAAGTCTAACGAAGCATCAACCAAGTTTGTTAGTTCTTCTTCGTCAAAGACTCTTCCAGCGTATCTGATAGGAGTTTGTCCTGGAACAAACTCAGCCTTTTGCCCATGCGTTGTATGATAAAAGTCTATAACTAGTTTTCTTATTTCTTCTCTTTTGTCCATCTCAACTCCTTATCCAACGCACCAATTTTTTGTAGTTCAGATATCTTCTGTAATCTAAAGAATTCTGAGCTTTTCAAACAGCATTTTTCAAGTCCGTGTTCAGTATAACCAACAATTAGTTCTTTTATTCCTAACCTCAAAGTCCATTTTGGTTTAAACTCTACAAACGAGTTAAGAAATTTGTAAAAAGATACACAGTAACTCCTGTCGTCTCCGCCTGTCTTATTCAGGATTTCTACTTTGCAACCCAGTTCTTCACCTACCTGTTCTCCGATTTCTTTTATTCTCCAGTTTTCCTTGCTTCTGCCAATGTTGTAGATTTGTTCTGTTACTTTTTCTTCTGACGCATTTAGTATCACTTGAAATGCCTGGCATAAGTCCTTCACGTGGATTATCGGCCTCCAGGGAAGGCCGTCACTCATTATTGAAACTTTACCCGTTAACATCCCTAAAGCTACAAGATTGTTTACTACTAAATCAAGTCTTAAGGAAGGAGAAAGACCATAGACAGTTGCATTTCTCATTAGTGTAGGACAAAAGTTCTCGTCCTTTAACCTTAGCAAGTCTTTTTCGGCCAAAACCTTACTAAGTGCATACGCTGTTAAAGCATTTGTATCATCCCGTTCAGTTAAAGCTTTGTCACCCTTTTTTCTTCCGTAAACACTACATGATGATGAAAAAATAAACCTTCGTATCCCTACCTCTTTAGCCATTGTTGCCAGTCTTACTGTTGCTTTCCAGTTTATTTCTTCGGTTACTTTCTTATCGATTTCCCCTAATGGGTCATTTGATAATGCCGCTAAATGAATTATTGCCTCTACTCCTTTTAAGTCTTCTTTTTCTACATCACGAATATCCCGCATATGCTGAGAGGTTACCCCAGACTCCTGACCGTAAAATTCATAGTTATAGTAATGGTTATCCAAACCTACAATTTCATAGCCAAAACTCGATAAGTAGTTGCTTAAGACTCTACCAATGTAACCTAGATTTCCAGTTAGCAATACCCTCATTTGTCCTCCCACACCTTCCATCTAGCTTTACCAGTTTTCCATTCTTCTTCCAACTCTTTCTTATCCTTTAGTGTATCCATACATTTCCAGTATCCTGTATGCTTGTATGCTACTAATCTACCTTCTTTTGATACCTTTTTTAAAACAGCTACTAAATCTGTGTCGTCTCCTTTTATGTAGTTAAAAATTTTTGGTTCCATTACAAAGAACCCACCGTTTATCAAATGGTCCTTATCCGGTTTCTCAACAAATTTATCTACGTGATCAAATTCTCCTAATTCTATAGCCCCAAATCTTCCAGCACTTGGTACTGCTGTCAATGTTACTACCTCCCCTTCCCAATTGTGCTTACGATGAAATACCAGAAGGTTACAAATGTTAACATCTGATAAGCCATCTCCGTAAGTTAGCATAAATTCATCATTACCAGTAAACTCTTGTACTCTTTTTAGCCTTCCACCAGTTGCAGTGTTTTCTCCTGTGTCAACTAACGTAACTTTCCACTGGAGCTCTTCTCTCATCCTACTTTCATGCGTACCAATATCAAACCAACAAGTATCATGGAATGCATCCCATGTAAAATCAAAATTTGTTACTCTGTAATCTGAAAAATATTTTTTTATCACTTCATGCTTATACCCTAGACATAACACAAATTCATTAATGCCATAATGACTGTAAATTTTCATTATGTGCCATAAGATTGGCTTTCCACCAATCGCTACCATTGGTTTAGGTATTCTTTCGGTTTCCTCTTGTAACCTACTACCCTGGCCACCGCACAGAATTACTACTTTCATTTATTTATGTTCCCCCATTCTTCTCTTAACATTTCTTGTTTCGTTAGCCCTCTTACACGTGTCCAACCGCTTGCATACCCGCAACCACACCACCATTGTTCATCCCATTGTGGTGGATTAGACAGATAAATTTCAACCCCTTTTTGTCTTACCATATTTTTACCGCATCTCGGACAAGTCATTTTGTATCTCCTTTTACATCCCATCTTATGTAAGGCATACGACTAGACTCTTTAAAGTCAAACAATTCTCTAAACCCCTGCATGAACTCTTCTGGAATCATAAATCGCGCCTCGTAAATAGCATAATTGCCACTAGTCTTATCCTTTCTATTATATACCTCTATCCTACCGCCTCTAAAATGCGCAAACTTAGGGTTCTGTATTCCTTCCTCTACTACACTAAACCAGTAACGCTTTTCTTTTTTCTTTTTCATCCCTTTCTCCTAAACTACTTGAAAATCATCACTATCATCAGAGGTTTCCCAGTAGTTATCCAATTGTTCAACTTCACGTTCAGCATAAAACAACTTACCCATTAAGTCAAGTTTCTTAGCTACATTTCGCTCCCTTTTTACCGCTTTTCTTAAATCTTCTAATTCTTCTCTTGTAACTATTTCCATTTCTACCTCCTTGTCATCTACAATACAAACCTACCCTCCTAGTCCAGATAAACGCCGATTCTCTTCTTCCAATTCCCGCGACTTCTCAGCATCTATTTCTTCCATTCTTTTTGTAGTTTCATCACTGTCATCCGTCATATACGGAAAATCATGTTCTCCTTCAACATACTGCTCTGTTCCGTCTTCAAAGATAACCTTACTTAACTTAAAAGCTACGTCACCCAGTTCAGTTGAAACATACCCAACAATATCTTTGATCTTCTTGCCGCTTAATTTCTGGTAGCTCAAATACAAATTCTCAGTTTCATTAAACAAAAAATCTTTTTTCATATATTTTCCAGTTCCCATTTTTTTATACCTTTAAAAACTTCTATGTTGGAGTATTTTGGATTACCAAAGTCTCCAAATCTATGCAAGTTGTCTGCTAACTCTTCTACAATATCTTTTACATCGAACGTAGCCTTAAATCCTAGTACATCTCTTGCTTTTTCTGTTTTTACTTTGTAGCTCCTTAAATCTGGTATATGTTGAATATCTACTTTCACGTTTTTGCCGACTCTTTGAGCTACCACATCTGCTACTTCTCCCACCGTATAGTTCCCGGAAGAAATATTAAACACACCAGAAACACTGCTTTCAGATTCAATTGCTCTGACATAAGCCGTAGCGGCATCCTGTATTGCAAGAATCGGTCTCCATAGTGAAGGGTTAGTCACAGCAATCTTTGCATCTTTGATGGCACATTTAAACATCATGTTAACGATTAAGTCTAACCGCATCCTTGGACTGTAACCCGAAATCGTACCCTTGCGTAAGCAGATAACTGAAAACGTATCACCAACCATCTGAAGACAACCTTGCTCACCTTGAAACTTTGATATTCCATAAGGAAAACTACACGTCTTCATTGTTCCAGAATCTTCATCGCATAACTCGTTTACCCTATAACCATAAATACTACATGAGCTTGCATAGATAAACCTCTTTACTCCGGCCTTCTTTGCAATATACGCTAAATAAGTAGGTGCTGCATTATTGAAAATAAAGTTCATTGCCGGAGCACATTCAGCCATAGGGTCATTGGAGAGTCCAGCTAGAAAAATTACTTGGTCGTAATCTTTTAAATCCGATTCTTTTAAATGGAAGACATCCTTCTCGATTACTTTTGCTTCTTTTGGTAAATAGTTTCCAAACCAAAATAAGTCTACTACACCTACTCCATAACCTCTATCCAATAACTTTGGAATTAAAACCGAACCTACGTATCCTGCTCCACCTACTACTAAGATTTTCATCTATTCCTCATACCTAAAGCTATTTGACGCCGGTTTGGAAAACCATTCTTTTAATGTTTGAGCATTTTTATCCTTTTCTGATAAGATGTACTCTCCCCCAGGCCAATCAATTCCAATTTCCGGATCATTCCAAAGTATACCACTTTCACATTCCTTGTTATGCATTGCTGTACATTTATATTGAACTATAGTACTATCCCAATCAGCATAAAATCCTCTAGCAAATCCCGCCGGTGCCCATACCTGCTTTTTATCTATATTATCTGCCCATATTCCAAACCATTTACCTAATGTTGGAGAGCCTTTTCTTACATCCACTGCAACTAAAAAAGCGCTACCACATGCAACTCGCATAAGTTTTCCCATAGGAGGGCCCCATTGAAAATGAAGGCCTCGAACTACCCCTTCCATTGACTTTGATTGGTTATCCTGAACAAACTTATCCGGTATTCCTATTTCCCTAAAAACATCTTCTCGATATGTTTCCATGAAATATCCACGGTTATCTGCATAGACATCTGGAACTATAACCTTTACTCCGTTTAGATGTTCTGATTCTATTTTAAAGCCCATCTAACCCTCCTTTAAAACTCCATTCCCATACCGCCTACCCCATAAATCTCCAGGTACGTCTTTCCATTTTTTTATAAAGTAGTTTCTGTTTGGTTCATCCCATTCATGTCTCTTGTCCATAAACGTTTTAAGTGTAACTGAGCCAAAGTGATAAGTAAAACTTTCTAACGTTTGTACTACTCTCAATCCTTTTACAATAACTCGATTGAAGTAGTCAAAGTCCATATACCAGCCATAAACGTACATTGGGTCAAAATCACCTATCTCTCTTACTAATTCTGTTCTAAAACTCCAAGGCTGGTTCGCTTCGTATTCTACATCTCCAACTCCAGTCCAGCCTTTACTTAATTCTTCTGTTTTCCCATAAGCATTTTCTAGAGTTAATTCCCCCGACAACATTTTGCAAGATGCTAATCCAATGCTTTTGTCTTTCAACAATTCTTCTATTGGTTTCCACCAGTTATGTGAAACTATTTGATCGTTGCTTAAAAAAGCAACGTACTCAGTATCCAGTAACTCTATTCCTTCGTTGTAGGATGCTACGGTATTTATGTTTTCTGAAAAAGTTAAAACTGTATCTCTATCCTTTCTTTCTTTTTGTACTTCCTTGAAATACTCAGTAGTCCCATCTGTACTTCCACTATCTACTAAAATCATTTTAAAGTCTTGATTAGTTCGCTCTATTAAACTTTTTATTGCAAGTTTTGTATACGGTAACTGATTATGTGCGCACAGTACTACTGTAACCATTCCCTACCCCACCTTTTCAAAAATCCAGCGGGGATACCTTCCCCTATATCCAGACAATTAATTATGCTAAAAACAATAACCAGAAGAGTGCAAACCCCAAATATCAAAATACAAACATAATTTGTAGACATCTCACACATAGATTCTAACAATAGTACTATTGACGCCTCTATTCCTGCAAAGATAATCATTTCTCTACTCCTTTCTCATATATTTCTATATGTCTCTTTGCTACCTTTTCCCAACTGTTCTCTTTTGCATATTCATCTGCTTTATCAGAAAATCTAGAATAAAAATCGCCTTGCATAGGATGATTTTTTTCAAGAAATAAAGTATTAGTAGCTTGGACCGCATTCGTTGGATTACTACTACAAGGTATCTCAAACACATATCCTCTTACGCTATCAAAAAATGTTGCATTAGTGGTAATCACCGGAATGTGCATACCTATTCCTACATGTGCTGCTGATGATGTTGCCCCCATATTCGGACATGAATAATGAAAAAGTAGGATATCACAACAACTAAACCGTACATGCAGTTCATCTGGTTCCATCCATTTTGAAGTTAGACGTACATTTTTTTCTAGCCCCAACTTTTGTATTAAAGCTACTACTCCACCTAAATATTCTTCTCGTGAGACATGAATCACATAAAGGATATCTGGATACGTTTTTCTTAGTTCCGCTATCGCTGGTAAGGTTGTTCCATATTCATTTCTCATCATTCCAAATGAACCTACTACATGCTTTGATTCTGTTCTCAAAATTTCTTTTTTACCAACCTCTTTTTCTTCTTTGCTTAACTTTACCAGTTCTGGAACTCCCATTCGTATCCAGTATATTGGAACTTTTGGCAAATAGCCTTTAAAAAAGTTTAACGTTCTTTCATCATGAACTATACCACCATCTAGTATTCCGTCTTCAAAGTCATGACTAGGACAACTCGCATGGAATGTTTCAAATACTTTTACATGTAGTCTTTTTAATTCTTTCAATAGTTCAATTAACTTTTTGTTTACATCACAAGCTCTCATGTCAAATCCTTGAATATGAAACACATCAATTTTATGTTCTACTACATCTTCCAATATTCCAGCTACTGAGATTCCTTGTCTATCACTTGGATCTTGTCCTCTATGATAACATTCAAATACCTTATGCCCCCAAGTATCAAGTAAATCGTCTACAGCACTATACTGCCGATAAATTCGTATTTCATTGCCTGCTTTTTTTAAAACATCTGCTAAATACCTTTGATGTACTGCTATACCGCATCGTCTTGACCAGTTACTTAGAAATCCTATATTCATTTTACCCCTTTAAACACTTTTTTGTATGCTTTTTCTACTGCTTCAGTCGGGGTTTTACCCGTCGCACCAACCTCTTTCTCCGAACTACTTAACCCTTCATCTGTCCCATTCCTGCAAAACCAGGGACAATCTTTATTAAATCTTCCAACTTCAATGTAATCCCACGCCGTAAATAACTCGCTCATCATTTCATCTATTGATTTGTCTGTTCCTTTTCCCATTATTCTGCTCCATCCTTTTCTTTTATCATTTTCTCTATGTCTTCTCTAACCATTGTAGCGCATTTACTACAAAACCGTAATATTTCACCATAATGCGTAAATATTTCTTGCTTATCATCCAATATGTCATAACAGCTATAGCATTTAAGATAGTTCATATTGCTCCCACTTATATTATATTACAATTTTTTCATTTTTACACAAATTATTTTTTTCTAACCATTCTTTTTGTTCTTCTAATATCCTTTTAGGTAACTTTTTAAAAACTTTTATTTGTTCTCCATTATCATTAATCTTAACAGTAAAAGGTTTGCAACTTCTTGCATAAAACACTAAACTTTTAGATTTACCATATCCCCTCTGTTTTGTTTCATCATATTCAGCGTATCCCGCAACTTTTGGTTCCTCATTTAGTATTGCGGTTATTCCTAATTCTGTATCACAGATTCGCTTTAAAGCTTCCTTAATACTTTCATCATACATAACTGAACCACCTGGTATATGCCAATACTTATTCCATGTTGTCTGGTTACGTTTTACCAAAACTATACCTTCATCAGTTATCAAAATTAGGTCTACACATAACCTTGGTACTCTACTAAAAACATATCGGTACTCATGTTCATCAAGCCAGTAAGTTGGTTCATCCACAAGCTACCTCTAAAATCCGTTGTATTCGGTTTTTGTAGGTATGATTTTCTAACATATCTTTTCTACTAAAATCCCAAATCTGTTCCCACGTTCCACTCTCAATTAACTTTTTGGCTCTCTGTAGCATATCTTCTTTACCCCTATACAAACTTACGTGTAGTTCATCACAGAATAATTGTTCAACTCCTGTTACAGAGTTAAATAGGGCACAACCTAAAGCCATACCTTCCCAGTGTCTTTCACTTAAGTGGTCTTTGCTATCGAAGTTCCATTGGATTCTTCCTCTACTTGTCTCTCTTACGTAGTCTTCAAATTTACTTTGCTGGTCCTTATACAAAATTTTGCCTTCCCAATACTTGTCTTCCTGCAAGAGTTTAAAGTAGTCCCAACGCTCTTTGTAGTAATCGATATCCTGTTTCCCTAGTCTGCCTACATAAGCAATATCATATTCTTTTGGTGAAGTATAATCCCAAATTGTATCGGATACTGCAAATGACATAAACTCACATTTCAACCCCCTGCTTTTAAAGTCGTTCCACCTTACTAAATCGTTTATAAAACAATAGTTGTGCAATTTTCCTCTGATAAAATGTCCCTCATGGTGATGCATTGTTTCCATACCCCAGAATACAGTTGGACATTTTGTCCAGTCTTTTATGTTGTCAGCAAATATATCCTCAATAGAAAGAATCAAATTTGGTTCAAATTTAAGGTCTTCAACAACTTTAAAAATGTCTTTAAAACAGCTGTTACATTCCCCATTCGGGCCTACATTGTGCACAATATGGCCTTGTTCTCGCAGTATTCTTACTATGCAAGGCCAACGTTCTGGTAAGTCTTCCTTTAAGTAAGTCCCTCCTATTCCTGAAAATATTAGTATGTTCATTTCCTACCCCTAACCTGTTTGTCAAAATCTTTTTTGGTCATGTTTTCCTCACCGTATCAGCCATCTTTGCCTCCTACCCTAATTTTTTCAGGATATACTCCCTGTTCACTTAAATTGCCTGTAACATTAGCTACAAATTTTCTAATCACCCTATATTTTTTTCTGTCTCTCGGCAAATCGCCAGGATAAATTTTCTCGCCCTGAAAGAAATCATGGGAAGAATTATACGTTGGTTTCTTACAAAAACAATGCACCCCTTTTCTATCATTGCAAAGGTAAAACGTTTTCATATTACTACCCCCTTTCTTTTCTCTCTACTACCTTTCTACCTATATTATACTACAAAACTAAATTTTCTCCCAAGTTTTCTTTAATTTATAGTAATCACTTACTGCCTTGTTAAAATATTTGGGCATATATTCTATCACGGTTTCTCCTTTCCAGTTAAACTGTTTTAGAATTATGCTTAAAATTTTATCTATATTCAATATTCCTTTATATCCATGTATTGGTGTATGAAATCCGGCATCTTTATCTTTAGCTTCTTCTTCCGCTATTTTTATTATTTGTAAAGGGTGCATCCCTACTGTATCTCCAGTACGATTATGTTGATATAATTGTTGCTCAACATCTTTTGGTCTCTTATCCCATAACTTATTGCTTAGATGAAGGATATCCGTATACTTAAGAAGTGATGAAAGTATAATTGGTTCCATCCAAAACGATTCTGCATGACATATATCTAATGTCATACCTAATTTTTTATTCTTTCCAACTTCGTAAATTATATCTATAGGAGTCCTATATTTTCTGTTACTTTTATAGGGAAAGTTCTCCAAACATACTTTCCAAGACAGTTCACCCATTAACATCTCTAACACATTATCATGTGCGTGTATCGTAGCCTTTTCTACATTAAATAAACACATTATTTCATGTACTAAATCTGTATTCATATCTTTAGTTGGCAAGTGAACTGATTCCATTGTTATATTGTTGTCTTTGCATATTTCTTTTGCACTTACCCCAAAATCCCTGTACATATATATCCGATAAAATCCTAACTGAACTTGGCAATCATGTAAGAGTTTTAATCGTTCTAAATCATTTACCTCATTTATAAACAATCCTATACTGAACATATTCTATCCTCTCTAACCCAAAATTACCCTCGGTATTCTCCTAAACGACCAAATCTCTTTATACAACCTATCTGCTTTTTCCTTACTATAGTAGGACCATAAGTCCAGTCTATAATCTGACATACCACTGCCCAACAAAATACTCCGATTGCTGCTAAAGTATTATAAACTACTAATATTGGAAACAATATGCCATACAGAATTATCGCCATTTTACTTTCCTTTCATAATCTTGTGTTTCTCCCTGGTAGCCCACTCTTACTAATAAATCTGTCATTCCCCTTTTCCAATCTAAAAAATCTTGTATTGTATACGACTCACAATAAAAGCTCAAACCGCTTTCGTTCTGACCTGCCATACAGTAGTATTCATCCCAATTTGAGGATAGCCACTGTATACCATACCTACTTGGATTTCTAAAAGTGTCGCTACCAGGAAACGGAATAAACCCAAATAAACTGTAAACATCGGGAGCAGAATCCATTATGAATCTTTTTGTTTCTTCTACGGTCTCTTTTGTTTCTCCGGGGAATCCTAATACCAAAAAAGCTTTCACTATTAATCCGGCTTGTTGGGCTTCTCTAATAGCAGTTTTATTTTGTTCTGTGGTTACTTTTTTACCCATTAAATCTAACATTTTTTGACTTCCGCTTTCTATTCCAAAATCTATTTCATCACAGCCTCCTTCCTTTAGTTTTTTAAAGTCTTCGTAGGTATTTATTCCTACCCTTCCGTTACACCTGAATTTTATTCCTAGTTCTTTAAATCTATCGCATAACCAATACAACCTGCTTCTGTTCATTACAAACACATCATCATAAAAAATGAATGAGTTCGTATAATTATCAACCAAATACCTTATTTCCTCTAAAACTTTTTCTTTACTCCTAAACCTTACTCTTGAACCCATAACGTCCCTTGAACAAAAATTGCAAGAGTATGGGCAGCCTCTGCTGGTTATCACACTTATACATCTCTTCCCACCTATTTTTCTATGATAACTCGCAAAGTCCAATAAATCCCAAGCTGGATAATCATAGTCATCTATATCACCTCTACCACAAGAATAATACCCTGGAAAGTTTGCCTTAATCACATTTACTAATGCTTGCTCTCCCTCCCCCCCTACAACGACCGGAAAGTCTTTTAACGATTGCTCTGGTAAAGCTGTTACGTGATGCCCACCGGCTATAACACAACCTCTACTATTGTGCTGATTACAGATATCACGTATCTTTAATGCTTTGTTGTAACTAGCGGTATAGACTGTTACGCCGTAGAGGTCTGCATAGCCAATTTTTTCTTTCCATGCACTTTCTTCTACTGAAGATAGGTCTACTATTTTGACCTTTAAATCTTTTATGTTTTTTCTTGCAAAGTTGGCAAGATATGCTAACTGTAAAGGAATATCTAGTCTATCGTCCAGACTTTTAGGTTGTGGTGGATGAATTAAAGTTAACTTCATATGATATCTTCTTTCAAAATTTCATCTATTTCTCTTGCTACTTCGTAAAAGGATTTCTTTTTGCAAATAAAAGTTGTATGCCCAAACGGGGGATTCTTAAAGTTCCTTGATATTGCAACTTTTTCTAACTCAATGTCATTATCCAAAAGTGGTTCAAAATCGTATGCCCAGGTATCAGTATCCCCTGCTGCCATATATGAACCTATTTCATTATACTTTAGTCCGTCAAACTCCTTCACGGTGCTTCCTTCTCTTAGTTCAAATTCTATTAAGACTATGCATTTGCTAGCAAATTGTTTTAAATTTGCTACAGCCTTTTTTATTTGAAAAGGCGGTATATGTGTAAATACCCCGTGAGTAAAAACTAAGTCATAGGGGTTAAGCGGAACAATGGGCATATCAGCTACCAAATCAAACAAACCAAGAGTTACCTCAAATCCATCTAAATATTTTTGAGCATTTTCAAATTGACTGCTACTAAAATCCAATCCCCCAACCCGTTCCAAATTGCTAAAACTTGCCAGAGGTCTCAATAGTCTCCCAAATCCACAACCTACCTCTAAAACACTTTTTATTTCGGGGTATCTCGCAAGATTGTAAAGAGGCAAAGTTTCTGTATCTAATGCCTCTTCAGTTTTTCTTTCTTCTAAATATCTACCACCTTTTGTTTCCCACCAGTATTGTGGATTTTCTGAGTATGTTGGCATTAGTTTCGCCATTCTCTCACCTGCACCTTTAATCCGGCTTCCGCTAATGAATCTACTGTTCCAGCATCTATCCATTCTCCTGCGAGTATTTCATGCCATAGCTTCCCGTCTGTTGCATACATGTTGTTTACATCTGTTATTTCTAACTCCCCTCTTGCCGAAGGTTTTAGTTCTCGTATCTTCTTAAAAACATCGTTACCATACATATAAATTCCTATTACTGCAAATTCCGATTTTGGCTCTTTTGGTTTTTCCTCAATATAAGATATCCTTTGTTTAACTGTAGTTGGTATCATTTCACTGTATTCAGTAATGAATACAGGAACCCCATATCGTTGTGGATCTTTAACTTTAGACAACATTACCTGTGCTCTATCAGTCAATTTTCCAAAAGTGGTTTCCACAACCTCAAAGTTTATTATAGCACTTTTTATACTATCTTGAATAATGTTATCCCCTAAAATTACTACCATAATATCATTGCCTACAAATTCTTCCGCTAAACTCAAAGCATGGGCTATCCCTTTTGCTTCTCCTACTTGTACCTTATAAGTAAATTTTACTCCCCTTTCACTTCCATCTCCTAAATACCGGATAAAATCTCCAGCATGTTCATCACCAGTTACTATCAGGATATCTTTAATCCCTGCTCCTACTAAGGTGTCTATTGGATAGTCTATCATCAACTTATCGTAAATTGGAAGCAAATGCTTGTTATGTAGTTTAGTCAATTGCCCTAATCGTGTTCCCCTACCGCCCGCAAGAACTATTCCTTTCATCTTATTCTCCCCCTACTACTGGATTGCAACAAACTTCCAGCATACCCAAACCCAAACCAGTACCCCCGATAATCCCGCTAGTGGATAAGAGACAATAGAAAATAGGATAAACCACGTATTGCTTAAAGCTTCCTCTTTTAGAGCAAATTTTATACCGCAAATTCTTAACCCAATTGCCCAAAACCAAATTGCTCCGCCTACATACAAAAACCAGTTCATTTTATCCTCCCTTCTTTCTTATATTCCTCAATCCCGGCAATTACAGTTTTTGTAAAATTCAACTGTACTCCTTGTTTGGCCCAAACTTTGTAGATATCAGTATTATCACATCCAGGTAGTTCTTTCATAGCGTCTACTACAGCTACGACTTCTATCCTCCTTTTTAGCAATCCTTTAATGGCAAAATTTACACATACATTCGTAGCCACCCCATATACCACAACTGTTGCAGGTTTCAGTATCTTTAAAATTCTATCTGTATATGGATTACCTTTAAACACGTCAAAATCATCCTTGTAGATAACTATATTCTTAGCGTCTGGTAACATTTCAAATGCTTGCTTTTTACCGTACCAATCATCTTTCCAGTAAAAACTACAGTCAATAAAATCACGGGTAGACGGAACAAACATTGCGCCATGTGTATGCTGTAAACAATGTGGTGGAAAAGTCTCAAAGTAATCTGGTGTTAATGAAAACTCTGTTGACTCTGGCGTATGCCAATCAGCGGTGTTAACTATTGTTATGTCATTTTTAATTGTAAAGTTAGTAAGTCTCCGCAAGTTTGGTTCTATCTTTCTTGCTCCTTTTATTGGTAATGCCCCTTTAAAACTTTTGTCGTTCCTCATAAAGTCGTATTGGGTATCTACATTCCAGAATATCAGTTTTTCTTTTTTCATTTTATACTCCTATAAAAGTATTGCTCCTGGATACTGCCAATCATACCGAATATGTCCATCAGGAAAGAATATCATCTGCCTCAAGTTATCTGATTCCGGGTTCAATGTCAAAGCATCCGTTAAGCAGACATTCTGTCCCCAGACATCATAAACTATACCACTTTCAAGAGTCATAAGTTTAGTTCCAGTTGTATCTAAAAATTCTTTTATATTTCCCATTTCCCAAGGTGTCAATTGGTGTTCTTTTACCCATTTAAAAACTTCTCTGTTGTCAGAACTCAACGGACAACATAACTTTCGTATGCTTAGTTGCTCTACTTTGTTCTGTCGTGCATAGGTTATCAGATTCCCAACCTCGTCTGCGGTATCAACGTAGTCTTTTATCATAGTACAACTTAACCTTACAGAAAGTTTATGCTCGTGCAAATTTTTTACTAGTTCATCTAACTTAGGATATCTATAGGATTGAAATATCTCTTCATTCCTATTTTCTTTATAATGAACAACTGATACTGAAATTAATGTTACTCCTAAATCATACCATTCTCTCAGATAAGCATTGTATTTTTCGGGTTCATCGCCTAACACTATCCCGTTTGTCTGTAATTCTATTAACGGAAACTCAAATTTAGATAAATGACGCAAAACATCTGTTAACTGTTCGGGATATAAAGTAGGTTCCCCTTTACCAGTTATCAATACTGTTGTTACACCCCTAATTTTTGCCAATTGGCACGCTTTCCTCAAATTACGCCAATTCATACCAGGGGTATAATCAATGCCATTTGTTGGTGTCATCTTAGACACACAGTATGGACACATTGCGTTACAAGTGGTTGTTCCTGTTACTATACTAAAAGTTTGTATTTTCATTTTTCTTTAACATCTTCGCCCATAAACAAGGTAGAACCATCTAAGTTATCCATACTAGCATTATCAACCTTTTCCTGTATGGGAAGGTTGGGAGTCTCATAAATGTGCCCTAATACCTTACTTTCTGTCCTACTATTCGGGCAATTTATATCCCCATTAAAAGGCAAAAATCCACTCCTTATATCATCCCAGCGAACAATACTACAACCATATCGATGGTCCACAATATCGCCTTCATATATTTCTTTGCCATTTTTATCATACAATCCGGTAAATTGCATAACTTCGCATCGTTCTGTCCATTCATCACCACAGTCTAAGGGCATAGCATCGCAAATTAAGTCTTTATCATGTTTCCAACTATACATTTTTCTATCTTCCATATCCCAAGCCCTAAACTTAATTATTCTCATTTTACCTCTACCAACCCTTCTGATGCTGTTTCTCCTCTACCTACTTTTGAAAAAGGTACCCACCTATTTTCTTTTTCACTAAAATATGCAACTATATCTGACGTTGCCATTACTGGTGAACCTACACTACCCGTTCCTATAATATCAAACATTGGTATACCATATTTATCCCGGAATAGTTTATCAGCCTCTATAAATACTTTGATTTTCTTCGCATTGAATCCCGATGATACTACCACTTTTACTTTACCAAATCCGTTATCTATCAACGCTTTCTTTAGTCTCCATACCCCATCTATTGACACCCCTTTTATACCTCTATATTCAGGACCTAGTAATTCCATATCTATATCACTACCATAGCCTTCTACATAGTTCTCACCGCAAGTATCTATTCTTACCCCATACAAATTTTTCACTTCTCTTGCTACTTCTATACTATCACTTATCTCCTTATTAAATGTATCTATTAAAACTATTCGTTCTACCTTTCTATCTACAAAGCCATCAAATATTTTTCCAGCTACTACAGTAGGATTAGATTCTAGTTTATTTCCAAACGCGCCTTCTTTCTCCTTTAAATGTATTGCAACAGCCAGTATCAGTGCATGTGGCATTGTCCCCATTCCTTCATTGCCCCAAACCTTAGCGCCTACATCAGTTGAACACCCAGCAAATCCCGCGTCCTTGCAAATCTGTGATATCGATACATCTAAATTATAATGAAAATGTCGTGCCCCCATATACAATACTGGTTTGCCTTCGGCAGCTTTTACCATTTCTATAGCGTCTTTTCTTACAGCTCTTAAATCCACATTACCCGTAAATCCATTTGAGATTATACCAAGATATATTGTTTCTAAATCTATTTTATCTTGGACTCTTCCCTCTAGGGTCATTACGGATTCGCACGGGGATGTACACCAACTACCATCTAACAATGCAAATATTTTAACTTTGTTTCCAACTACGCCCTTTATAAAATCTACCGCCTCCTCTATACAACCATAATCCATGGGGCCGCCCTCTCTTACAAATACCTGGTATCTAACTAAAGGATTTATATTACATTTCTCCAGTATTTCTTTGCTTCTCAGAAAGTATTTATCAGTATAGTCTTTGTAATTCATGTTTTTGTCCTTTCTACTTTAATTATACTACGTTTTTAACTAAAAAGGGAGCATTACGCCGTCTTTCTTGTAGTAATAGCAACTTCCACTTACAGTCCAATCACAATTAGTTGGAGGATTAAACTTTCCAAAAAACCTGTCCATCCCTTTCCGGTAATCTTCGCCACTACCTTTCCAGCCATCTATTGTCCTTGCTCCAAAATGGTATACCCAAACTTTACTAGTTGTCAAAACTTTCCAACCATTCTGCCTTACCCTTTTTACAAAGTCACAATCCCCCCAGTATGCAAAATAATCCCTATCAAATACTCCAGGGTATTTTTCCGTTCCTTTTTCCTTTTCCTTTAAATCGTTTAGCATTTCTTTTTTCAGCATAAAACAGCAACCGTGTATTCCAACGGCTGTTTTATCTTCACTTTTTGTCAACCAGTCTCCAGTATCATGTGGATAAAATGCCTGGGGTCCTACCAATCCTAGTTCCCTATCAAATTCAATAACCCCTAACAGCTCTTTGTCCCAATTAGGCCTAAATTGAATATCGTTATTGCAAATTAAAATCCTATTGTACTTTGCTGTTTGTAAGCCTTGATTAAATGCTACAAATATCCCTTCATTTTTTCTATTTTTTAATACCACTACATCCTTCATTTTAGTTTCTTTGTCTTCTTGGTATCTGTAAGCCAAATTTTCTAAAAAATTTGGCGTCTCATCTATACTGCCATTGTCTATGAAAATCAATTCAAAAGGAACGGTTATTGTTTCCTCTAAACTTTTTACAAACCCTTTTGTGTACTCAACTTGATTGAAAACTGGAACAATAACACTTAACATCTTTCCTCCTCCATTTAACATAGCAGGACCCTATGAAGAACCCCTGTAGGAACCACAAGACCCTGCTTACTCTACTACCCTAACCTCTACAGGAGCTGTATCCGCAGTCTAAACAAGTAGAGTTATCCAGGGATATTTGCCCATTACATTCAGGGCATCTATTTTTTAAATTTAGTAATTCTATCTTTCCCATTTCTTTTAACTCTTCTTTTTCTCGTCTAAATGGAATTAGGTTACCAATTACTAACAAAGAAGTCAACCGTTCCATTGTAATCCAAGTTTTATTCTTTGAAAATGGATCAACTAACATATAGTTTACAATGTCGCCTCTTCTAACAGCATCCACAAAGGTGTCCTCTAGAATTACTCCTAATAAAAGGTTTTGAAACTTCGTAGTTAAAAAGTTTTCAATCTCCGGGTGGTTAACAGATAAAATACAATAAACCTTACCTTCCCCCATAACAGGCGCTATCCCAGTATCATAAACACTAATAAAACTAACTACCCCACTTGTTACTCCTACTGTATCTGTTTTGCATCCTTTAGAACGAAGATTAGAAAAGTCAACCAAAATAAACTTCTCTCCCTTCTTTAGTTCTTCTACTACTACCTGTAAAGTTTCAAAGATACTTTTTAATGTGTCTTCAACTTTTAGTATTTTCATATACATCCTCGTAGTGTTTTACTATGTTTTTCCAACTATATTTTTCTTGTGTTCTTTCTAAACCATACTGTAAGCTTTCATCATCTATATCCATATTGTCAATTGTATTATCATCTATAAGTCTTAACCAAGCCTCTAATTCTTGTTCTCTATTAGTCCAGTTTACTCCAAACATTCGATGCTCGCAATTAATACCTAACAAAGTATCGTTAAACCAATTTGTAGCACTTACTATAATTGGTCTTCCGGTTCCTAAAGCAACTCTTAGTGCGCTACTACTAACCTCTGCATTAGTAGGTGGATAAATCAACGCTATTACATCTCCTTCTTGTAACCAGTTCATCAACTCTTTTATTGGTACCCATTTATCCTGAGAGTTATGAAACCTAAATGTCCAACCCAATCTATCACATACCTTCTTACATGTTTCATTATCATTTCTACCCATACCAAAACTGCTCAATACTTTATTCCTCGATAAAGGTTTGTAATCAATCTCTGGTATTCCTATTGGCATTGTTGCATTTTTCTCATTCTTTTTAAATTCACAACCATGTTTAATTATTACATCAAATTTACCCCAATCTATATTTGGGCTAATACAGGAATCATGTTGCGTAACAACTAACCTTACTCCCTTTCCTTTTAAGAGGGAAAGGAGTTTATCAAATCCCTGCTTATCTGGATACAAATAATCTTGATATTGAATATGAAAAACATCTGGTTTACCTAAAAGGAAATCGTCAGATATAAGATACTTTATTTTCTCAACATCTATTGATTGTTCTTCTTTTGGATGAAAGCCTGTTCCAAAACAATCAAAATAGGTACCAGTATTAGGTTGGTACCCCGTAGACCATCCGGGCTTTTCAAGATCCCTTTTTCCATAAGGCCTGTTCCCAAACACAATAACCTGATGCCCATTAGCATTTAAAACATCTACCAATTGTTCGGTGTAACCAAACACACCACAATGTTGTCCCCAAGTTGACATCATTCCTATGTTCATTTTATACCTACTCCTATCATTTCAATCCATCCAAGGCACTTTTTTCTGCAATTCTTCTAAATTTTTGCAAATTGGTATTCTAAGTTTCTTGGCTCTTCTTACTTCATTCTTGGTACCGGGAGAGTTTTCCCACCCAGACAAAAGTAATAAGGCATCTGATACTTCTACCCAAGCAAGACTATACTTATAATAGTCTTCAATTTCTAATTTCTCTCCTTCTCGTAGCATTAAAGTAAAATGGTAATCCAACCAAGGACAAAAAGGAGCATATCCGACAAGAAATACTTCTGTTGCAACCCTCATTCCTATTCGCATGTTGTCTAAAACTTCTATAACATTGGCCATTTCCCCATCTTTGTTTCTACTATATAATCCCGCAACATATACTCGTTTCATATCTGCTCCCCATTATCGTTATCAAAAGTGGTTTGTTTGTCTATAAACTCATCTTCTGTATCTTCTTCTATTTCTATATTGCACTGGTAACATTTCCATACCGGTGGGCTATAATCCCCTTTCCTTAACATTTCTCTTCCACAATCATCACAAAACATTTGTTAGTTCCCTCCATTCCAATCTTTTACTATTTCTACCCCATTACTGCTTCCTATCCTACTTACCCCTAGATCTAAAAAGGTATTTACTTGTTCCACTGTCTTTATTCCGCCAGCTACTTTTATTGGTATGGTACAGTTCTTTTTTATTACCTCTACATCATTTGGGGCTACGCCACGTAATCCAAAACCAGTATTGGCTTTTACCATATTAACACCTGCTTGTTCAACTAACTTAGCAGCAATTCCTATTTCTGTATCTGTTAAATATGATGTTTCTATTATCCCTTTCACAAATACTCGGGCATTCCATTTCTTTATTTCCTTCATTACCTCTACACAAGCATCATATTTTTTATCCTTAAATAAGGAAATATTCAAGGGTATATCCACTTCATCTACGTTTAATGGTATATCTACAAGAAAATTTGGATAGAATGCTATACCCCCGCTAAATGGGAAATCTAAAACTGTGCAAATCCTAAAATTCCCTTTCGCCTTCTCTTTATATTCTACTACATCCAATACCCTATACGGAGGAATGCAAACAGCATAAAAACCATATTCTTTAGCGTCTTCACACAATTTCTTTATGTCTTCTTTTGTATGATCGGGTCTTAATAGAGTTAAGTCTATCTTTTGGGCTAATTCTTGTTTAGTCATATCTTCCCGCCGACCCCATCAGGAATGTTTTGTGGTAATTCTTCAGTTTTGGGTTCTGTCAGAAAGTCGTGCCTTTTTTGGAAAACTTCTTTAAATGTAGGAGCCGAAAACCATTTCTCTCCGTCTATATAAATATCGCAATCTGTCCCAGTAGTCTTATCTGTATTCTGAAAACTTTTAAACCCAAATGTAAGATGATAATACTTACCTTTTGCTAACCGCTTTAGCTTCTTTCTCGCTTCTTCAAACTGCATTTTAGCACTCCTTTCTTCCTTGGTAACAAACTTTTTAAAAATTCTAATTCTTTTTTAGCTAGTAATAAACAAGTTTTACAACCCTTAACTACACTATAAGGAAATCTATTTAAATGAATTGTACAATAATGAAACTCCCAATCCTCATAAGGAGTACCCCGGCATGAAGCCTTAGTACTTTTTTTAGAAACCGGACATCCATTACATAGCTTATTTCCTATACCGGTATTATAAAACATCCTGCATAAGGGACAATTTTTAATACCAAAATCCAACCCTGTTCTTCCTACAATATGTGTCCATTTCTTGATACTACCCTTTAACGCCTGTTCAGTTAGCTTGGTCATTGTTCAGTTCCTTCCACGCTTTTTTACATTTCCATTTTATCATACATTCTTCACAACCATCACCTTTAGGAGGAGTCTTTCCAGCTTTTTTCCAATTCTTTCCGTATGACTCACATACCTGTTTCCTGTAATATTCTTCTTGCGTCATACCCTTACGCCTTTCCACTATTATTATACTACAATTTTACCTTTTCTACACAAATTATTTTTTATAATCCTGTTCGCCTATGAATTAGATCTCCCACTGTTTCTGGAGTTAGGGGTGGGTATGGCGAGTCGGATTTTTGTTCCGTTCATCATCTCCTCCTATACTGGGGGATCATACGTCCCCCATTTCTTAAAGTAGTATGCAGCGTTACGTCTATGGGCATCACCGTGGTCTCGTTTACTTCTTGTCCCCATCCCATCATGCCAAACAACTGACGTTGGCGTTATCATACACTTGTAACCAAGATTGATTGACCGCCTTAGAAAATCCCAATCCTCATAGGTTAATTCAAAATAACACTCGTCAAAATAGTAACCGTCTGTTGCCTTTAAATCTTCTAGTAACTTCCGAGTCCATAAACACGGTAGTTCATTCCCTGCCCTTTCTTCTTTTACACCATCTCTTAAATTTGACGATGCTACTCTACCTACATCTGGGTGGGTTTTCAAATACTCCACTAAATTGCCCAGCCATTTTGGATCTGTTACTTTCATATCTGAATGCCACCAACCTATATAGTCAATAGGTTTACGCCCACTATTCAACTTAAAAACAGGAGCAGGAGGCGGTAACAAACACTCAGATATACCTTGATTCAAAGCTTGCGGTAAAGAAATGTACTCATCGTGCTCCAATACAGTACAACTTTGCATTGGTCCCATCTTTAAAACAGTATCCAAATTCCAACTTCGAAAAAAGTTTTTGCTTCCATCCGTAGAATTGCAATCTACTACCACTAAATCAAAAGGGTATTCTGTAGTCCATAGACTATCAAGATACTTTTCTAGTAATTCTTTATCATTAAACGTTGTAAAGATTAGTCCTACTTTATCCATTTTTCCAGTCTTCCCCCTTATTGTAATCGTCTATCTGCTTTATTGTTTCATCCATAAACTTTTCTGTTTTTTCTTTAAATTTTAAATCCCTTTCTCTGGGGGTATGCCTCCATAGAAGGTGCCGTAATAAACATTCTGTTTCCATGTTTATGGGATCTTCTATACAAACTAGTCTATCTTTTTCTTTTACAAAAGAAATACACTCAGCACATTTTTTCATTTATTGTTCCTATCCCTTCATACCTAAGCCATGCTTCCTGCTTACAAATAGGACAATATAACCGCCAAAGATTAGACTGGTCTTGTTCCATAGGCCAACCGCAATTTTCACATTCTATTTCACTATCATCTTCCATACGTTTATCCCAACACGTTTGACAAAACCCAGCGTACTTGTCTCCGCCCCATCTATTCTCATCAGTCAATTTTACATGGCAATCTTCACAAAATTTCCATATCTTATTCATCTTCCACCTTCTCCCTCTAAATGATTGTCTATACCAGTCATTAACAAACTTTCTTGATGCTTTTCATAGTCCTCTTCTACCCCGGTTCCTTCATACTTTTCCCGTACTATTCTTATTCTCTCTTTATCGTGTTTACTACCGCATAAATTAAAATAGTCCATTACCTCACATAAAAGACGTTCTGAGGCATATAGTTCATCTGTATCACCATCTTCTATAACCATAGTTAAAACAATATCCGAATCCCCAAACTTACCTCTTAAGTTGTATCCGTTACTTACTCTTTCTATTTCTAGTTTCCATACGTTTTCTTCCATTGTTATCCTCCTTAGTTACTATCTCCTTTAGCTTTACTGTTCCGGCATATTCTAACATTTTTATAAGTATTTTGTAAACTGATAGTTTGCTTTTTGCTAATTTATCCATTTTCTTGTTGTAGTCTTCTATTGATATTTCTTTTTGTTTAGGTTTCACTGCCAAAATACTCCCTAATAGCGCAATCTAGTACATCTAAAGTAGTATCCTCGTGAATTCCCAGCCAACTAGCACAAACATGGTCAGAATAAGCTTCCCATAGTTCCTCCGCCTGTTTTAAAGTGCAGTCATACCCTAAATCTACAGCCCGTTTACAAATTGTCTTGCAGTCATCAGGATATCGCACTGGTTTCATTTTCTTACCCTTTTATTACTGCTAAAGGCTGGAGTTCGGTTACTATTTCCACCAAGTCCTTCTGGTTTTCCATTACGTCATCTATGTTTTTGTATGCCCCAGAAGCCTCATCCAAGTCTTGCTGATGCCGTATTCCATGAACTATACCTTGGCTATCAAGTTTTTCTATTTCTTCCTGTAAAACTAATGTTGCACACGCCTTACTTCTGCTCATCTTTCTTCCAGCCCCATGAGAGCAACTCATAAAACTATCAGGATTTCCTTTCCCCCAAACAATGTAACTTTTACTACCTTGTGAGCCAGGAATGATTCCTACTGTTCCTTCCCTTGCTAACGTTGCACCTTTCCGGTGAACAATCACATCTTCTTTAAAATGATGTTCCCACGCAGCGTAGTTGTGGGCTATGTTTATCATTAACTCAAGATCTTCGGCTCCTCCATAACAATAGTCACTTTTGTCTTCAAATATTGCTTTATCGGTAATACCTGTTTCAAAACAATGTATAATTTTTTGCAGCATCAACTTCCTATTAGCTAATGCAAAATCTACACAATATCGCATCTCTCGCATATAGCCTTTTGCTTCTGTAGTTTCAATAGGAAGAAATGCCAAATCCCATTCTTGGGGTATTTGGCTATACCACCGTTCGTTCAAGTCTTTTGCTATTTTGTTATAGTGGTCCGCCACCTTTTTACCAAGATTTCTACTGCCGGAATGAATCATAATCCAAACAAAACCTTCTTGATCTTTCTGTACTTCAATAAAGTGGTTGCCCCCGCCTAAAGTTCCCAACTGGTGAAGTACTGATTGATACTCCCTACTAACTACTGGATATATCCCAGGATAATCCCATACCCAATCACATTCCCCTTTTGGCATTAAGCTGTCATCTTGTTTTTCTTTTTGGTGATCTTTACCTACTGGAATAACTTCTCGTATCTTGCCCATTATTTTCTTCAGCGTTTCTTTATCGAGTTGCTCTGCTCTTAAAGATGTCTTTACTGCACACATACCACACCCAATATCAACTCCAACAGCATTCGGCAATACTACGCCTTTCGTTGCAAGAACTCCACCGATAGGCATACCATACCCAGAATGGCAATCCGGCATAATTGCTACATGATGAAACGCAAATGGAAGATCAGCCAAATTATTTATCTGCTTTAGTGCCGAATCTTCTACATCGTCTAACCACATCTTAACATGTACTCTACCTTCGTTTAGAAATTTCATCTTTCCCCCTTTCTCCACTGTTTTATTTCTTCCTCTATGTAATCCATAGTATCTGTATCTACAACAGCTGTAGGTATACCGGAAATATGAAAAGTAAAAAATGAGTAGTAATGACCCCTATCCTTCATTAAAAAATTAATATACCTATCACCCCCAGTATAACTGGTTACACCAACATATTCAATATTTGAATCATCTATTTCTATTGGGTCTAAAATTCCACCTTCTAAATATCTACCTTTGATTATCATTTTTGCCCCCTAATCCCATAAACTCTCAAAATGGTTTACCAGTAACTGTTTACCTTCTTCTATTTCTACCATTATTTTTTTATCGTCCCATAAATCAAGATTTTCTTCGCTATCTATCATATTTTTAAATCCGGTACTTATTTTACCCAGAATATTATCCCATTCTTCTACTGTTAAATCTTCCGGGCAACTATTTTTTTCTTCCTTTAACTGGTTTACACCATTACTTATTATCCAAGCTAAGTACCATTGGAAATTCCAAATATCTCTATCGCTATACCCCCGTCTCCCCCGCTGTATAAACCACAATATCTCACTAGGAACCATTCCTATACTTTGAAATAGTCTATACACCCAGTAATGTATCTCTTTATACCAGCACCTATCCTTTTCTAATTCTTCCAGCATTTCTTCTACGCTTTTGTAAATTCTAACTTCGTTCTTATCCGCCATTTCTTTATCCAATAGTTACTTCCCTTCCCCAATTACTACTATTTCTCCAATATTTTCTTTCTTCTCAACCCAAACTTCTGCGTTCCATAATACCCCCACAAACCCTTTTACTATTTGTTCCCTTGCTGTATTTGGATCAAACTCGTCCTTAAAGTATTTCCTAATATATTTGTAAAGTTGTGGACTTAGAATTATCTTATCTACCGGTATACTTTCGTCTTCTAATTTTGTAAAAGCATCTGCTAAAACTTCCCTTACCCTTATTGCACCAAACTTATCTGTTACTATTTCTTTTACGTAGTTCAACAACTCGTCCAATGTTACATTTTCTATCTTCTTCTCCAGTTCATCCATTTTTACTTCTATTTTCTTTTCCATTTCGTTACCTCCTTTACCCATTCCCTACTTCTCTTATATCATTCTCTACCATTTCTTTTACCAAATCATCAAATGAAATTTTAGGAATCCAACCTAATTCTTTTTTTGCTTTTGTTGCATCACCCAACAGCAGATTTACGTCTGCCGGCCTGTAAAAATCTGGCGATACCCTTACTAATACCCATCCTGTTGCGGAGTCTCTTCCCAATTCATCGGCCCCCCACCCTTCCCAATCTATTTTCTTTTCGTCTACTGCAAACGCTTTTTCTACAAACTCTCTTACTGTATGCGTTTCACCCGTTGCTATTACGAAGTCTTCGGGTTTGTCTTGTTGCAACATCAAATACATTGCTTCAACATAATCTTTTGCGCTACCCCAGTCCCTTTTAGCATCTAAGTTACCTAATACTAAAACGTCCCGTTTACCATAATGAATTTCTGCTACAGTTCTTGTTATTTTTCTTGTTACAAACTCGAATCCCCTTCGAGGGGATTCATGGTTAAAAAGTATTCCCGAACAAGCAAACATATTATAGCTTTCTCTATAGTTTACTGTCATCCAATATGCGTAAAGTTTTGCTATTCCATAAGGGCTTTTAGGATAAAATGGCGTCCTCTCATTCTGTGGTATTGCTTGAACCAAACCAAACATTTCACTTGACGCAGCGTTATAAAATTTTGCATCCATCTTCTCTTTATGTAAAGCTACTAGCATTCTAAGTGTTCCTAAACCTGTTACGTTACTTGTATGCTCTGGTTCCTTCCAAGAATCCTGGACAAAACTTTGACTTCCCAGATGATACACCTCATCCGGTTTAGAAGTTCTTATTGCAACTATTAAAGATCCCTGATCTGTTAAATCGCCTTCTATCAAATCTATTTTATCCAGTATTGAATGAATTCGTTTAAAATTACTGGGCGTTGTACTGTTTCGTCTTACTAATCCATAAACCTTGTAACCTTTTTCTAAGAGCAACTCTGCTAAGTAAGACCCATCCTGACCTGTTATACCAGTTATTAAAGCTCGTTTCATATAGTTTTTCTCCTTTTTCCCCTACCTTCCAGTAACTGTCCTATTGGGCCACAACAACCTTTTTCTTCCTCCCTACATTTTGCAAATCCTTTACGGGTAATCCAACACTCCTTTGCATCAAGGCAATTTGGATGTTCTTCCAAACACATTAAGTATTCCCCTAACTCTACTCCTTTATACAAAGGCTCATCTATATCTACTCCTTTTCCTTCTTGATGAAGACTACAATACTTTTTTAGTGTTTCTGCAACTATATTTAGTTGCCCTAACCTTAGTCTTATAATCAAGTCGCAAGCGTCTCTTATTGCCACCCCTATTTCTGGAGTCAAATATTCTTCTATTTTTTCTTGTAATGGACTCCATTTTCTTCGAGTTCTGATTTCACCGTTGGGCAAAGTAATAATTTCTTTTTCTTCTTTACTTTCTAATATATTCTCTAATTCTTTAACTGTTGGTTGTCTTCTTTTCATTTTTATTTCCTTCATGCTTCCTCCTTTGTTATTTCTAATAAATATTTCCCTATCTCCCGCGCCTTTTCTTTCCTAAATACTATTTCATCATTAAACAATTTCCGTTTTGTTACCATATGCCAGCACCATCTAAAAATTTCAGGCCAGGATAACCTATTATCTTGGTGCCCATAACAAAACAGGGCAAAATAAACATCGTTGGTTTCATCATCATAAGAAATTTGTAAAAGTTCTGTTCCACAATCACATAAAAAATGTTTCTCTGTTTCCATTAAACCGCCCCTATCCAGTTTTTACCATCCCATATTTTTTTATATTTTTCTTGCATCATAAATCCTAACCAGAGTTGTTCCAGGGACATTTCTTTTTTATGTGCTATGCTTATCTGTTGCCACCACATAGTAAAATCAAGATTCATATCGTAAACGCAATCATAATTATCCTTTACCATTTCCTGCAACTGGTCTTGACGAGGCAGCCATATAAAGTTTAGTCCAGATTCTTTATCTAAATATGAATAGAAAAAATCATTATCAGCAAACTTAGTAAAAGGAATAGGTAAATTGTTAACCCCAGTATCTTCTATAAACCAAGGACCTTTAATACCCTCGTCCTGATACATAACTCTGTCTTCATCATAAAAAACAATGGTTTTCCCTTTTTCCTTAATAAAGAAAACATACTCTTTTGGGAGAACTTTCTTATCAAAGAAGGGTGTCTGGATCTCTCCCGCCTTCTCACACATCTCTATATATTCTTTACTTGTATCCATTAAAACTTATCCTTTTCTAACTCCAAAAATTCTTCTTGGACCCACGTTGCATTTTCTACATTATCTATCGCAACGTAGCCCTTTATTTTTCTTTTCCACTTTACGCGGTATATATTATGTTCAGATTTATCTAAATCAATAAAGGAATCAATTTTTATAACCGTTCCAGTATCACTAACCATTAATTTATTATTTCCAGGGCACAAATGGGTCCAGTTTGGTCTAGACCGCAACGCCTCATCAAATGTATACACCTTTGGTACAATTACCGCATCATTTACTTTAAATTTTGGTTCCATTAAAATTTATCCTTCCCTTCTTTCTTCAACTGGTAAATATGCTCTCGTATTACTTCTGGATGTGCCCCGTCAAACTTTACCCGGGCAGATCGTCTATGTTCAAGTATTTTGTCTTCGCTACCACATTCTATCATTAACTGCTTGTTTGCATCAGGTTTTCCTTCCAGTTGGGCATAGTGTTCCCATTTTACATAAGTTTCGTTTTGCGGTCTTACATACGAGTAATGCGCAAACTTATACCCAGAATCAAGTATTATTCCTTTCTGCCATTTATTTGATGTTGACGATAAAACTCCCTGTTCCATAACTCCCCCACACTGACATTTGATTTCATAAGGTGAAGTTGTTATACTATACCCTTTTACTTCTTCTCCGCCACATTTAGGACATCTAAACCAGTAGTCCGAATAAAACTGCTCGTGAACAGCTCCCATATACCGGCTACTTTTATCTACCTGTAGCAAATCTACTTTTGGAAATATGGATTCAAGATTATCGTAATCTAACATAAAATGATAAAAATATACGCGTATTCCTACTACATTTTCCTGACCTATAAATCTTTTTACTACCAAAGCATTTTTGTAATGGACTTCATCGCAATCTAACCGCCAAATCCATTCTGTATTTGACGCCATCAACGCCGCATTTCTTACTTCTGAAAAATTGGTAAACGGAAAATGGCATATCTTTACTGGTACCGGACATACTTTTGCAAACTTATACACTAATTCCATATTTGGATTGTTCTCAGACCCGGTATTTACTATTACATAACCATCCACCACATTTGCAAGACTAATTAGAGCATAGTAAATGTATGGTTCTGGGTTCTTCTCTCCTACTATTACATTAGCTGTTATTTTCATGTAGTCTCCTTCTACCTACTTATTAATAAAACCTTATCTGCACTTTCCATGTCTACACCATGTGGGCCATCCCACCAGTTGTTCTTGGGATTAACATTCCTATTAATTCCAACTATCCCAATCTGATCCTTCTTAACATCGCAAAGTCCGCCTTCAAACCCATTAACGCAAACATCCAGTTCCTGATCATAGGTTGATAGTATCTTAATTAAATTTTTAATTTTCATCTATTCCCCTTTCTATTACCTTCTTCAGACTTGACTTATAATCTTCCGAGAGTCCTGGGTATTCTAAAAACATTGATAGTTTTAGTAGTTCTGGATGCCCTTCAATATGGTGTTTCTTTAGTGCTTCGCACAATTCCCTTTTAGTCGCTGGAATATCCATAATACTTATTTCCCTACCATTGTCCATCGTTTATCTTTAGGTAAATCTTCATTTCTCTACCTCCCCCGCCTTCTAAAAGTGTTCTCAACCAACTTAAAATAATCTTGTAACAAGTGCTCCAGATAACTTACCTGCCCCAAAACGCGCGTTTCGAAACCATTAATCTCCTGCCATTTTGTCAAAGGAACTTTATAATCTATGCCATCGTTATTCTCACGCGTACTCCTCAAAACATCTAAGACATCCTGGTGAAGTTGCTCTTCTTTTGTCTTAATCCTTAGCATCTTTCTGATAACATCCAAAAACGTTGTAGTCTTCTTCTCACCCCCATAAAATGATTTAAGTCTCTTTTTCAACACAGCACGAATTGGATCATTAAGACAATCTCCATTAGGAACACATTTCTGTCTAACGAGTTCTGCCATGATAATGTCAACTTCCTTATCATAGTAATCACCAAAATCTTTAGTAATATCAGAAAGTTTTGGATCAATATCCGCATCCTTAACTGTTCGTTCAAATGGTCTCAATGTTGCTATTGCTTTTTTCTTCTTCATTTTTCTACCCCCTTATTTACCAACCCCTCATAATACCTCTTATGTTGCATAGCAGACTTGCTCCAACTATTCTCTGTTCGCCATTTGGTTATTCCGCCTACCATCATTTCTTTATGGATCTTAATTATTCCTAGTACATTTTCTATAACCTCTTTATCTAATTTTCCTTTAAATTTCATTACGGCGTCAACATCATCAAAAAAACAAGTATCCGACACAAGTATTGGCGCGTTAGCGCACATAACAGTTTTAAGACTCGCTGAGGTTGCAATACCCCCATATTCTTGATATGGTAACACTATCAAATCTGACATAGACAACAGTTCTACTACCTGTTGTTCGGGTATAAATTTCTCTACCCATAAAATGTTTTTCAACTGTTCCGTCAATGCCTTACATTGAATAAAGTATCCAGTATCCTGACTCGGTTTACTAGACACTATCAAGAACTGGTATCCGGGAAACTCTTTTGACAACAAAACTAATTCTTTTATCCCTTTATGGAAATATCCCATGCCAAACGTTGCAATGATAGGCACTTCTGGTAATCCCAACATCTTTCTGTTTACGCCTTCTCTTGGCTGTATATTTGGGCATCCCATAGTAACTATTTCTACCTTTACTTTATTCATTAGTTTTGTTACTTCTTCTTTTTGCCGGTTACTGTGCACCAACACTAAATCTGATAACTCGTTTATAACCCAGTTATGGTCTTTAGCGTTTAGATGAACTGTGTGCATTGTTACAACACTTTTCTTACCCAGCCGATTTACTCCTTTTAAAAGTATCTCTAACCGTTTAGGAGAATAAAACTGGTACTCTAATTGAAAATGTACTACATCTAACCCTTCTTTGTAAATGCAGTGCATATAGTCAAACACACCTTCACCTAAAATAGTTATTTCCAATTCTTCCAATTTCTGGAGTTCCGAAAGTAGGTTATTCGTGTAGGCCGCTATACCACACTGTTTACCGTATGTTGGTATTACCATTCCTAGTTTAGTCATTTTTCATCATCCAACACCTTAGTCAACGCATTTAACTGTGCTATGTATAAATCATTGCTAAGGTTTCGTGATTCATAATAATTGTCAAATTGTCTTTTCTCTATTCTCTAGATACTTTGCATACATAAAAAATACTACAGCCAACACAAAGAATCAATCCAAAACATATTCTTACTCCTTAAAAGAAAGACTCTACCTCTTCTATTACTTCTACCTCTTTACATCTAACTTTAGTAGGATATTCAGGATTATTTACAGTCTTGCAATCTTTTCTCTTTACCCTACATTTTAAAACTTTACCTTCATTAAATGCCAAAGCAGATAAAGGAGAATCAGCTAAATGCAACCCCTTGCCACATTCTTCTTCGTAATCAGGATCCCAATCAGGGCAACCAACTACTTTACCCACTTCATATTTGATCTTCCCAGAATAAAAGTCTGTATAATCATTCTTAACAGACTTATACAGTATAAGAAAATCTCCTTCTTCTTGTATTTCGTATCTATCAATAAACTTCTGTAAAGAGAAAGCAGATTCTACACATTTCTTAGTAGTTACTATCCTTACTGATTTAGACTTTTTCAAAATCTTGGGTTTTTCATAGCAAATTACAATAGCATTACCCAAAAGATTCTTCAAAGTTACCGAAGAAGAATATACGTTAAGCAACCCGTTCTCATAAACAGTCCCTATTTGAGCGTTCCCAGAAACAGTCCTTATTTGAGCGTTCCCAGAAACAGTCCTTATTTGAGCGTTCTCATAAACAGTCCCTATTTGAGCGTTCTCATAAACAGTCCTTATTTGAGCGTTCTCATAAACAGTCCCTATTTGAGCGTTCCCAGAAACAGTCCCTATTTGAGCGTTCCCAGAAACATGTATCAAACACTTACCATTATCTCTAATATTTATTTCTTCTTTGGTATCCTTAATAATAACCAATCCTTCCCAGTTAGAGCCTATTACAGCATCTAACTCTTTCTGTGTAGAAATATATTTCTTTTCCATTTCCTTACTCCTTTCTATATTATACTATTTTTATCTTCTACTTTTAAGAAATCTTCTCCCCCAACCAAAACCTTTCCACAAATCTGACATTTTTGGTAAATAAATACTACCAGACGAATCTGTTGTATAGCTATCCCCAAACCATTTGGAATCCTTATGTTCTTCTTGCATATGCTTACCTAATATATCTAATCCAAACATAACCTTTATCCTTTCTACTACTATTATACTACGTTTTCTATGATTTTGCTTACTTTTTTTGCACTATTTTCCCAAGTATACCCTTTTACCTTTTCGTGTAGTCCTTGTTTTCCTTTTCCTTTCTCTAAAGCCAGTTTTAGCTTTTCTTTTCCATCTTCAAAGTTAGGTATACACCAATTACCTTTCTCATATAATCTTTGCAATCCTCCGCCTTGTGTAGCCGGTTCTTTTCGGTCTGCCTCTATTAAAAAACAGTCTTCTGAATCTGTAGTCCATTCCGTATATCCAGAATGGTTAGGCACAATAATGACTTTTCCTAATGCTGCCATTTCATGGGCAGGTAAATCCCATCCCTCGGCATAACTCATCGACAAATAGTGTGTCCCTACCGCTAGCAGTCTATCCATAACGTATACCGGGAGTATCTGTTTGTAGACATATACTGGCGGAAACTCTGCTATCCCTTCTCGTAATCCTACTTCTATTTTTACTCTTTCTATTACGTCTTCTACTTTGTTATGATGTGAATAACTAGAACACTTCAAAATCAAACAGGTATCCCCGGGTTTAACTGTTGAATAATAAAGTCGAAGTAGTCCCTCTAAATTTTTCCTGTTTGTTACTTCTAATACCGAAATAATAATGTTCTTATACTTTTCTCTCAACAATTTTTTCCCCGTTTTGTCAATTAAGTCTAATGGCACAACTTCTTGGGTAAACAAACTTCCATCTACCCCTAACGGAACGACTTTTACTCGCCATTCGTCTACACCGCTCTCTACCCAGGCCTGATACGAAAACTGTGTGGGCACTATTACCAAATCCGTTTTGTTACCAGCTTCTACCCAATTGGTAGGTATCCTGTCTATTTCGAACATCGTAAAGTTTACGTTCAAGTTTCCTTCTTGATGTTTTACTTGTTCTGGCAAACAAAAATGCAAATACGGGGCATCGCCCCTTACCGGATTACCGTTTATCATATTCTGTAACAAATTATGTGTTTGGGTATCAAGTTTAACCAAATAAAAACTCCAGTTTGCAAACGGGAATAGTTTTATTGACACCCCTAAGTTGTATAACGCTTTTGTTAATCCTCGTACACAACTATCGTATCCTGTTGGTCCTGAAACCGGGCCATATACAAATAGTTCGTTCATTCTTATCCTTTTATCTGAACTTTTACCGGTTTAAATACAAATGTCTTATAAGAATCTTTTAAAACCGAAAACTCTATTTCAAAGGTGGATCAAATCTTAATGGATTAGTAAAAACACCTTGTCATTTTAATTTCTTAACTATATCTTCCGACACTTTAGACTCCACAGTAAACACTATAGTTTTCATTTTTCCGCCTTTACCCACTCCATACGTTCAGTCCATAGCGTTCCTACTTGCCGTTCCACATATCCCTGTTTAATATATTCTTGCTTAGTTTTCTCCCTAAAGTAAGTATCTGTACACATACAAGAACCAATCCCGCAAACCAATATTGCTATTATAAGAACCCAAGCAGTATTCTCGTTCATACAGCCTCCAATTCTGGTTTAGATCCAGACAAAATTGCATTACCGCAGGTAATTCTACCCATATCTTCTTCATGCGAAGCTATAAACACCAAAACATCGTATCCCTCATTCTTTAAGTTTTCCTCGTGCTTTTTATAGGGGTAGTAGGCCGTATAATCTCCTTCAGTCCGTATTCCGTTCGCCTCAGCCGTTATAGTTTTGTGCATCGGCGTCAATTTAACAACATAGTCATCAGGATCAAAATACTTTTTCAGCACTCTTGGGTCTATCTGATAATCGGCAAGAGCAAAATTCAATGTAATCTTCCTGCCATTTGGGATAACTCCGTCCATGATATTTTTTATTTCCTCTAAAGAACAAGCATTACCAGAGAACATATGTTCTCGTTCTATCTCATCTGTGGAGTTTATACTAATTTGTAAACCGGCTTCTCCTTTTAGCAGTCTATTCTTTATTCTCATCCAAGTATGAATAAAAGTTTTCAACCATATGTTTCTTTTTGGCATCATAGTTGACACCACAGGGTGTATATGAAACTCCGGATCTATATGAGTCTTTAACCATTTAACAGCGTCTAGCACATTTGGATTAATGGTGGGTTCCCCCATTCTTGCAAAATGTATGTTCAGTCTTTTTGTAAAGTCAACCTCCGGATGTAACTTAATTCCTGTTAGCACTTGTTTTATTAGGTCATTAAACGTAGCATTTACTCCCGGTCCAACTTTAGGAACATCACAATAAGTACATTGCATAGAGCACCCATATTGAGTAGAAATAGTTATAACCCATTTTTCCTCTAGAGGCAACATCCTTGTATGCCTTACCTGCACTAAATCTCTAGTCAATCCCAAACAATCTGCTTTTAAGTTAATGTCTTTACCATAATCTCCTAATGACAACATTTCAAGTTTGCCCCTATCTCCCTCTACAATTAAAATATTACCAGTGGGTACTTTTATATTGTTAAGTATTTTCATACCGCCTCCAATTCTGTATCCACAAAGTCCATGTTCAATAAACTTGCATCTATCACCTGTTTCATTTTAGCATAAGAGGTATCCCAAGTCATCGTCTTTGCCCATTCATATCCTCTTTCTTGGTATCCTTTTAATAAATCTTTGTTAAACTTCCACAATGCGTACAAATATTCCATTTTAGAGATCATGTCTTCTTCATCTACTACAGCTCTCCGTACATCCCAGGGTCCCCTAACAAAAGCACCTACTTTTATTTTTAGTCCCCGCCCTTCCCCCACTAGTTCTGGTAATGATGTATAATCTGTAACAATTGGTATGCATTTACAGGCCATCGATTCTAAAAGTTGTAGCCCAAATCCTTCACCTACCGACGGATAAAGTAAGCAATCCGAGAATTTGTATATTCGCACTAAACTTTCTTCCGGTAGACTTTTCTCCATTATGTAACATTTATCGTGTAGCCCTGTTTGTTTTACTATTCTTTGTACATCGGTGTCCAGTTTTTGCACGTATGACCGTTGCGGTCTTGATGACGAATGCAACACCATAACCAAAAACACGTCTGGTTTATCTTTACTGAACTCCGCAAAGTTGTCTACTATTGCACCAATGTTCTTTTTGTTTTGGTTCATTCCTATAAAACAACATACAAACTTGCCTCCTAAAAGTATCGGGAATACCCCTGTTTCCTTATAAAGTTTTTCTGTATCAACATCGATTGATTTTTTGTATTGTTCTTTGTCGTCTTCAGGTTTAAATAGTGTAATATCTACACCAAAGGGTACTACAGCTACTGGTGCCTGTGCGTAGTTTTCTTGGATTACTTTTTTCCCGTAATCACTAGGCGTTACAAGTACTTCGCAACACCTTAAAATTGGAAACCACGCCTCATGGAATGGATCCCCATCAATCGTAAAGTATCCTATAAACTTAGTATTAGGTAACAATTGTTTTAATCCTTGTTGGTTCCCTTCTGGGTACGCAATACAAAAAAATCGCCAAATATCATGCGAAAAAACTATTGCTACTGGATTGAGTTTTTGCAATACTTGAACTAACAAATCATCCCTACCTGATGGTACCCCTATAATAGGATATGGGAACGTCATACCTTCTACCTCACAGTGGTCTAATCCTACTACTGTCAAATCATAGTCATTGTATAACCGTTTACAGAACTCTCTAGTTACTTTACTTTGCCCTACTGGCAGTAATGCAGGACTGTGACTTACCCAAGCTATTTTTGGTTTACTCATTCTTCTACTTTTTTGAATACCTCTAAATAACTAGCTTCTACTATATTCAAATACTCTCTAAATTTTAAAACATCACCATCTACATACCAATATAAAGCAGCAAGACTATGCGTAAGAATAGCGGATACATAGACTTTGGGATCTATCTTTATTTCTTTCCCGGCATTCGTAAGACACTTAAGTAAATCAGTGGTTAATTCTTGGAAGTCATCAAGGGTATTTATATCTCTTTCAACATGAATTATTGATTTCATATTTTCTTTCTCTGTTTATCCCAATCTGCTAATGCGATATTCGCACTATATAGTTCATTTAGTCTATCAATTATCTCTTGTCTAGAACGTTGAGCGTGTTTTGTTTTACTAGCAAACATAACTTTAAACCATCCCGTCATAACCTTCTCAACATTGGGATACCCTTTTACGCCATCCAAATACTTTTTTATCTTATTCTCTATTCTTTTATCCATTCTATATACCTCCTTCCTGCCCTTAATAGCTTATGAAGTTGCTCCTGCGCTCGTTGCTTATTTCTATTTGCCCATACTATCTTAGCCCACTGTTTATCAAACCACAACGTTGGTTCTGTAAGGTGACATTTAAACCATGTTGTAAAAGCGTGTCTGCTATCTTTTCTATAAGGACTCACCATACATTTTATCCACATTTGGCATCCATAACCTCCAACGCCAGTATGTTCAAATTTAGAAAAAGGACATGGAGAACAAGTAAAGGACATCTTAAAAAATTCAGTGCATAACTGACATTTATATCCTAAAGCAGCCTTGATATTCCAAGATTTAGGGTCCCATCTCTCTTCTATATTTGCCTTAAATCGAATAGGTATACGTACAACAAAATCTGGTATTCTATCTGATTTCAAACGTCCTTTTGAAACAAATACTTCCAGGTCTTTAAAATATACTTTAACATTATGTATCATTTGATCCATAATGAAAGAATAGTTATCTACTCTTTTATCCATTCTATCTTACTACCTCCGTTATTGGTTACTGATATAACTTGCGGAAACCGTTCTTCTAATTCTTCTAAATGCTCAATCAGCAAAATTTTAACATTTAATTCGCTGTTCAGTTTTACCAGTAATTCTATTACTTTTTCTCTATTCTTTTGTTCCAGACAACCCAAAATCTCGTCCATTAAAATAAAGTTCATTCTGGTCTTACTTTTCATGTAACCTATATTCCAAAGCACCAACCTAAGAACAAGGGCTATCAACAATTTCTCGCCCCCTGACCACCCTTTAAACGATCTTGTTACTGGTTCTCTACCCCGGCTATCAGTTATTAAAATTGCAAACTCATCTTTGATAACAGTTTTGCCTTCTACTTTCGTATCAAAACTTACCGTTACGCCATCTAAAAGTAGGGTTAAATATTCGTTTGCCTTCTGCTCCATTATCGGTATCAAACTTTCAATCAGAATATTTCGTATCCCACTTTGACCTAATGCCTCTTCCAGCACCTTATTTATTTCCAGTTTCCAGAGAGTTACTTTTCGTTCCCCTTCATTTTTAGATAGCGAATCTTCTAATTGTTTTTTCAAATTTATCTGTTGCTGCGCTATCGTTTTTCTTTCCTGCAAAGAATCTTTTGCTGACTGCTTCTCTATTAGTTCTTTTGAAACAGTAAATATTTCGTTTCTGTCTATATCTTCTACCACTATCTCTTTTAATTCTTTATCTACAGCAACAGAACCCTCATTCAACAAAGATAGTTTAGTTCCTTGTATTTCTAAATCCTTTTCTATTTTCTCAATTAAAGTTACTTTGGCTAATAGTTGACCTTGTTTCCTTAATAGTTCTTCTTTATTCTCTCTAATTTTATCAAGCGCCTTTTCTTTTGCTAATATTTCTTGCAACTTTATGCCTTCTTCTTTATATCCATCTAAAAATATCTTTACTTCTTTATCTTGCCCGATTGCATTTTTGGCTACAATCGACTTCTGGGATTCTAGCCAATCAGTGGTAACAGACTGTCTGCACTTAGAACAAACCCCAGAATTTAAATTTGTGATTTCATCTAATTCATCTCTATACTGCCGCAATAATGATTCTGCTACTGATTTTCTATTAGAAATCTCAGATAGTATCTTACGGCAATTTTCCTCTTCTGTTTTCAGACCGGGTTGTTTAGATAGTTCCTCTTCGCACTTACCTAACTCCCCATTTATACTTGCCAATAAAGTAAAAGTCGCTTCCTTTTGCGTTAGCGCTTGTTCGTTGTTTTTTATTTCTTCTTTTAAAACATCTATTTGTTTTATAATGCCTTCCCGTTTAGACTCCAGCCCTAACTTTTTATCCAATAAAATTGTGTTTGCCTGTATCTTATTCTTTCTTTCTTCTAAAATACCCAATCTTATCTTTAATTCAGTTATGTCTCTTTCTAATTGTTCTATATCTTCTACTACTACCTTTGAAATTTGTTGCATGTTTATTGAAATTGCTGTTGTTAGTGCTTCCAAAGTTTTCTCGGTTATCCCTTTTACTTTTCTTACTTTCTCTAACCATATATCCAATTCATCAAATCCAACTAAATACCCTATAATATCTTTTCTCCCTTTATCAGTTGTAGAAGCGAATTCTATCAAATCGTTCTGGCCAAACATACAACTGTTCCGAAATAAAGTAAAATTCATGCCAATTAAATCAATTATTATTTTTTGCATTTCTGGGAGGGTTCCGTATTTGGTTATTCCATCTATTGAAACTGTTGCATCGCCTTTATCTGTTTTTCTTCTCCTGTCTATTAGAATCGTTCTGTTCTTCTCATCCGATAAAAACAGATTTACTCTACCTTCTTTTACTATGTTATTTATTGCCTCATCCTTCTTATACCCTCTTATTGTTTCATCGTATAATGCCCAAGCAATAGCATCCAATAACCAAGACTTACCGCTACCATTGCCGCCCTTTATAAGGGCGAGTTTTAGCTTGTTAAAGTCTAGTTCTGTCTTCTCTATGTAGCTTCCTATCCCTTCTAATTCTAGTTTATGTAGATCCATTTAACTTTTCCTCTAATAACTTTTCTATTTTTATATTCATTCTATGAAATTCTACTTTGTTCTTCCCTATATATCCTATAGTAGCAAGTTCCCACCACTGTCCATCTTCGGATTTTCCCATAAGTTCACACCAGGATAGATCGTCGTACTTAAATGTCATTCCATATATTTTTAAAGGACCAATCTTACTAATTACCTCTAATTTTTCTATTGGATCAACAACTTTTTTCTTTTTCCAGAACATATTATACCTCCTCCGTTATTGGCGCCCAAATTTCCAAGAAAGGTTCCAAAAAGTCCTTCAAATCCTCACAGCATATATAATCTTCGCGGGCAACTATACCTATAAGCATTCCGAGATATGTTCCCACTATAATAATAAATAGACCTAAAAGGCCCGCTAAAGTAACACCTACCAATATTGGCAAACCTATAGAATACTTTAGTCCATTATATAAGATTATTTTCATTTCTCCTCAGTTATTGTTACCAATTCTTTGGTTATTTCTTCCACGCTTATATTTCCTTTATACTCTTTTTCTAACCATTGCCGTAACAAGTCGCCCCAAGACCAGTTGTCTTTTAGTTTTATTTCTGATTCAGTTTCTAATGTTTTTTCTATATCTAATTCTACATCTGCACTATAAGCACCCCTCATCTTCATTTGTGAAACTATTTCCGGTATACAAATATTCTTCACCCGTTCCTTTTTTACCTTTATTATCAGTTTTACTATTTCTCCTGGTTCACAAATTGGTAAACTATCCCCTTCATTGATATTCCATTGCCGCATGGGTCTAACCTGTAAGGGATGATATTGTATGTCATAACTACCATCGAAATTCTGAAAATAGTAAACAAACTGCGGATGGTTATCCCGTTCCCCAAAGTCTTTTCTCTCTATCCCACCAGCGTAAATCACCGGGGGTTCCATACATAATGTTTGTTCTTTATGGATATGTCCCAAAGCTACATAGTTAAAAATAGTGTCAATCAACAACTCTTTGGGTACCACTACCTCATCAAACTTATCTAAACTATACCCAGAAGAGTTTAAAGCACCGGTAGTAGTAAAATGTCCTGTAAAAATATTAAACCTATCTTCAGTCAGTTTTCCTTTTAGTTCTTGTATTTTTTCTATAATGTATTGTTGTGGATTACTTACTTTACCTTTTGATACATGTGGAACTGCTAAAAATGATAACTTACACCCATTCCAATCAACGTTATAGATGTCTACTTTGTCCATCAGCACTATGTTTTTAAACCCGTAAATGTTTATGTCCTGTAAAGCATGGGCTACGTTTGCCTCATCATGTGTGCCAAGTAAAATAAAAATGAAAATGTTTGCCTTCATTAAATCATACAACCATTGTTTAAATACTACTCGTGCTTCGTTATCAGGAGTGTGTTTATCATAAATGTCCCCTGATACAATGACAAATTCTACTTTATTTGTTATAGCAAAATCCCGAATTTGGGTTAACGATTTTACGTAATCCTGTAACCGTAGGTTCTTACTTAAATGAAAATCGCTTGTGTGTATAAATTTCACGCTTTCCCCCCCTTTTTGTAACTCTTCTGGTAAGAAGTTAAAACCTTATAGTCAAATCCCATTAAATTACAAAACTTGCGGAATCCTTCCCTACTACCATAAAGTTCCCGATTAAACGCAACCCCCAACAAGGAAAGTATCAACCTCATCTCATCTTGTCTTATGCTACCATATGATTCTGGATGTCGGGAATTAAATCTTGCCCAACTGTTTATATCACAAGCAAACCTTTCTCTACATTCTTTGTTAAAAGGAATAATTCTAGTCATTTGTTATCCTCCAATATTTTCTTTTTCTTTATTTCCTGTAACAGAGTTTCTTTTTCTTTGTTTATTTCTTCCGTAACCTTTAAAAGCATACCTAAGCTTCTCGCTATCTCATCAGGTATTTCTATTTCTTGTTTGTCCCTTGTAGCTCTTGATATTTCGGCCCCAAATATATTCAGCCCTTTTATAGCATTAAAACACAACTTCTTTTCTGGTATAAATATTTCGTCTATCCATTGCCCCATACCATGAACCCAATCCATAGTACCTTCAAACACCTCTACTTTATACTTTATTACTTTCATTTCTACCCTTTTCCCTTTCCAATATCTTATCAAAATCCCTTAACCTATTCCCAGCTATTGTATTCCCCAACCTACGATTATACCTGTCCTTTTTACTACACAAAGAGATGCCTATCCTGCCACTGTGGTCAAGAGCTATAGTTAACATTCTATATCGCTTATCATCCCACCCTAACTTTTCAGCAAGCCAACTCTTCTTAGAGAAAAAGTTTACCTCTTTCTCTGGTCGTGGAAAATGCATATACCTTACTTCACTCTCTTTAAACGGTATAAACTCCTTAACCATTTCTTGCATTTCACCTAAATCACTACTATCAAATACCGTTTTCATCTTCTGCTCCTTTCGCATATTCCTCTCTCAAATCTTGTAAATTACCAATCCTAGTACATTTTGGGCATTTTACTACCCATTTGTTGACAGGATGGGTAATAGTATTGCCACAGTTACACTTTATAAATAATATATTTGCAGTAGGGCCCCATTTAGAACCGGTTATTTTCATTTTAGCCCTCTCCAAATAACTGTGCACGCTGATATCCATAAACACCAATACATCCATCTTGTAACTAGTATATAGGCATTTAGGTAACTCCAAATTATTAAAAAATAGTTCTTAAATTTCATTCTACCATCGCCATCTGTGAAAGTCGTCCCCTCAATTGCTTTTCTACATTTCCTATTAGTTTAAATCCCTTAAACTCTAAACAAATCTTTGGCGTTCTACCTTCTTTTACTGCTTCTTCAAATATCTTCTTCAACCATTCTTCTTTTACTACCATTTGTTTCCCCCGTGTTACTTTACATTCCCATAATTCATCTTTTGTTCTTACATCCCCTTTTGCGCCCCATAAATTACCACTTCCGGCTTGAACTCTTGCGTGCATTCCTGCTTTGTCTAACTGAACTTTTAGTCTTCGTTCTTGACTCCTAGACAGTTTCTTTATCTTTATTTCAAGGTATTTTGGGATTCCACTATTTTCCATTTTGGCATCTCTTTTTTGCCACTCCTAATCTCTTTTATTTCCAATTCTAACGTACTGACTCTACTTTCTAAGAATCCTATTCCGCGTAATTCGTCCTTGCTACGATCTTTCTCGTGACACACAGGGCAATCACCACCGTGAAAACAAACCTCGTCATGGCCATTACTACATAAGTGTAAGGTTCTACTGTAACTTAGTTCTTTATCCGGTTTCATATTATAACTCCTGGTAACTTGAAATGGTAGTTCTTATAAAAGTCCCACAATAAATCTGAGGACGATTGAACCTTCCCACCCAAACCATCTACTATTTTTATACCCAATTTTTTACACACCAGTGTTTCTGGAATTTCACCAGCAAAGCGGTCACCACCTTTTGCAAAGATATTTGGTTTAAGTTTCGCCAATGTTTTACATTGCGTAGTATCTTTGTCTATTGAGTATACTACCTCATCTACCCAGCGAATTGATTCTATAATTTTTTTCCTTTCTGCTTGTGGCATAAACACAAAACCCTTTTTCAGTTTTGATTGTTTATCAGTATTAAGAATAACTATCAACCTATCACCTAGTTCTTTTGCTTTTTTAAATAATTCTATGTGCCCTGAATGTATAGGATCAAAGTACCCTGAAGTTGCTACAACAGTTATAGGATTGTTCATTTTAATCTCCTAAGTTATTTATCTTATCTAAAAGTAAAAACCTATGACAAGGATATTCCCCTTCGTAACAAATTAAAAATACATCTCTGTCCTTGGACAACTCTCTTATCCTTTTCATTTCTACCCGACACTTCTCATTATCCATTTCTTTATTAAATCTTTCTGTATACCCATTCCAATCTATTTTTCCAGATTTATAATCTGATACTAATCCCCAAGAAGGCCCTAATACAGATCGTCCCCCTATAACTACAATTTTAACTGCCTCAATAGGTAGCTTTTTAATGTTAGCTAAATATGATTCTTTTAACAACTTATTTTGCCTTTCTTTTTAACGTCACAAAATAAACAACTATTAAACGGCACCCTAGAAAACTCCTGTAAATAAACACTTGTATGAAATCCGCCAACAGTTGTAAAATCTACCGTATAAACAGCGTTTGGTTTTAAATATTTTTCCGCAATAGTAATATCGGAATCATACCCACCTTTTGGGTACTTAAACTGTACTTTATCCCCATGTTCAGCATAAATGTTCATTGTAGTATCTTTAGGAAGATTGTTCATTTTACTCCGCTTTCTTTAAAGATTATACTACATAAATCTTTTTTCAACTTTTCTACTAGTTCTGGTTTACTATCTAGATAAGTTTTTACAGTTTCTTTTCCTTGAATTTTTTCTTCTCCAATTGTATAAAATGCGCCGGCTTGTTCAATTAGTCCATATAAAATTGAGTAAATCATTACCTCTTTCGTTTTATCTATTTTTCCAGCCTTATCACCTTTAAAGTAAAAATCAAACTCCCCCACTCTATGTGGGGGGTATGTTTTGTTTTTAGTAGTTCTAAATTTAACGGTATAACCTATTCTTTCTTTTTCATTTCCTTTGCCTAATTCTATCCAATCACCTCTTCTTATGTGAAGTCTTATACTGTATGAAAAATCTTTACCTCTTCCACCAGGAGTAAATTCGGGGTTCCCATAAATGCCAATTGCTTCTCTTATTTGGTTTATAAAAATTACTATACAGTTGTTGGGTAATCTATCTTCGCCAGTTCTTATGTTTAAAGCGCTTTGAAGTTTTCTTACTAACCTATTTACCATCATTGCACGTTCGCCTAATCTTTCAGGATCATCTACCATAGACTTTTCTACATCACTTACAGGAATAAGCGCTGCTACACTATCTAAAACAGCTAAACTACAATCTCCAGACCTTACTACTGAATCCAAAACATCGCAAGCTATTTCACCAGTTTCCGGAACAGAAAGATATAACTTATCCAAATCCACCCCTAAAGTTTTTGCCCAAGGTCTATCAAGGGTTCCTTCAGCGTCTACCCAAACTACCTTACCACTTTTCCTTTGCATCTCTGCTACCGTTAATAATGCTAAAGATGTCTTCCCACTTGCTTCGTCGCCGTAGATTTCAACTACTCGCCCCTTAGGAAATCCCCCTCCAGTTTCAATATCCAAAGCTAAAGAACCCGTACTCTCTCTTTCTAAAGTTGTTCCTAGCATTTGACTAGCTATACAAATAGTTCCTTTTCCGAATTTCTTTTCCAAAGCTTTTAGAGTATCTTCTAACATTTCTACTCCTTATAACAAGCTAAAACGATGGCGTCTGCTATGTCATCGTTTTGTATTTCAATTCCAAATTTTTCTTTTATTTTTTCTTTTACTACTTTTTTTACTTCTTCCCTTTTCATTCTTCCTTGTCCCTTACCCTTCCCTTCAATTCCAAATTGTTTTCTTGCTCTTGAAGCATTTACAAGTATTACATTCTCACCGTTCCAGCTACTTAAAACTGCCCCTTGAACCATGCACAAAACCTTTAATGTTTTAATGTTGAAAGAAAAATAAGAATCTTCCATTACTACCTTATCCGGTTTCAAGGTTTCATACAAATGCTGAAAATAGCTATTAGCATATCTAAGTTTAGAAGGTAGGGATGACTTTTTATCAAACTCAATCATCCCTGTCCCTTCTATTCCTACTTCATCTTTCCATAAAGCCCAACCAACCGCCACTGTTGAAACATCAAGTCCTAAAGTAACCATTTTTCCTTATGTTGTAGGAGCTGTTGAAGGTACTATTACTACTGGCTGTAAAATTAACACGTCAGTTAATTTTCCAAAAGCTAATTGCTTAACAAAAGAAACTCTTCCTTTCTTTCCTACCCAACTATCGGTATCCTTACCCCAAGATGCAGAAAGAGCGTGGATTGTTGTAGAATTGGGTGTATAAAGTTTTTCTCCGGGTCTTCCTTCTACTTCTACAGATACTTGAAAAGCTCTCCTTACTTCAGAACCATCTTGCCCTTTAGAGAAATCTATATCTTTTATTTCACCAGCGTTACAGAAAATTATCTCATCGCCTTCCTTCAAGTCGTCCTTTTTAAGAAACATATTCAAATCATCTAAATTAGCCATTTTTCACCTCCCTTACCATTTTTTATTTATGTGTCCTTTCTTGTTCACTTGTTGTAGTGTACCCTTTAAAAATATCTATTATAGGCACAGGCCCCGACCCGGTTACTACCGTTGGTAAACTATTACTCCGTGCGATTCACCCCGTTTGCCCCCCGTTGCTACCTTCTGCACAACTGGTGCTAATATCAATGCCAGACATCCTATAATTGCAACGACTACCATAGTCTCTACTAAAGTACATCATTTGTTCATTACTCCTCCTTTATTTGGTAGATATTTCTAACTTTACTCTTTTTCCGTCTAACCTATTTCCGTCTACCCGTATTTCTATACTATTACCATAGTAAGTTACCCCGCTTTCTTGTTTGTTCCTACTTTTTTCTTTTATCTCCCTTCTACCGAGTATATCAGTGACGATGAACAATCCTATAATTGCAACGACTATCATAATCTCTACCGGAGTAAAACCTAACACCACACCCTTATTCATTTTAATCATCTCTTATTATCGCCTCCTTTCTACCCGTTCTATGCGCATCATTATTCATTTGTATAAACGCTAAAACAAAGGGGGGGCAAAATTACAATAATCAATTGTGTTCCCCAAGTATCAAACCAATCTTTCATCCCTTTATCCATTCTTTCCTACTTCTATACCAGGTGTCCTATTCATATCGCCTTGCATATCACCAGCTAAAAACTTACACATATAGTGCCCACGTTCGATATGTTTTAGTTTTTCTTCTATCCATTCATACAACGCTACTGCCCTATCTCGCTCCTGACATCTGCTCAAATAAACCGGGTCTGATTCTGCTATCCTTATCCTTGCCGCATCCGATAGTTCTTTGGTTCCTTCTTGTTTTGCAACCATCTTCAACTGGATAAACATTACATCTTTACTATGGTCAACACTATTTTTGTAGTTTCGTATTCCAGCTTTCATATTGATTATGTTACCACAAGCTGCCCAGAACTTGACCATTAAATTCCGCGCCTGGTCTATAGTAACATTTACATCAATTGGTATCTCTCCCTCTAATTCTTGTATCCAGTCTATTTGCCAACTTTTTACTTTTGCTAGTTCTTTTGTTTCTTCATCTAATTGTATTTCTGGTATCATTTTTCCCCCTTTAAACTAGAATGGAAAACAAAATTTACCAATTAGTAGAGCACCCATTATCATTACAAACACAGATAACCCGTACACCATAAGTTCTTTACTATCCCATTTCCCAAATAAAAATCCAAAAACCGCTAAAATCGCAACTCCTGCAATAAATCCTCTAATAATACCCCAGGCAACTTGATTCATTTTCTTTTTCCTTCCACCAATAACTGTATTATTGTATCTTTTTCTAATTTCTCCGGCGACAAATCTATATCACATTTCTCAGCATTAGTAACAAGATTTGCGCCTGCTTCCTCTAGCACTTCGTTTAAACTAATCATATTACTATAAAAATCGAGTAAGTATTGTCTCGCATGATTAGAATAGTCATTACCATACGAAGTTATAGAATCGCCAAGATATGTTTCCGCAAAATAGAATTTGCAGACATCTTTTGTAACAGAAATTATACCCAATACTTTTTGCCTTCCTTCTTTAATATTGGTTTTAGTTACACCTACCACATTGTTGGGATTGACCATATAGTTCCTATCAAAATCTTTTACCAGTTCTTTAGCCACAAGAATCTTAAAAGGAACTTCTATTGTCTCATCAAAATTAAAGTAATTAACCATTAGAATAGCATTAGTATCTACCTGGCGTTTTACATAAAATAATTCACTTGCCCCTCCTTTATCTTTTGGAGCATCGGTTACATCACCGGAAAATAAAATAGTTTTCTCTGCATTTCGATACCATCCATCCCATCCAATCTTATTTCCTTCTACGGTTATTAAAGATAAGTCTAAGTCTATCCGGTTTTCTTCTACGTTTTCCCAATGTATGCCAAACACCATATCTTTAGGAATAGATATGCAGGTTCCAGACGGGAAATCTCCAGTAAATTGTTTCTCCGTTGCAGGCAAGGCATAAATTATATGAGAAGGAATATAAATCTTTTTACCTTCTACGGCGGGTTTAATGTCGTTAATGATAGATTCTTTAACAATGTCTAATACCATTTTAGCAGACACTTGTTGATTAAAACTAAACCCCTTGGCATAACTCTTCCCGTTTCTTATTCTATACAAAATAGATTCTGCTTTACCTGTTCTAAACTTTAAAGCATATGCTAATCGTATCTTCCTAAATATGTTTACCTTACCTAACTTTTCCTTTAAAGTACTCTCTTTAATGGTTAAATCCTTTATTCTGGACGTAATAGTATTTAGGTAATCTTCCGGCATAGGTTTATGGTATTTAATGGCTAGTTTTCTTATCCTGTTTATTATGATTTTCAGTTTCTTGCTGGTCCTAAACGCCAACCACAACGGTCTAAACCGGTAAAATATTTCTGCTAACTTTTCAAATCCGTGTTTAGACCCATATCGTTCTAATAACCCAAGACTACCAAGGTTATCTTTAGACTTTATCTCTTTAATAAGCGCATCATTCTTAATTAGCAATGTCTTATTAGTAGACTTATAAATCATAAACCGAAGAAACTCTATTGGGTTCTCAGGTACCATACCTAAATAATCATATAATGCCGCCCTTACTTCTTTATTCTTTATTTCAGATACCTCTTTTTCAGTTATGCCTACATATGTCGCAACATCTATAACATCTTTTTTGGTATCTTCTTTTAACGCTATCCCCGAACCTAAAAGTGTTATTAACTTCCCTTTTAATTCTTCTTTAGTATAGCCTTTAATAACTACAAGGAACATTTTATCGGTATCTAATTTGGGTATATCTAACTTTTCTAAAGGAATATAGACAGTACTTTCATCGTATATTCCCAAACTTTCATATCCATACGTAGTAATGTAATGGCATATCTGTTCCATTATTAGTTCTTCTATATCAGCAGTTGCTACTTTCTTCCAGGATTTATGGAAGGCGGCGTTCATTTTATTGGCAGATAATCCTATCTCTTTTGATATAGTTGGTATCAGGGAAAGAAGAGTATGCTCAGAATAATGAGAAATCACTTCAGGAGAAAAGATAAACCCTTTACCTATCGTTTCTTTTAACAAAGATTTAGTAGCTTTCCTACTTACAGATACCCTTGCATCTATAGGTAATGCCCGAAACAATCTAACTACCGATTCCATTTCATTCATCCCCCTTTTTATAGTAAGACGAGGAGTATTAACCAATCAGCCTTTCGGCTGAGTTTTAATAGGAACTCCTTATGTCTTACAACTTATCTTCATAAAGGCGAGCAGTAATTTTGTAGATAAACAAATTGTAATAGGAACCGCTTATGCCTTAATCTTAAAGAGCGAGGAGTAATCTTAACAGGATTTTGTATAGGAACTCCTTATGCCCTAATTTCTTTTTATTACCTGCATTGCGTATGCAACTCTACACGTAATGCAGGATCCCCATTCGGCCTAATTCTATGTGTAACAGAAACTACACGTAGCATTTTGCCGCTTGCCGCCTCGACACAATCTCCCGCCCCTGGCTTACAAGAAAATTTAGTAGGCCAATTTTCGTCCTTAAAACCATCGAGATTAGTAACACAATATCCGTTTATCATATTTTTCCTTTCTTCATACTACACCTACTTTTTAATCCTTGTTTTCCGCCGTGTTTGCAATATCTCTTTCCCTTTACTATATATTTACAACTATCACATAAGAATTTTCTGATATGCTCTTTTTTCATTTTAATCCCTTAATACCTACTAAAGAAGGAGAGATTCGAACTCTCGCCCCCATCCTTTCGTCAGGTGTGCTACCACTACACTACTCCTAAAGTAGAAATTCAATTCAATATTACCTTACAAGTTGGACAACGATGTTCCGCCGATATAGTCAATTGGCCACCCATTACTTGCAGTAATCTACTATTTCTAATTGAAAGTTTCTCATCGTTAGCAACACTCGTTACTAGGTTTATTACGTCATACATAGTTGGATTTAAACCCAATTCTGGAATTCTATCTAAAATTCTTCTTTCAAGTGAAGCAGGAATTCTACTATCTCTTGACAACCTATGAACTAAGTTTGAGGGGTCTTCAGCTTTTACATCATCAAGATGGACAAACTGTAGGAGGTCTTCCTTGCTCACTACTTCAAACACTTTCCTTGTTGTATTTCCTACGCCGTTTAAAATTTCTTCTACTGTTTTTCCGCCTATCCGGTGAAGACTTTCTGTTCTTGTTACAGCACCATTACTACAACTTAACCGATACAAAAATCCGCCTACATTAACTTCATATGAAGTTAAAACGTTTGACCTATTTTCTAACAATGTTATTCCGGCTTTTGTTACGTCTCCAACTCTCTTTTTTGGTTCAGCATTAATCTTACTAACGAAGTCGAAGATTCTTGTTCCATTATAATTCTTATACTCTACATCAACTGCTTCTATTGCAGTAGCGACAACATCAACTAACTTAGAGGAAGGAACATAAGGTGTTCTAAATGGTAAAACACCTGTTACTTGATTCTCTCTCGCTACCAACTTTAAACTCTTCCCGGGCCTACTTAGGAACTCTGTAAACAGAGTTTCCTTTAAAGGATCTGAACACTTCCGAGTAAAAGGAAGATTTACATCTACGTTCTGACAAAGTAGAGCAAGTTCTTTGCCTTCAAAGTTCAATTCAGCATCAGCTAAGGTAAACGTAAACCCCTTGCCTGATGGCCCTTTATACTTTAATCTTGATACATTATCTAATTCTATACATCTTTCTGTTCTTTCTATTTCTTCTAACTTATCCTTTAATTCTACTATTTTCATTTTTCATCCCCTTTCTACCAATTTAAAGGATTCTACTTTAACAAAATCGCACCCGTTTATCCATCTATCATCTTTTCCATCAATTATTTTATCCTTCTCCCACCCATAACCAGCCCTCGTCGGTTCTTTGAGAGCTTTTTTAACCGCGAGGGATTGGGATTTGTAAACCCCTAAAACATTGCCGCCTTCTCCCAATTCTCCACTAGTTACTACATATACTCTCATATCTTTCCTCCTTACATTAATATTATACTACAAAATTTTAAAAAAGTAAAGAATTACTTTAAATTATTTTTCTCCACCATAAACATTAGTTACTTTAATCTCTGCTTCTATAGGCACAGTAATACCAGGAAGTTGTCTTGATGTTTCTTCATATACAATTTTAAGCATTTCTTCTAATTCCTCTTTTGGAACCTCCCACACTAAACTATCGTGAACAGTTAAAACCTGGTATGATTTGAATCCTTTTTCTTTTATAACTTCTTGAACTCTTATACCACATAACATAGTGATATCACTAGCCATAGACTGAAATGGAAAATTTAATGCTTGTCTTTCAGCCTCAGCAACTACCATCTTATCTCTACTATGAATACCAGGTAGTCTACGTATCCGACCAAAGAAACTCCTTAGTCGTCCATCTCTTCTAACTTGTTTTTTAATATTTTCTAAAAATTCTTTTGCTTGCGGGTATCTACTAAAAAATACATCAACAATCTTTTTCGCTTCCAATACACTTATCCCAAATTCTTTCGCTATTGAATCTGAACCACGTCCATACATAAGACCATAAACCGTGCCTTTAGCTACTTGTCTCTGAGATCTAGTTATCTGTTCTGAAGAACAACCAAACACAATTGAAGCAATCATTCTATGTATATCTTTTCCAGATTTTATATCTTCTATCATCGCAGTATCTTTAGAATAATTTGCCCAAGCCCGAAACTCAATTTGAGAGTAGTCTGCTTCAATAAAAATCCAACCTTCTCCTGGCACAAAAATAGATTTAATCTCCCCATCCCTAGGAATATTCTGCAAATTTGGTTTAGCGCTAGCTAACCTTCCAGTTGTAGTTCCGTGAAGAAGATACGTCGTATGTAATCTTCCATCCTTCGCAATCAAATCCTTTATTCCTTCAACATAAGTAAATTTTAATTTGCTATACTTACGATGGTCTAACAAAAGTTTTGGTATCTCATGCAATTTTGATATTTCTTCTAAAACTTTCTCGCCCGTACTATCAAATCCCTTAGCAGTTGTTGTAGTACTTGGAAGTTTCAAATACCCAAACAATAATTCTCTTAATTGCAAAGGTGACCTAAAATTAAATGCCTTTCCAGTTCGTTGTTCTAGCTGTTGTACCTCTGGAAAATTCCTTAACCTACTTTCTATATCCGTTAAAATTTCTGAATACTTCTTTCCTAAAAATTTTAATCTACCTGAGTCAACTTTTACCCCTACCCATTCCATATCTATTAGTAATTTTATAGCTGGAATGATAAAAGTAGCATAAAAATAAGATACCTTTTCCTTTTCCAATTTAGGTTTAAAAATATTGTACAATCGCATAGTACAATCGGGGTCAGTAGCTGAATACTTGTATAAAAGTTCTCGAGGTGCTTTATCTAACCCATCTTTTATAAAAGATTTAATTTCTTTATCGTAACCGCCTATGTCAGTATACTTCCAGGCCAAATCTTTTAATCCATGTTCTCCTCTAGCATTTTCATCTAATAAATAATGCGCTATCATCGTGTCAAAAATTGATCCTTTTACTTCTACTCCTATTCGTCTTAAAAACTTTGCGTCAAATTTTAGGTTATGCGCGACTTTCTCACAATCAGTTCTAGCAAAACATTTCTTAAGAGATTCAATGATAAATTTTTCGTTTTCTTTCCAATAATTATCTTTTAAAAAGAGTGGAAGAACAAAAGCGGTATATTCTTGATACGAAAAGGATGTGCACAAAATATCGTCTTCTAAAAAATCAAATCCCGTTGTTTCTAAATCAAAGCAAAAAACAGGTTCTTTCATTAAGTTAGCAAACAATTCTTTTACTTTTTCAATTGTATCGCAAACAGTATAAGTAACGGGTTTAACTTTCTTTTCATACTTTTCTACTAAAGCAGCTTCTTTTAGCAATCTTAAATCTTTCACTAAGTAATCGACTAAAGAAACCTGCTCAATATTTCTCAACAAATATGCTGGGTGAAACATCGGAATACAAGTACAATTATATTTTTCACTCCAAAAGACATTGCCCCGTATTTTTGAAACTCCACCTACACCCTTTCCTAAAACTCGTTCTATCGCGACATTTCCAAGTAGTCCAATTACCCTTGGTTTTATTTCTTCTATCTCTTTGTCTAAGTATTCTGCGCAAGCTTTAATGGCAGATAATGGAGGTGTTTCATTGTTTAGTGGCCGGCATTTAACTACATTAGTAATAAAAATACTTCTTCGTTCAACCCCGGCTTCTGTTAAACATTTATCTAAAACTTTTCCAGCTTCTCCTACAAAAGGTTTTCTTTGTAGAACCTCATCGTAACCAGGCGCCTCTCCTACCAACATTATCTCAATAGGTCTCATTGTTGGGTCATATAAATAACCCTCTTTTACAATAGGTCCACAACCAGGAATACAAGTTTCTACTATTCCCCTTGCCGAACTTGTTTCGCACAACTTACATTTATTACAACTTGGGGGTGTTATGTAATAAAAAGGATCTTCTTTTAAAGTTTGTGAATTATTTTCCACTGCTTCCAAAGCCTTTTTCTCCTCTTTCACTTTGACTTAATTCGGTTACTTCTACTAAATCTACATTAACAAGTTCTTTTATTACTATCTGGCAAACCTTATCACCCTCAGAAACGGAATAAGCTTTTTCACCTAAGTTGTACAACCAAGGCCCTAATTCCCCAGTAAACCCATTATCAATCGTACCATTATGACAAAACACCCCTTGCTTTGCTAAAGAACTACGCCCTACCAAGTTTCCGTAATAGCCTTTTGGAATTTTAATTTTAATACCGCAGGGCACTAATCTATAACCCCCCTTAGGAATTATAACATCTACAGTACTTCTAAGGTCTAGTCCAACATCGCCATCATACAAACCCCGCAATAATAAATGTTCCGCTTGTGCTTGTTGAAAACACGTAAGATTTGTAATAAACTTAAAAACTTTCTCCTTTAATATTGTCATATCTTGAGTTTCATAATCATAAACGATCAAACAATTAATTCCAACTTCCGCATACTTTTTTTGTATTTCCTCCATTTCTTCTTTAGTATGCCAATACAAACCAGCAACCTCTATTACTTTTTTGGTAGCTTCAAAGGGTTCTACAATAAAATCTGGAAATTTATTTCTTCCATCGTTAAATCTAACACATACTTGTTTATTACCCACATACTTTATTGAAGTAAATAAATCAAACAATTTTACTTCAAGTGAGTTTGGTTGTACAAGAAATTTTCTAAATCGTAAATTACTATCAATATCTCCTACAAGTCTAGTAATAGATCTTAAAGCCTGTAACTTTCTTGATTTAAAACTACTTGGTTTAATCAATCCTTGTTGATATTTCAATGAAACTAATTTAGATCTACATTTCCTTGAACAAGTAATGTTAGGGTTTTTCCTAAACATATAAGGAAAGGTTTCAAATTGTTTACTACAAACAGGGCATTTTACTAGTATCCAATTTCTCTTCTTAGGGTGTTCTTTATAATATTTTTTTAAATTAATAGAATTAAACTGACCTAAACATTTTCTACCGCATACCTTCGCAGTTTCAGCGGCATAATCCGGTACTTCAAATTCTTTTCCACAAATTATACATTGTTTCTTAACTCTTTTCTGTTTTGCTATTGATGAACATTTTTTACTACAAAATATCCTAATATCCCCCTTATTATAAGTTTCAAATTCTTTACCGCACTGCTTACAAGTTCTCATCCTAAAGAATTTACGGTAAGCATTCTCACATTCAGCATTACACCACTTTCTACTGTTAGAACGAACTGGTTGAACCCAAAATTCTTTATCGCAAAACAAACAATTCCGAAAAAACCCTCCGGGTTGAGTGGCAAGACCAGAGCACTTTTTACTACAATACTTCTTTTGAGTATGTTCTAATACCTTGTTACAATACAAACAATTCATAAAATTATTCCTTTACTGAATACAAATCCCAACAAGCGGCTTCTAAATGTTTAGTTGGCGTTTTTGCATCAGGATGCGTTTTCTTGAATTTTACTACTTCCATCTCCCTTTTTCCATTTATTTAATCGACTTGAAAGGTTTTTAGACTTATTCTTTTCTTCTTCCAGTCTACTCTCTCGCATCTCTAACCATAACTCTTTATCAAACTCTTTTAACCTTTCTATATTTTCAAGTCTTTTATTTATAATTTCTATACACTTTGGATCATTGTCTACTAAAATAAAATCTCTATTTAACGTCTTGCAAGCTATCCCTGTAGTTCCAGCCCCGCAAAATGGATCTAATACTACATCACCTTCATTTGAACTACAAATAACAAACTTCTTTATTAAATCTAACGGCTTCTGTGCTTTGTGTAAAAGAGGTCTTGGCTGAGGATAAATCATTACATCAAATCCTCTACCTGTTTCTAAATACGCAACACTAGCGACATGTTTACCATGTTTTGCTTTCTTCCCCTTTACGGCATATAAAACTACATCCCAAGTACTCTTATATCTATCCGTTCCATAGCCCATCCCAGCACCATACAAATTAGCGTGATGCCAAACTATAATATTTCGTAGTGTTAGGTTTTGTCTAACCCAACCTTCTACCCCATACATATTCATTGGTGCAAAAAACATGTAAAAGCTTGCTCCGTCTTTCAACACTCTTTTTGCTTCTTGTAACCACTGAAATTGCCATTCGTCCGTCTTATTATCCCAAGAAACTATAGTAGAATTATATGGAGGGTCTGTAACTACCAAATCGATTGAAGCATCGGGTTGCTCCTTTAACCATTCAATAGAATCCCGGCAAATAATGTTCATCTTTTTATAAGGGAAATAAACTCCTCTCTTGCAGCATAGTTATTTCGCATTGCTCCTAACATACAACTCGTAGTAGTTTCATGATTTACTTTTTCTACGCCCCTCGCTGCCATACAAAGATGTTTTGCTTCTATTATTACACCTACTCCCCAAGGGGAGAGGTGTTTATCTATTGCGTGAGCAATTTGTGAAGTCATTCTTTCTTGTAGTTGTAATTTTCTTGAATAAACTTCTACTAATCTGGCCACTTTACTTAACCCCAAAACTTTTCTATCTCGAGGAATATAACCTATATGCGCTCTTCCATAGAAAGGTAAAAGATGATGTTCGCATAATGAAAAGAAATCTATATTTTTTACTAAAATTAGTTCATCCGTTGCTTCATCAACAAATGTCCTACCAAGTATCTCTTCAACGGTTTCTTCATCGCCACCGCACAATTTTAAATATGTTTCAGCTACTCTTTTTGGGGTATCCTTTAATCCAGGTAAACTTAAATCTGCATCTAGTCCTTCTAATATTTGTGTTACCCCCTTAATTATTTTTTCTTTATCCATTTACTCCTCCTTTGCCTATTTTTGCTTGTAATTTTTGCGCTTCCTTTTCTCTTATTCTACGTACTCTAATAAATTCTTTTAAGCACCGCCTTGTAACATCCGAGTCTTTGGGGTGCTGAAATACAATATTTCCATTTTTATTAACGTAACTTATTCCTACAGTGCTATCCTTAACTGCCTTATATCCTTTTGGTAATTTTATCATTTACTCCCTTTTCCACAATTATTTAACACTTGCATATTACGATTGAACAAAGGCAAAAGTTTCTCATCAAATTCAGTATTAAAATCTAATTTTCGTACAATTCTCTTATAAGGAAGTTTTTCCTTTAATTCAATTCCTTCGAAAGCGAATTGAAAAGCTGAACTTGTATCGCATCTAATAACTTCTTTAAAATTACTAAAATATTTTAATTCTAAATTTCCACAATTCTCTAATCCCAAAAGGTGAACGCACCTAGTATTGGTTTCCCAAATGTATTCATATATCCATATTCGTTTTATTGGAACGGCTATAAAACTTAACCCTAAAGTATTGAACAAAGGAATGACGCTTAAATTATTAAAACAAAAAATCCATTTTTCAAGCGTTTCGCCTTGCGGTACAAACATAAACTGAAAATTTTTTAACTTACTTTCTCCGTTAACGTAATGTAAAAACTCTCTAGTTCGTTTGATGGTGTTTTCAGAATCCTTCCATACATCAGGACAAATTATTTCGTCTGCCCCTAGTAAAATAGCTTTCTGTAAAAGGTCTTTATCAGGAATACTTATACCTTTTTCGTAAGCACCATTGTCTAAGACAATATATTTTCCTTTTCTTTTTTCTTCTTGAAAAAATTTAGTGTAGTCCTTATCATCGCCTACTAAATGCGCCAATACTAAACAATAAGTAGAATAAGAACTAAAAGTATCTAAGTATTTGGTAGGAACAGTATGAGATAATGCAATCATTTATTTTTCCATTCATAAAGGTCTTGAGTAACACCTTTTTCTAATTTATCTATTTTAAGGTAAAGAAAAAACAGGTAAACCACTATGTCTCGTATTTCTTCTTTAACGGAATTAATCATATCTGTTTTAAGAAATTTATCTTTTGGATATTTTTTTTCGCCGAGAGTTATTCCTTTTAAACCTAATTTTACTAACTCTTCAAACTTCTCAAAATTTTTGCATTCAGTCATAAATTGTTTAAATTTTTTAGATTGTCCCACAATGTCTCCGTAATAATTATAAGTGAGAGTATCTTTGTAAGGTACTCTCACTTACTACTATCTACCTCAATAACCTTACTACTTCTCAGGTCGGCACGCTCTACATACGTAGGTGTCTATTCTTCCGTCCTTTTGCAACTGCAAATACCTATCAGGACGTGTAAACTTCTCTTTACTACAAACGGTGCACTTCACCCTATTTGGTGTTCCGTCCTTCACTGTCTTTGCCTTTACTGCGGTTGCTTCTTCTGCCATTTCTCTACCTCCTTTTTTTATATTTTCCTGTAAAACCTCTTCACTCAACGGTCTTACTACTAACACTCCTTTATCTTTTCTGGCTACTTTTCCCCTCCTTCCTTCATATATAGAACAACCTTTATCTAACATCTTCGTTGGGTTAAAACAAGTAAAAACCCAACCTTTCCCCTCTTTAGTACAATACTTTTCATGCTGACAATCAGTCTCCATATCTCCCCCTTTCTGTATATATTATACTACGAAATACAAAAAAGGCCACGCTTTTTATTCAAAAAATGCTTATATAACTCCTTTTATTCCATACAGTTACAAAAATCCTTCAAAAATTTTATAAAAAAGCAGGGTCAATTATTCCTAAAGCGTCAAAGCCTGCTTGCCGTATCTTACAGCTATCACAAGTACCACAAGGCTTATCCAACCCTTCATAGCAGCTCCAAGTGTATTTGAGAAATTCAACACACAGCTGCTTCTCTAAGTCTAAACCTTTCTTAATGACTTCTTTTTTACTATACATCAAAATCGGGGTTTCAAGTTTAATTGGTTTTCCTAATTCTGTTCCTACTCTAGTACCTAATTCTATAACCTTTTGTAAAGCTTGAAAATACTCTGGACGACAATCTGGGTATCCAGAATAGTCCAAATAATGCGCTCCAATAAAAATCGCTTCAGCGTCTATGCTCTCTGCGTAACTCATTGCAATGCTAAGTAAAATTGTATTTCTACCTGGAACATAAGTTATTGGAATCTTAGCTGACATTTCACTTAAATTTCTGTCTTTCGGTACTTCTATTGTTTCATCAGTTAAGGCTGTTGCCCCTTTTGTTAGTTCTTTTAGAAAAGAAAGGTCTAAAACTTTGTGTTCTTTTACCTCTAAAGCCTTTACAACCCGCTTTGCTCTTTCTAACTCTTTACTTAGTCTTTGACCGTAGTTTACACTAATGCAGTACAAATCATAACCTTGACTTTTTGCTATTGCTGCTGTCGTGCCACTATCTAATCCGCCACTTAACAAACAAACCGCTTTCATACTTTCTCCTTCTTTTTTGTTTTTCTATTACATCTATCAATAACCCAATAATACACTTTTTGCTCAAACATTGTTTTGGGGTTTTCAACATTGTGGTTATACACTCAGAAAAAGGGTGCTCTCCTTCTATTATTTTGCGTCTCATGTTTACTTCAGCAACTCTTTTTCTGACAGAAACACCATTCCACAATTCCATTTCTTTTGCCCTTCATCTATATTATACTACAAAATTTCTAAACGCCTCTCCTTACACCCCAGATAAATCTATGAAACTGAAACAGAACCCTTAAGTTGTAATCCTTAACTAATTGCCAGTTTTCCTTTACCAGTTTAACTAAGTCTTCACACTTTTGCCGATACTCCACCAATTCGTATTGCCCCTCTGGTTGAAGAATTAAAGGAATTCTTTTCCTTTTTATATCTTCAAACCTTAATAATTTTTCTTCAAATAGTTCTTTAAAATCCCCCTTACTAGCAATTACTATTTTAATTTGAAGTCTACCAGGACATTTGTCAATGTAACTTTGAATATTATTCCAGGTTCTTTCACTACCATCCCCAGCAGACCCTAACTTTGGACTTACACTCCAAAAAATTCTAAGGTGAGATAAAGATTCTGGAAAAACAATACCATTAGTTTCAAACTGAATATCGTAGCAATTTCCTAATAAACTATCTACCAATTCCTCTAACCCATTCTTCAGATAAATCAAAGGTTCGCCACCTGAAAGAATTACATCTTTACAGCCATACTGACTTATTTCTCGCATCAACTGGGCTGTTGTTAGCTCTAATGCCCCAGCTGTTGTTAGAGCATAGACCGTATCACACCACCGACAACGGAAATTACAACCGGCCATCCTAACAAATACTACAGGTTTACCTATCTGAAGTCCTTCTCCTTGAATACTAAAGAATGTTTTCTCTTCAGCATTTAGTTTTATCATGATATCTCGCGCATCTCAAAACTTAAAAGTTTTGTCTCGGGGTCAATATCTTTAATAAGGGTTTCAATTTCCTTTCTAAATTCCTCTTCACCATAATCAGCTGATTCAACTATAAACTCTACCTTAATTTTCATCTACTACCTCCTTTCATATCTATTATACTACGGAATTCTAAAAAGCTAATCAAAATAGGTGGGGATTCCTTTAAGTAACAAATTAGTAAACCGCTCTACATCATGCCTATACATCAGCGAAAACTGCTTACCGCAGAATTCACACCTCCCTGCGCCCACAGTGTTTACTCCAGCAATCCTGTTAAACTTTTCGTAAAGGCGCCCTAACTTTGTTATCCCAGCCCTCTTTTTTAGGTATTCTTTTATCTCACTTGTTGTCAAACCCATCTGGTAAATCCCACACTGCTCTAAATCTATTTTTTCTTTCACTATATTACCAAAACCTGCATTAATATTATTTTTACCCATTCTATTCACCCCCTCTCAACAAATACACTGGCGAAATGTATTTCAATACCACCCTTCCAATTTCTTCATTAAACATTTCTTTTACTGGTTTTATTACTACTCCTTCTATATTGTGCGCCCCGCCATAATATGTTTTTCTTTCGTCATACAAACTTAACGGTATATCAAATTTGCCTTGGTAAAAAATTGGTGCGCAGGGTAGTTCTAATTTTAATATACAATTCCAAGACTTATTAAAATCTAAGTATCCGCCATTTTGCCAAATATCGTAGAATGCAACCTTCCTTTCATTCTGGACACAGTCGTAATGCAATTTCTGTATTCCTGACCCGAATATCTCCCCAAACAAAACTAAGTTGTTATACCCCTGACGTCTTAGTTTATTCTCTATATCCTCTTGTAACGCCATTTGCCAATAAACGGTTTCTTTTTTATCTCCTTCTGCCCTTTTCTTTGTATTTCTATGGCTACCCACGTAAAACTTCCCATCCAGCATAGCAACCCTAAAGTTGGTTCCGTGCAACTTTTCACTTATTACTACTTCCATATCAGGAGTAATTATGTTTGGGTAGTTTTGAATTCTTTCTATGTCGGTATATTTTATAAACCCTTCAGGGGTATAGGTATCTTCGCCACCCAGTATTGTTGGCTCTGGCGGTTCATATTTAGTTATCCTCAATTCTTCGCTTACATCATCCCCCGCTTTCCAATTCTCTCTTACTGGTAACAAAACTCCTTGCGAGATTATTCCTCTCAGTCTTATAGTTTTTATTCGTTTTACTGGTATAACGGTCTGAAGACTTTCCGGTATCAAGGAATCAATAGGAATATACGCCGCCAGTTTTACATCTTTAAACTCGTCTGTTTTTACTATACATTGCCATCCTTTTACTTTTACTATTGATAGTGTATCGGCATTGGGATGTTTTTCTAATTCTCCTATTTCTACTACTTCTACTTTTAAATTAGTTGGCATTTTCGGCTCCCTTCTTCATTATTTATTTGGGTGGGTATAGTCAAAATATCCATCATTAGTATTAGCAAAAATTTTCCCAGAACGAGGATTAAAAATACATCTCCCATAATGTCTGCCTTTGCACCATTTACAATAGGGTGATTTTTTCCAACCCAAATAATTCACAAAAACAACAAACAAAACTATTGGTATTATTAACCATAACATAAGCATCCCCCTTTTCTTTTAACAACCCCTTAACGTATTCTACCATTACCTCTTTATCTTGTATATCATTTTCTATTTGATAATCATATGCTTCCTTACGAAGTTTTCCTAATTCTATACCTTGTTTCATACTAAAATCGTGTATTAAATCATCGCCTGTTATTAACGGTTTTGGCACTACTGGACCTTTAAAAATCATGTCTTCTATTCTCTTGTTAAACCATGGCACTATTCCATCGTTCAAAGAACCCACAGTTGAAATTCTACCATTATTATCGGCTTGTGTTAATAAAAGCAAATCGTCTAATGCTACCATAGCATCTAAAGCTTTTATTCCTAATCTTCTAAATGCTGAATCCCTTGGATTATTGCCTAACAAATAAGAATTGTAAAGGTTCAACGGTGTCATGTGATTAGTAACCAAAAACACTACTTTCTTTCTTAGTTCTATATCGTTTGTTATCCTATCTAAAAATGATAATGTCGGTTCCTCTCCGGCAGACTCATGCCGTCTGGAATGGACAGTGCCATCCCCATCTATTTCTGTTATTCCGGCTACTCCTTTTCCTAAATCATGGCATAACACTCCAAACATAAATATTGCTTTGCGTTTCCGTAACTCTTCTTCGTCTTCTCCCGTTATTGTATCGCGCAACTTAGCGCCTGCGTCAAGAGCCATCATAGTATGATTAAACACGTCTCCCTCTTTGTGCCATTGCGGGTCTTGTTCCACTTTAACCAACATTGACAGTTCTGGAAAGTATTTCTCAAGTAATCCAATACTTAATGCCCATCTTAAACCTAAAGATGGTCTCTTGGATTTCAACAACAGTTTTTCAAATTCTTCATATACCCGTTCTTTAGACAGTTCATCCAGTTCCCCAGATTTCACTATTTCTGTGCAGAGTTCTGTTAACCCTTCGGTTGGTGTAAATTCTAATCTACCCATAAACTGCATTACCCTGTAAACTCTTAGTGGGTCTTCTCTAAATTTATCTGCGGTTATGGTTCTTAATGTTTTGTTTTTTATATCCTCCCTACCGTGGCATAGATCTATTATCACACCAGTAAGCGGGTTATAAAACAAACTATTTATTGTCAAATCCCGTCTCAGTATTGCTTGCCCCATTGTTATGTAAGGATCTACCGTAACAGTAAACTCGGTATGACCTACCCCAGTTTTGCTTTCTGTTCTTGGTAAACTTATATCTATTTTCTCTAACCTAAATATTGACAATTTGTACACCCCAAATTGTTTCCCCACAAGGCTTACGTCGCCAAACCTCACTAACACTTCTTCCAGTTTATCCTGGTCTAATCCATAGACCTCTATATCTATGTCTTTACTTTCTATTCCCATTACTTTATCCCTTACCCAGCCGCCGATAAAGTAAGGCTTACCACCGGCCCTATCTATCTCTTTACATATCTCTAATGTTAGTTCCATATTAGACTTCCTGTATATTCCATGTTAAACGTTTGGATTGAGCATGTTCTTTAGACAATGCTAAAACACATCTTACGGTTTTCCCTTTCCTCGCAAAATATAGTTTGTTGCCTTTCAAAAGGATTCTTAACTTCTGATAAAGTGTTTTATTTGGATACCCTATTAACAAAATCCACAAACCCCTTATTGACATATCTATATTCCTTTCTACTTTGATTATACTACAAAAGTTAAAAATTGCTTGAAAAAACTGACCAGTAGACCCAATTCTGCCTATAGCTGCTCATGGGAAGGAGGGCCTTTCTGACTTGCTATAATCTTCCTATGGATTTTCCACCTACTGGCCAGCATTATTTTTTCCTTTGTAGTTCTCCAACATTTAGTTTTGATAAATCTTCTTCTGTTATTACTTCATTAAAAATAGATGGATATTGGCCCTTAATTCGCTGCAATAATTTTATGGCATGGATATAACCATCAAGATAGGCATTACTGTCTTTTAATGCTTTTGAAAGTGTCGGCATCTTAAGGGTTTTCATAAAAGTCCTCCAAACAGGTTACTAGTAATTCTCGTATTTCTTTTTCTCTTGGCCCCCAAGGTAAAGTTGATTCATTGTAGGCCTTTTCTAACATTAACTCTTTTTCTTTAAAGTATTTGTCTATTTCTTCTAATTTGTAGTATCCCTCTTTTACCCTTTTCAATTGTTCCCTATTTCTTGTTAAGTCTATATCGCCTAAAGTTAAAATTTGTTCTACTTCATCTAAAAGCCTAAAAATATGGACCGCAAACTGTGTATCATAACCATATTTTTCTATTGCTAATTTTCTATCAGGGTTTTCTCTATCTTCCGGTTTTACTCTTATTTTGTTCAATTGACTGAAACTATATCCCTTAAACTTCGGCCACGAACCTTTATGTAAAAATAGTTTCCTATTATCCTTTACTTTTCTAGCTATATCAGTTACTACTAACTCGCAATTCTTACCAGTAAATAAACTATCAATCATATTTGGGTTGTTTTCCATAACTAATTTAAAATATCTTGTAATATTGTAAATAGTAAAATCTAAACATTCATTTTTTGTCTTTCCGGTTACTTTTCCTTCAAATTGATTAAATGTTGGCGGGCCTTCAAACCCCAACAAATTATCGGCATAAACATATTCTATAGGTGGTATAGTGAATCCATATACATCAAAATCGCTATCTTCATTGTTTATCCCATAAGCATGACTACCCGTTAAAGTAAGATATTGGATATTATCTACCATCCATTCCTGCCCTGGTGTAATCTTACTTCTTATCTTTTCTAAAACTTCGTTTTTATCCATTTTTTTAATTAGGACTCAGTAGCAGGCGTTTAGAGGTAAGTCTTGCAAAACTCCTCAAGGCAACATTCCACTCTCCTACAACGTAACAACCATTGCCATCATTGTTCCTGATTATAGGTATGAGCACTTTCATTACTACTGAGTCCATTTCTTCCTTTCTCATATTTCATCATTTAGTGCCTTTAAAGTACTATACCCGCAGCCTATCCAAAAACCTAAAAGAAATACGCCAGAAAGTAAACCAAATACAACTAAATAAATCATACCTAATACCTCCTTATCTCCTTTATTGACCATACATAAAAAATCCATATTAAAGTTGCCCATAGTCTGCCTTCTAAGGGCCACCATTGAGAAATAAATTCTATTGGATTTCTAAAAGATATAGTCATTTTGTTTTCCTTTCACTAATATTATACTACAAAAATCTAAATTTCCCAGGGAAAGACTATGTATTTATCCATTTTTTCATAGACATAAAACTCTGGACTATCGACATCAGTTTCTTGACATAATTGTTTATTCCAATACAAAGTTACTATCTGACAATTTCTATAACTATCAGCTAAAAGCGTTTTTCCGGAATCTTTTATGTCCTCAGCTATTAATACATTTGGAGTTATATCATCTTTGCTTACAATTAATGGAATCTTTAGCAAGTGTGATAATTTAACGGCTAAAACTATTCCGCCTCTAGGAGGCCCATATATACCAGTAAATTTTCGGTCTTTAGCCCATCGCGCTATCTCCCTAGAAGCTTTATCAAACATTTCCCAAGTCATATATTCACAAGCTTCTTTTTTCATCTTTCTTTTTCTACCTCAGCATAACTAACAGCACTTTCATAAACTCTGACTACTACTTTTTGAATATTTTCCGATAAACAAAAAATACCATAACAAAAGACTTCAGCTATATTTTCAGCAGTGGGGTTCTCAATTAAATTAACATTATGTTTTTGTGTTTTATTAAAGAAGTCATGATCGTAGTTGCTTATCAATTTTTTTATCTGAGTAAAGTCTACTACCATTCCAGTATTATCTACAGTTCCTTCTACTTCAACTACTATCCTCCAGGTATGGCCATGAATTAGACCGCAAGGGCCATCATAACCAGGCAAAAAATGCGCGGCATCAATTTTAACTTCAGTTCCTATTTTTACCATTTTCTCCTCCCTTTAAACCTTGACTTTCGACAACTAACACATAAACGTCTATGCACTTTGTCTTCAGAAATTACTTCTCTAAAGTTTCGCTCTTTACACCAAGTTGAACAAAATGAACACTTCTCCAATCCCAAGACTTCTAACGCTTGTTCAATCTCAAAAATTCTATCTAAGTTACACATTAGTCTAAATCTTCCAAGAAACCTAACCGGCCGCGTTCCCCCTCCTCCCCACCAATAAAATCTCCGTAGCTTCTTTCTAACTCAACGATTTCACCGGTATCTCTAATTAACCACCCAGCTCTTTCTGAAAGATTAAATTTCTTTCTTATTTTTTCATCTAGTTCTTTTAGTTTCATTTTACCTCCTTACGTTAGAATTATACTACAATTTTACCTTAACCCCAAAAATCTTCTATTTTCTTCTACAGAACATTCAACAAACTTACTTAAATCCGTATAAAACCCAAAAAATACGCTGCCCTTAAAAGAACTTATCTTATTCTTTTTAAAAATTGCTTCTACTACAGGGCGTACTTGACCTTTGTCTATAAAATGAAGTGGTGTATCTTTCTTAAATTCAAAAGCATTAAAAAGTAACATTCCTACATCTGAATCATAACCTATATCACCGGTTTCTTTTAAATCGTCTAAAATTGGTCTTGCTCCTTCGGACTGTTTTTTTCTTAATTCTGCAGTACAAATAATTGGTATTCCAAGAGAGGTAGTCAACGCTTTTAAATTGTCAGAAATATACATATACTTTTCTCTTACACTATCCTTCCCTTTCATTTGTATTTTGTGAAGACTATCAATAAAAACCACAAGTTGTTTTTTATCAGCAACTTGTTTACAATCTTGAATAGTTTTTTCTATCATATCCAATTGACGTATTCCAGTAGCGCTTGACTCATCTTTAATTGTAAAACAATTATCCATTTTCTTTAATTCTATTATTGCTTTCTCCCTTTCTTGAAATTTTTGCAGCGCCTGTTCTGGAGTTAACTGCTCGTTCTTTTGAATTTTATAAACAGGATTTGAAATAATGTTTATCTCTACGCCACTTATTAAGGCGGCAAGTCTAGGAATAATTTTCAGTATTGGGTCGTCTAAAGAAAAGAAAAGAACATAAACATTTTCAGAATTGCTTAAAATAAGGTTGCGAGCTAAAGATAAAAGAAAAGCTGTTTTACCTACGTTTGTATCCGCCCCTACAACATAAAAGCCATTTTGTAGTCCATCCAACTTTTGTGTCAAAATTGGAAACCCTGTATCTAAACCAAGAAGGGGCCCTCCTCTAGAAAATGCCCATTCTTCAAAACGCATTACTTCTTTTTCAAAAGAACCTATAAAATCTTTAGTGTTAGCATTTACAGTTATTTGTAAGTCTGCTAAAACTGATTCAAAACTAACTCCCAAGATTTCGGATAGCTTTTTACTTTTTTGTTCTTTTTCTACTTGACTTGGTTCTGAGGAGATTAAATCAAAAACTATCTTTTTATCTATTTGGTTTTCTTTTAATTGTTTTAATCTAAATTCAAAAACTTCATACTCAGGTAAAGTTTTAAATTTTTCTATTCCTTCTTTCAAAATATATTCATCAGGATCTTCCCAGACATCTAAAGGTTTTACTTTAATTTTTAGTTCAACAGGCTTTACAAGTAACCCAACTAGGATACTTTCTAAAGCAATTTTTCCCCCGGTATCATTGTCTAGACAAATTACTATCTCAACTATTCCGCCTTTAACTATTAACTCAAACTGGCCTTCAGAGATAGAACTCCAACCCAAAGCTACAACGTTTTCTAACTTATTTGCAACAGCCATAAAGACGTCAGAATAACCTTCAAATACATATAACTTTAAATACTTCTTTGCTTTCCAAAAGTTAAAGAGAAACCGAGATTTCTTATAAATCTCGGTTGTCATACCGCTCAGATACTTTTCACCTTCCCCATTTATTTTTCTACTAGCAAAGCTAACTATCTTTCCGAAATGATTTTTTAACGGAAAAACTAACCTTCCTTCAAACAAACCCCTATCAAACAAACCAGTATCTCTTATAATTCGTTCTGTAAATCCCTTACTCAAAAGGTGATCAATCAAGTCTTTATGCAAACATGTTCCAAAATCAAATTCAGAAATCTCGTTCCAATGTCTTCCTACTAAGACATCTTTTATCTTTTCTTTTCCTTGAATTACAAATTCATTTGCTACTTTTAAAATTTCATAAAGTTGTTTTCGATTTCCTTCTACGGAAGATTTGTCTATCTCAAAAGGAATGCTATACTTCTCAGCTAGATATGCAACATTGTCGGTAATAAACTCTGGCCCTGATAAAGCTCTCCCTTCAAGGTAAGCTGTTGCATCAAAAATATCGCCTTTAGCAGAACAAGCCCAACACTTCCAATGCTCTTCATCAGGCCAAAAGTTAGCAGCCGGCTTCTTATCGTCCCGTTTATGTACTTGAAAGTTAGGGCACTGAAAATGACTATGCCCAAATTCCAAGCCTTGTTCCTGTAGATATTCTTTTAAGTAAGGACGTATTTTAGAAAGTGTTTCTTCTAAGTTTTGCATTAACTATTTTTCCCCACGCATCTCCTTCTTAAACGGTAACTCCCAATATGCGCAAGGGTCTTCCCAATTAGGATAGTGTTCCTTTAACCACTCCTCCCCGAAAACTCTTAAGTGCTCCTTTTTATCATACCAGGCCCCCCATAGTTCTTTTAGTATTGGTTCCGGTTCAACTGTTGTAGATTTCCAGATAACTCTATCGCAGTCCTTTACAACACAATGCCAAGTGCCTTTCTGGTAATTATCGTCTTCCCACCCGCAAGTAGGTTCAATCGGGCAAGAAAACCTTTTTGTTATACAAATAAAGGCATCTCTATCGTAATACGCTGCTTTATAGAACATTGATGCTCGTTCTCTACCTTGCTCATCCACTAACTTAGACCACATGGGATGGTCCGTAGGTACCTTCTTCCACCCTGCCGGTAGTGTAACGTTCACAAACAAGGCATCTACATCCTCACCAAAACCTATACCCATTTTTTCAAAGTTCGCACGCGAGCAATCATTACATCGTTTTGGCAAACATTCCGAATTTACAAACCTTGTTTGCCCTCTTGCCTCTTGGTTCTCGATTGCTTTAGAGGGATTACCGAGAATCATACCCTCCAACAAAAGACTCATCCCATCTTCCCCAAACCCCTTATCCATTATCCATCTCCTTTCTAAAAGGTAGTTCCCATTTTGGTTTTACCATTTTCCATGCCCCTTGCTCTGCCGATTCTTCTTTCCCATCCAACAAATTAAATACTAGCGGCGCCACCTTCTTATGCTCTTTCATTAGTTTTAGCGCCTGTTCTTTTCTGGACTCTAATCCCTTAATGAGTCCATATGCTTTCTTTACTGCTTCTATTATACTACATTTCTCTGAAACCAACACATTTTTCTTTTCTTCTACCCAATTCTTAAAGTCTACAGGTACCCTATCTTCAACATCTTTTAGGCCTTTTCCATCTTTTAAATATTCCCAGATAGAGGTAGTAGAAAACTGGGTTAATAGTTTATGCAGACGTTTATAGTCTTCCCCTTTTAATTTTACCCTTAACCCATCACTATATTTTGCTACATACCCTTCTTCGTTATACATTTGCGGTAACAATTCTAATAGTTGTTGCAAGGTATGATTAAATTTCCTTGCATAAGGTAATCCTAACCTTTTTGCTTCTTCTATATGGTCTATCTCTTTTCCAGTTTCTATTTCTTTTACTGCCAACAAAACACATTCTTCTCTACCATCGTAATCTACCACAATACGGTTCCCAGGATAAATGGCTTCATACATATAGGTGTAACCTTCTTTAAAATCTGCTCTTCTATACCCCTTATTCTGCAACCATTCTGTTCCCCATTTTGCTTGGTCTGATTTAAAACTTCCTCTTGTAGCCACGTAAACTTTGTTGTCATCTTTGTCATAATTACTATAATACTGAATAAGGAATGAGCCATCTAATTTTTCGTATATTTCTGACTCTATAGCCGGTAGGTTTTCTATCTTGGATTCTTCTGATTCGTTTAAATTAAAAAACTTAGAAAAGGGTCTTGCGAGCACTCTTCCATCTAAATTAGTAATAAGTCCTCTACACATCTTTGTATATTCATCCCATGCTTTATCGTATTGACAAGCGTGAGTATAGTTCCATATTATCAGAGGCTCATCTGGATGCCTTTGACAGAATATGTATTTATCTCTCTTTTTTAGTTCTTCTAAGTTTATTTTCATTTTTCTATCTATTCTTTTCTTAACTGACTCAAATGGGGATACAAATTGTCTATATCCTTAGTTAACCGCCAAACAATTTCTCCACAGTTTACACAAAACCTAATTTCATATTCAGTAAAACCATAACCGCAGACTATTAATGGTAGTTGTTCTTCACCACTTGGGTAAACAAAAGTATGTTCATGTACTACAAAATTAAGCATATTTCCCCCTTTTCTGTTCTCTGCCCAGTAAGGGTTCGAACCTTAGATACCAGAACCAAAGTCTGATGTGTTACCACTACACTACCGGGCAATTATATTCAATACTACTTATCACTCTTATTCTGATGAATTGTATTCCTATAACCTTCCCTAATTTTATAACTTGCAATATCTGGATGAGTATAACCACATACCCAGCAAACCCAACCAGCACCATCAAAATCATTGTACAACAACATATTATCTATGTTGTGAAAATCTACTATACAACCAAAGAAACCCAAAATATATACTCTCCATAAGGCGTATTTCCACCACCGCCAAGAAAAATAATTCCTATATCTAATAACGTTGTGTTTCATTCTATTTCCCTTTCTTTACTAACTCTTGACCTTTACCTAATCCTATTCCGACTCCGTATTGTCCAAAATGTATTAAACACATATTGGCCCAAGGGCCATAAATAGTCCTACCGTCATAACACGCTTTAAGAATACAAAAATCACATTTGGGAAGTTCATTTACAATAACAACCATATTCTTATCTACTACCATTCAAGCACCTTCTTTCAACCTATTTTGTAATTGCATTTTCCTTTACCCTTTTTATTCCATCTTCATCATAGTAAAAGTTTGGGTTATCTTTTTCTGGTTTTCTTTCTCCAATAAAATCGTTAATTAGATATGGTAAAAATCCTGGACACAGTCTTCTACCATTACTTGCCTTTTTTTCGAAACACCAATCAATAAAATCTAAACTTAAATCCTCTTTGTAACCACTTAAGACAAACGTTGCTAGAACTTTATTTTTTAGCGTATTACATTCTTTAGCCCAGTTTACTACTACGTAGTCATCGCCATAACTTCCTTTAAACTTTTCGCAGAATCTTTTTAGAAGAGCATGACTATTGATTTTCATTTAACCTTTCTTCTAGTTCTGCTTGAATATCAGGCATAAGTTCCTTTAAAATTTTTTCAACAGATCCTAATTGATTTACATGCCAGGTACGCTTACGATGCCTCTCAGCAATAGCTTTTTCTATAGAAGTTATTCCACCTTTCGTCAATTTGACAAAATCTATAATCATCTCCCTCCCCTTTCATATCTATTATACTACAAAAATTTCTTTAAATTCATAACTTGTTAAATGAGTCCAAAATAATTCATCGTCTTTACTAAACATAACTGCAACAGTATTAACCTTAGGCCTACAAACAACCGCACTTCCACTACAGTACCCAATAGCGAATTTTTTAATTACCCCCCTACTCTGTAAAATGGAAGGTTCTCTCTGAATAATTCCTAAAATGCCAAACAAGCTTCCACCGTGCCAGGTCAAAAAGTCAAAACAGCTTCCGTCTATTCTTCTTAACATAATAATTAACCCTATTATTGTAGTCTATACATACGTCAAGGCAATTCTTTAAGCAAATCTTATCTTCAAATGTATTGTGTTTCTTAAACCATTCTACCCTTTCGTTCCTAAAATCGCCGTTCATTTTTCCAATAGCTTGTCCTTGCTCACGAAGATAGATAATACAAGGAAAGTGCTGCCCTCCAGCTACTGCAATATCATCTAATACCAAGTAACATTTATTGCAATCTCCTTTTCGTAATCCTCTAACATTCCTCTTCTGCTTAAAGTTGGTCAACCGGTATTTCAGTATTGGATACCTATTAACCAGTGAATCTGAAAGCGTTGATAACTTGTCTAAAGCTTTATCATACTGGGCAGAAGAAATTATTCTAATGTCTAAAGGATTCAAACCGTCTATCCACTTTATTGTATCAACAGCATAGTTAACATTCAATTCGTTAAAGACTGCTCCAACTGTTACATAGGTTAACTTGGAAAGTTCTTTAATTGCAGTACTTGCTTTCTTCCAAGCAATAGTGCTACCACCACACATAACCTTACCAATAGAACAACAGCCACTATCAAGTGAAATGGAAAAATCATTAACACCGCAATCAATTAATTCCCTATAAAAGTCTAAGGAAGCTGTTCCATTAGTAGATAGTGCGATTCTCCTTACACCGCAGCGCTTACAACCTTTAATCAACTGTTTCAAGTAAGGATACAAAGTAGGTTCCCCACCGCTAAATCTTACATTGGTTAATCCATTATCAACCCACTGTTGCAAAATATATTGAGCGTAAGGTAAAGATATGTCCCCCTTTAATTCCGATTTCAATCCTCTACAGTAAGGGCATTTCAAATTACACCTATCGGTCAACAATAGTTCCGCGCGCATAATAGGCGATTTAGGACTTGTTGTCTTTGCTCTATTTTCTGATAAGGTATAAAACCCTATTTGTTCTAATTTCATTCTGGCTATCCCTCAAAAATTTTGTTGTATAACTCTTCACTGATTTGCTTTTTATATTTTTCTATTATTTTTCTTCCAAGTAAAGCTTGTTTGGGGGTAAGTTTTAAACATTCTGCTAAACTTTTTCCTATCAGAGTATCAACTTTGTTAAATCCACAACCATCTAACGCTATAGCATCATCACAAACACTAGCAATATGCTTAAGTGCTTGATGAACACATCTAATCCATTCTTCTTTAACCACAGTTAATTTTTCTTCAAATTTATCCAATTCTTTTTCTATTTCCTTTGTAGTCCAGTGCTTAGTAACAGACTCATTAACTTCAGGAATCACAAATTCTTCCCGTTCTTTTTTGTCCAAAGCTTTTTCAATTACTTCTTGTTTTCTTATTAATGTTTTTGCCATAGTTGCATCAAGGCTACCTTCTAAAACTAGGTATTGAATTAAAACACTTTCTGTTTGCCCTATTCTATGAGTTCTATCTTCAGCCTGACTCATATTTCCGGGAACCCAATCAAGTTCAACAAATACAACGTTGCTAGCAGCAGTTAAAGTAATGCCCAAACCAGAGGCTAAAATTGACCCTACAAATAATTTTACTTTTTCGTCATTTTGGAATCTATCAACAGCTTGCTGTCTTTCTTCTAGTTTTTCTTCTCCGGTAAGTTTAACAGTAATAGTTGGAAAAGCATTAACAATAGCGTTTACCACATCATGGTGATGCGCAAATACAACTAACTTGTCTATTGATTCAAGTAAATCCTTAATGTGATCTACAACGTAAGGAATCTTTGCAACAGCTGTTTGATGTCGTAGTTTCGCCATTTCTACAAATACTACTTGAGAACCTTCTTTTAGTTTTTCTACAGCAGTTTTATAACTTTCTTCTCCTTCAAGCTTAGCAAGTTCAACGTCAGTTTTTAGTCTATCTAAATTATCTTGGTGTTGTTTCCATGCATCTTGTTCTTCTTTTACAATACCAGCTACTCCATTAGCTGAAAATTCAATTATCTGTCTACGTTTAGGTGGTAACTCTTTCAAGACATCTTTCTTCAACCTTCTTATCATCAACTGAGCTCTAAGTTTGTCTTGAAGTTCCTCTAAGTTTGAAGCACCTGATAAATCCCAACCGTAACCCGTTTGAGTAGCGTTACAATATCTAAAGGCATATCCTTGTTGGCCCCATAAGTTTCCATTAAACCCTAAAGCTTTTATTAAGGTATAAAGTTCAATAGGTCTATTAACTATTGGGGTACCTGTTAAGAATAGTTTTTTTCTTGTCTTCTTGCATATCTCTAAAGTCGCAATTGTTCTCTGACTCTTTTTATTCTTACAAAAATGTGCTTCATCCACTACCACTAAATCCCATTCCCGTTTTAGCTCTTCAATTTTTCTTAACATATCATAATTGCAGATTACTATGTCAGCGTCTACATACTTATCCCTTAAAATTGCAATTGTTCTTTTTTCCAACAACCATTTTTCTAATTCTCGTTTCCAGTTTATCTTTAAAGACGCTGGACAAATGACTAAGACTTTTCTGATAGCCTTATCGGCGTTTATGACCCCGATAGATTGAATAGTATTATGAGTTAATACAAACTCATCTGTAATATATAGTCTATCAAGGGAATCTACAGCAATACACTGGCACTCTTTTTCCCCAAATTCACTAATACTTTTAATGCCCCTAGTAGGCTTATACTTGACCCGAGGTACATATCTAATAGCTTTTCTCGGTACAGTGAAGGGTTTATCTACTTCATCAGGTAAAGCAATTGTTAAGGTATAAAAGTTTTTACCTGAAGCCGAAATACTGCACCTCTTACGAATAACCCCACCAAATGATTGCACTAAAAACTTAATTCCATCTACTAATTTTTCAGAATTTGAACCGTATTGTAAAGTACTACTCTTACTTACATAACCATCAGTATCCATAAGTCCTTGAAATAAGCTTTTTCTTTGTTCTAAACTTCCTAACAAATACGTTTCAGGGATAAATTTATCATCGCTACCCTTTCCAAATAATCCTAAACTTTTTAAAGCCGTTAAAAGGGGATTATTTCCTGGTTTTGTAGGCTTCCCAGCGCTTATTCTATAATCATATTTAGAAATACGTTTAACTTGTAAGTTAATTATTTTGCAAAGTTTTGTAATTTCGCTAACAATTGTGATATCGGCGGAGGAAAACTCTGTAGTATATTTAATTGACCCATCCCCCAATAACACTCCTAATAAATAAGGATCAATAAGTAAATCTTTTTTCGAAAAATTCACTGGTTTTACTAATGGTATAAAATATCGCAAATTAGGTATTTTTAAATTCCCTTGACTCTTAAGGTATAAAGTATCTTTTATTTCAGATAAAGGTAATACTAGGCTACTGTACTTACCATGTTTTCGAAGAGGTGTTATAACTTTCCATAAATGATCTTCTGTACACTCAGTACTTGAACCATCTGTAAATTCTACTTTAAATACTTTTTTTCTTCCTTGCGGGTAAATATCTGTAACTTTTGAGACGTCCCCTAAGGAATTTATTATTTCATCACCTATTTTAATATTTCTCATTAGCATCCAACCATTTGGGGTTAATACCTTAGCATCCAAGGGTTGTGCCTTACCTAACCCCATTTCGTCGGCTATTAGCGTTCCATTTCTTTGTAGAGCATAAGCTATACCAGCTTTTTGAAATGGTAAATACTCCAGCCCTTGAGGGGCTGGTAAGTCTACGTTTAAGTTTGTTAGCCGGGAAGATTCTATACTTTTTGTTCTTTCCTGCATTGCTTTTTCTAATACTATTTTGGTTGCTTCATCCGCGTAATTAACTAACCTGTTAGCGAAGTCTACTTCTTTAGTTTCCCACCTACGTTTTTTTGGGTGCCAAGTAAAACCAGCGCTCTTTGAGATATCTTTTTCTTCGTAAGTAGAAATACAATAGAAGAAACCATCATAACAAAGTTTCATTGCCATACCCTTTCTACCCTACCGTTTTTACATCGGGTATAGTGTGAAGCTGTTTCTTGAACTACTGGATTGTCTCTGATTTCATTAATGACTTGTTTTGGGTATACGGTTGTTAATCTATTTCCTTGAACTATCCCTTTAAATACGCTCCTTGCTTCTTTAGACAAAGAGTTTGAAATTTCTTTTACTATGTCGTTATATTCAACTACATTATCTTCTTCTCCAGGCTCTTTCCAGTCTTCCATTGCTTCAATACTAATTGAATTTAGACGAACGCATTGATGTTTGTTATGTAGAACCACACATTTGTTCCAAATTGTTGCCCTACAACGTAAATAGAAGTAGGTTAAAAAACTTGCTGCGCGCCCCTTATTCCAAGTGTTAATTGCATAACACAAAGTCGTTGCTACACAATCGTCTATTATCTCATCTTGTTCGGCTTCATATAAATTTACGTTTCTTACCTTAACTATTACGCGCTTCTTTAAAAGGTTTACTAATTCTTGACAATTACTTTGATTACCGCCTCTTATTTCTTCTACTATCTCCGTTATCCTTTTAGTCTCCTGATTCATTCTTTTACTCCTTTCCTTCTATGTTGTTCTTAGAACAATAGACAGAACAGTTTCAAACTCCAGGAATATTACCTCTGACATATTATATCTCCATCCGCATAAACCCAGTTGATATCTCCCTGCCTCTTTTTATTTTACCCAGACAAACCTTCCTGTCTGGGGATTTCTCCAGACGTTGTTGTACCAGTGGCGACAAACCTCCCCGGTTGGGCAATCCTCATACCCTACCCAACGCTCGGTATAGGGCCCCGGATACAGATGGTCCGACCATTTTGCCCAATTGGGGAAGCCAAATTTTCTTACTAATTCCTTGTGCGAATACTCTTCGCACAAACCTGCAGACTTTCCTTCTCCAATCATTACTCTCTTCATCTTCCCACCTCCCTATTTTCCCGCCTGCAATCCGGCGGACCGAGAAAACACAAAAAAGAGGCGTAGATTACTACGCCTCTTCAACTAAATTGCATGTGTGGTTGTGCCCAGCGGGAGCCCAAACACACATGCAATTACCTTTTTCCTCGTCCCTGCATGAGGGACAGAGGTCTAAAAGGTTTCTGAGGGGAAGACAATCCCGCTCAGGAAATTCATATTGCCGACATTTTTCCATTTTCTACCTCCCTATTTTCCCGCTCCAGTCTGCGGGCGACTTACCCTAATAGTCCAACTCCTTTCCTATAAAATAGAAAAAGCAGATAGTGTCTGAGGATTGCTACCCCGAGGAGAAGTAGCCGGAGACTGACAAAACCTATCTGCTTTCCCTAAAATTGTTTTGATTGATTTTCCTCGTGCTAATCCTCTTTGCATCTCCCTTTCCTTTCAATTACATTATACTACAATCTTAATCTAAGTTAAACTTTCTACTATTCCTAATACATTATCAGCACCATCTATTGCATAACTATTAACGGTAACATAGCCTAGAGAAAGTAATTCCTGTAAACAAGATTTTATCAATTCCCGTTCTACAAGCGTAAAAGAATTTGTAAGTCCATAAAACTGAACTACAGATTTACCATTATATTCTGCTACCCGTCCATCAATAAATAAAGAACTTATTTGATTGGCAAAATCTGAAAATAAAGTTGAATGCGTAGGATTAGCTTGATTATAGACTAACCCTTGGTTACTGTAGACAAATACTAGTTTTGTATACTTAGGGTTATGAGTAATATTCCAAAACTTTTGACTTTTCTTTAGCTTTATCTTGCTGTGAATAGTCATCCTCTTTACGTCTCCTTTCCTACAATATAATTATATGTTATTTTTGGTAAAAAATCAAGGGCAAATCAAAAATATTTTGTTTTTGTAACTCTTTATATTTAATAGACTTATAAAAATTTAGAAAAAAATCTTTTTTTCTAAAAAAGATTTTTTATCTTTTTCTCCCCATTTAGTCTCCCTTATTAATTTCTTTCTAGAGAAATTATACTACAAAATTTAAGAAAAAAAGCGTGTTTTTAAAAATATATTTTTTACAACCAATCTTCCCACTCACAAATTACAAAATTACAACTATTTAAACTTGCTTTACCTTTTACTGTTTCTGCTTGGGCGTATCCAAGACTTGTCATTTTACCTCGTCCAGACATTTGCCCTCTACGCCAGTAATCCAAAGTTGGGCATAACGCTCCCGTTTCTATTACCAGTTTACGTTCTAATGCCATTTTGGATTGACCATGAGTATGACTTTGAAAACAAATATTCCATTCTTTTTTTAGTCTTGGCAGGAGATATTGTATGATATTTTTAGGTATAGTACCAGGAACCATAGAATTATTTTCAAAATGGGTTATTACTACATCGCCTATTTGAAATATACAATCAGGTACAACCACTATTTTTTTTAACCCGCTCTCTTTAAAGTCCTCATTTAATTTTCGCATTCTATCGATTAGCTCTACAGCTTGTTCTCTTGAGTGTAGATTTCTTTGAATTATTTTCTCTAATCTTCCTTCATGGTTAGTAGTCAAAAATATTATATGGTCATATACTTTTTCTGCTTCTTGTAACACTTTTATCAATATCTTTATTTCAAAGGAAGGTTTTGTATCTTCGGAAGTTTTAGGGTAAAATGGACCAAATAAATCTAAATTCAAACTATCTCCTGCGCAGACTAGTATCTTTTTGCTTTTTATCCTTTTCGTTTGTTCAAACAACTCAAATAGATATTTGTATTTAGTGTAAGGGATATGCAATTCAACTATGTCTATATGTCCTGTAAAACTGGTAAACTTCTCCTCTAAATTATATCTAGTTTCTCGTCTTAGTTGCCATTTTGGAATTACTTCACTAAAGTAACTTAGTTTCATTTTACCTCCTTAAACGTTGTAGACAGTTTTTTAATTGCTTGCGGACACCCATACCAAACTGGGGTGTTTTTACTTGTCTTATTACTAAAATTGATTAGTTGTTTTTTGAAGTGCGGTAAAGAAGATGAAGCAAATCCTCTTATAGAATGGATACTTATTTTATTATATCCATTAGTAAGACATAGCAATTCCATATCCCTAGTTGTAAATACTTCGTCCGGGTGAGATTTTAGATATTTAAAAAGAAAAATTCGGTAGTCTTTAGTTACATCAGATATTTTAATAGTTTATTCCTCCTATCTATATTATACTACAGAACTGGCAAAAGTGCTTGCTATTTTTTCATTTCCTCTAAAAAGAGTTGTATACTGTATCAATGATCCCACATATAAAGGTTGAATTTTTAGACTATTCATTTTTAAAAAGCATTATTATAGGACTGACCCTTCAAATAAAAGTTTCCGCCACCATCCATGTAAGCTATTTTGGTACCGGCAAAATCGTGAAACTCTATGTCTAGTCCCGAACCGGCAGATACATATACTTCATTATTGTTTCCTCTTACTACTAAGTCTGCTGTAATTGTTAGGTCTCCATGTACCGTTGAGTTTCCATAAACCTCAGCTCCACTTCTTATTAAAAGATGTTCTAGAGTTGAATCATCGTTTACTGTTAGGGTTTGATTAATAGTAGCTGTTTTTTGTACAACTAAATCGTCTCTTACTATAGTATCAGCCCCGTAAATACTTAGTCCACTTTCTATTCCACCGTTTAGTTTTATATCCTTTTCAAAAGTTACTAGTCTCTGGAATGTAGAAGGGTCCTCAACAGTAAGTGTATCTTGAATGTTTACATCTCCTCTAAATGTAGAATCGTTATAGGTATCTACCCCACTACCATGTAAATCATGGTCGGCTACAGTTACTATCATACGTTTCCCAGTAGGATTACTGTTTATGGTTATAGCAGTTGCCGTAGTAGTTGCCGTTGCTACTAAAATAGAGTTAGACGGAATTATCCCTGTTGTGTTTGTGGTTGTATCCACACTTTTGTATTCTCTACTACTGGCCCCAGCAGGATTGGCATCAGTTGCTTGTTCTATTAAAGTAGCATAAAGATAATAAGTAGTATTATTAGACAAATTTGTCCAAGATAAAGTACTTGTAGGAGAAACATAAATCTGGCTTATCAATGCTTCTAATGCAGTAAGATATACTGCGGAACCATTGTTTACAAACACTCCTGAGTAAGTTCCTTCACTTATAACGCCATATCCTGCACTATGTAAAAGTATTGCGGCGTAGAGGTTGTTATCTATAATTCTTGCTTTTCTTTTTTCTTCCCGCTCAGACATAATATCTCCTTTAACTTGAGCAGGGAAAGTGTATTTATCAGTAAAAAATCCATATCCCATATGTTTCTCCTTTAACTACTTATTTTTTAGCTTGCTTTTACTTCTGGTTCCTTTATCAGTAGTTTTAGTTCGTCTATTCGGTGTAATAACCCATTATGATTAGCTGATAATTGTTGAAGGGCTATTTGCCTTTCCTCTACCAACTTTTCTAATTCTTTTATTCTCGCTTCTATTTTTTCTTTCATTTTAGGTTCCTCCTATATTATGTTTTCTGCGCTTTTTATGTTGGTTTTTATTGCCGTTATCAACTGACTTATTGTTATTGTTCCAGTTAAACTATTCAAATCTCCAGCTGGGTTCAAATAGGTTGTTTGTATAGTATAACTTCTTCCCCCTTGTCTAATTAGATTTACATCATCAGTTGTACCTATTATCCAACTGGCGTCCACTTCGTCTATTATACCATCTCCATTTTTATCCCAAAGCGTTAGCCACGATTGCTTTAATACTTTTGCCATTTTTGCCCTCCTTATTTTATCGGTAAATACGGTTTTATACCATTAAATATTTCTTGAAAAATTGCTACTCCAAACGGACTTAAGTTGGGCAAAATGTTTATAGATTCGGGCGGTGTTCCATCTAATTTTTCTAAGTCTATTATTACTGCGCTTAATGTTTCGTTATCTTCTGACTTAAATATAAATTCCTGCGAAATTCCTTCTTTCATCTTTTGTTTCCTCCTCTACTTGACTCCCAGAACTACAAACCAGTCCGCCGTCAAAGTCCCAGTTCCACTTACCTCCGTACCGTAGGCGTCTACGCTATTCGCACTCGTATCAGTAAAAATAGCGGCTGTTACACTACCGTTTGTCCAAGTATCACCCGTTCCTGTCGCCGATTGTTTCCACGGGACTGCGTTACCTTTTACGACAGTGTTATCTCTTACTTGCACATTCCATTCACAAGCCTCGTTCGTCCCGCCCGCTACGTGCCAACCACACATTACAATAATGTAAGCATAAGTGTTTGCGGGTAAGGTGAAAGCCCTCAATACGTTTGTTGAAGTTAAAGCCGTTGCGGTCATATCAAAAGTCAATAACGTGAACGACCCAGTCGGCAGATTAACCGCCGCTATCGCCGCCGCAATACTCGGCACACCAGTTGCCGATGTAACTAAAACGCCATCATTGGCAGTCGCTAACCCCTGAACAGTGTTAGCACCGTTGGAATATAAGAGGGTTGAAGCGGTATAGGTATCAGCGAAAGTTGAGGTTGAATATACTAAATCCGTCCCATCAGACCGTAATATTTTACCTGCACTACCTAACGCAAGTCTAATATTATTTGTTGCGTCCCTAACGATAATATCCCCTCTTGTAGTTACAGGAGATAAAGCATTAAATCCTAAAGTTGCAGTAGAAGCGCCAGTGCCGCCATCGGCAACTAATGTATCTCCTAACGCCAAAGTTCCAGAACCGTTTGAATATAAAACTCCTGCCGCATCCGCTACAGGGAAAGTCCATGTTCCGCCTGCTTTGAGTTTTCTATTTTCAAGCCAGATATCGGCAGTTGCGCCTTCAAAATATCCTCCATAATTATTTGTCCCTGCTTCTCCGATTCCATATACGCCAAAACTGTTCTGTGCTCCATGTGCATAAGCATAAAGTCCATAGGTTTTAGAAAGAATACCCGTAGATGTTGAATCGCAATCTAAATATATTCCATAGGAAACTAAATTTGCAGTAACTCCAGAATAATCAACATCTAAATTTAATCCTTTTGGTGCACCTGCTCCACTTAAATTTATTATCCCCATAATCGCATTAGATGTATCATCCGCCAGCGTCCCATCGTTTACGTTCAGGCGGTCAAAGTAGCCGACTCTAAATCTGTTCGGACCTGTAGAAGTTCCCAAATCAATAGAACTATCTCCAGAAGGCAATAAGTGTGTATTTATCGCTACCGAGGCGAGGTTGTCTAATGCGGTGGTTGCGCCTGAACTACCACCAGTTGTAAGGGTTGTCCCATCATCAAACGAAACTTTGCTACTGTTTACGTTGCTTACCCATAACTGGCTTACCCCTAATCCACTTTCTCCTATATTATATCCTAAAGCAGCTGGTAATAAATGGCCATTACTATTTACGATAAATCTATCTATTAAAGTACTTGAGTTATCCGGGGTAGTAGAAAATACTATACGACCCGGCATATCTGTCGCACCCGGAGTTCCGTCAACTTCAAACTCTATACTTGCACCAGTCTGATAATTAAAACCGTCATAACCCCTCGCATAAATACCACCCATTACATCATTATTTAAAAGTATGGTCTTATTTGCTTCTGTTGTTCCCCTCGCATGTTGAAGAAATATATCCCCGCCTGTTGTTGCTGCAATTATATCTTCTATCATAACAGGATTATACCCTGCGCCAGTAGAGACAAAATGTAATTTTGACTGTGCGCTTGTTGTCCCGATACCGATGTTTCCGCCACCTTCTATTCTTATACGTTCCGCTTGGTTTGTAACAAACTTTATAGGGGCGTTCCCGTTAGTTCCGATAACAAATCCATTTGTTACAAGAGATGTAGCGATAATATCTGCTTGATTTGGATTTACGTATCCAGATGGTGTATATCCGCTTCCAACGTATCCGATAGTAAAATATTTGCTATCTATTGTTGTAATATCTTCGCCGATTCTCCATTCCGTTATTGCTGCAGTGCCCGCATTTGGGTTTTCCATTCCAGAAGAAAATCTATCATTTACATTTTGGGATACTTGCAAAAAATTTGTTCTTAAATTTTGTTTTACTATTAAATCACCAAATACATTTATACCTGATTGGTTTGATTGTCCTTCTACATTTAGTGTTCTATCAATTCTTAAATTTTCTTGTACTTCTACCCCACTTCTAAAGAAAATGTTTCCGTATGCATCTATACCACTATGTAATAGCAATCTATCTTGTATTCTTACTTGTTCATCTTCTAGGATTATTTCGTCTTTTCCAAATGCGTAAAGCCGTAATGATTTATCCGAATCATTAGCATATACAAATGGAACATCATTCAGCATAGTTATATTTGGGGTTTTAAAAGCTATTCCTGCATAACCTAAACTATTTAAAGTTTCAACCATTATGTAGGTATCCGGCTCATCTATAACGTGAACTTGTGAACCAAACCAAGGTTCATTATAATCATTTCCTACTGCTAATGTGCCTTGAACTTTTGTGTTACCTCTAAAAGTTGAAGTACCAGTTACATCTATTCCGCTATTGATTGTTACTAAATGAGTACTATTATTGTATCGCAAGCCTGCAGCGCCTCCAAAGGCGGCTGCATCATTATACTGGACTTCAGTATTGTTTCCTCCCGGACTCCCACTTCCACCAGTTGACGCTATCCGTAACGTTTCATCTCCACCAGGATTCAATGTTGTTACAGTAACGTTAGCCCCTGCTACTATTTTGCTGGCTAAAAAGTTTGGTGTTGTATCGGTTATTGTTACCCTTGCTTTTTCATCCGCCCCTTGCGGAAATCCACCAGTTACATACAAATCTCCGAATATGCTTAACCCTGAAGTAGAGATAGGACTATTGCTGTCTATACCGTCTTGAACGGTTACCTTGTCTCTAAAAACTGAATCTCCGAATATCTCCTCTCCGCTTCTTACTATAAGATTTTTTGTTATATCTACCTTTCCTAAAACTGTTAGGTTATCTTGAATAGTTACATTGTCATGGAATATACCGTTCCCATAAACGTCTTCTCCACTTCGTACAATTAAACTATCTAAGGTTGTTCCATGGATTACCTCTAAAGTCCTCTGTAAGACTACGTCATCTCTGAAAATCGAATCTCCGCCAAATACGTCTATTCCACTTGCTATTTTTCCTTGGAGTATTAAGTTTCCTCGTACCGTTTCGTTTCCATATACATCCTCTCCACTTCGTACTGTTAAAGGATTACCAATAATGTAATCGTTAAATGTTACTGGTCTGTTAAAGGTTGTTGGATTCCATACTGCAAATGTATTACCAGTCCCTGTTATTGTTACGTTCCCGTAAATATTTATTCCACTTGTTATTCCGCCATCTATTTCTACCGCTTTTTTGAACTCAGCATTTCCAAATACTGTTATTCCGCTTACAAAATCCGTTGTGTCTTCTATTGATTTTATGTACCGTTTTCCACTTGGGTTGATATTAATAGAAATTGCTGAAGCTGTAGTTGTAGCGGTAGCTATTAGAATTGCGTCTGTAGGGGTTATTCCAGTAATATTAAAACTTGTTCCTATACTTTTGTATTCTCTGGTTGATGCCCCAGAAGGGTTTGTATCTGTCGCTTGTTCTACTATGTTAGCATAAAGATAATAAATAGTGTTGTTTGCCAATCCAGTCCAAGTTAATGCCCCTGTTGTATATCCGTATACTTGATTTATTAAGCATTCTAACGCTGGATTTGGTTTATTCTCGATTAATTGCACAGTAGAATTATTTGAAGAAAATGTTCCCAGATACATTCCTTCTTTGATTACTCCATTACCGGTTCCGTGCAACCAAAGCGAAATATAAAGTTGATTATCCAGTATCCGGGACTTTCGTTTCTCCTGCGTTCCCGACATGTTGTCCCCATGGACTTGTGTCGGTAACAAATATTTATCTGAAAAGTATCCGTAACTCATTTATGCTATGGGCCACAAACTGACCCATCTCCTAATTTTGAGCTTCCGCACATTATGTAACCCCTAAATAGGGAATCAAACAGCTCTTTCTTTTCTATACCTAAACTTTGCCCTTTTTCCATAGTAGCTTTTTGGGTCATGTTTAGACGACTTACTGTATCTGTTCCTTTTAAAACTTTGTAGACTATATTTCGGCTTAATTCTCTTCCTATATTCCTATAAGTTTTTAACATTTATTAACTCCAATATGGGTCGTAAGTATATTGTGGGTCTACCCATTCACCTTCTATATCGCATGTGTATGCCTCAGTGCTTTTGCTTAGGTTATGTGTTATTGATGTTATCCTAAACTTTTTGGCTTCTGTTAATTCCATTATACCAGTTTCTTTATCTATTTCTTCTATTTCTATTATGTTTAGTGGATACAGGTCTGGTTGACCCCAAGCACTAAACTGTATAAAAAATCTTGGGCGTGAGGCGCGTTTAAATACTTCAGCTGCCACACTTTGTACTACGCCCGGACTATTTAATGCGCTATCACTAATTATTTGGAACCGGTTCCAAGGTACCCAGCCCATTCTCGCTCTGTCTATAGTTCCGCCAAGTGGTGATTGCTCTAATGCAAACAAAGGTCGAGGCACTGGATAGTTGTAATCTAATCCTTGTACAAAAACAGTATTTATAATTTCGGCTAATCGTTTTACTATGTTCATTCGTTTTAGCTCGTCATAAGCATCAACTGTGCTTGGGACTTCTTTAAATTTTCGTCCGTTTGGTGAAGATGTCGGCGAAGATACTGTTGTAAGCACCGGATCCCTATAATTCAGTTTTCCATCTTCGTCAAAATACATCCACCATTGGCTCCATTGCCGAATCTTTTCCATACATTCCCACATAGATGTTCCGGCGCTAAACATATATAACGGTTCTTTCATCAATCCAGAATTAGGGAGGTTACCAGGGGATAATGTCCCAGAATTTATAACATCAATAACTCTATCACCTGTTTCTATTCCACTTCTATCAGCTAAATCGGCTATTGCCTCATAATGTACCCATCCGTCGTAGATTGGTAAATTTACCGCTATCGCTTCTGTTACCTGTATTCGTCTATCAGTTATGGTTAAATCTACTGTGCTCTGTGCAGCATCCGGTCTTGAATATTTTATGTCTGATACAAACCCAAATATATGTTGATACATAGTAGGTTCGCCAGTAGGAACGTTTTCAAAATCACCTATTCGTTCTGGCCCTGTTTTTTGTCCGATACTTACTTTTATGGGATACATCCCATACAAATTTTTGTATCGTCCGCCTCTATTCCAAACCGATAAAGTACAAGTTCTAGGTTGGTCTACATATTCTGATATTGAACAATTTAAAATATGTTCACTAAGTATATCTGGTATATCAGTAGAATCTAACGTAGCGATTTCATATTTTGGGCTGCCGTTGAATTCTACACCAAACAGTATAGGGGTATAGTTTGGAACGTCTGTTCCATCACCGTTCCATCGATTTAGTGTTACATTCCAGTCGTATTCGGTATCAGAAGTTGTAAAATTATTGACTACTTCTGTCTTTCCTTGCGTTACCGAGTTTGTAGTCATTTTAGTTGTAGTTGGCTTATACCCAATATTAGTTTTACCAGCTTGTAAAAGGCCACTTTCTGCATATTCTATTGGTATATATGCTAAGAACCCATTCCCGCCACTAACCGTTACTGAAATAGGACTTTCGGCTATTTCTATACCATCAGTAGCAGCGCTCATTGTAGGCACTTTATATAACCAGTTTCTTGCGTGTTTAGGCTCTTTTTCGGTTTGCGTATAGTCTATCTGGATTCCATTAGAAATAAGTATACTATGAAATGCCCATTGGACCATAAACGCGTAAGTTTTAATATTGTTACTTGCCCATTGTTTATGGAATATTGTTGTGTCTTCTTCTGGTATTCTTATAGTATCAAGCACATTATCTTTTTGGTCTAGCAATACCGGTCTTTCGTTTGCAGCCCATTTTATTTTCCATGCATCTGCTCCAAATCCTATAACTACTGAAGACGCTGGTGTCTGATTGTTTGCTTGTACCGGTAATCCCACTACTACACAAAAGGAGCCATTTTCGACCACTGGAAATGTTGATTTAATAGTTCTAGGAGTATTTGTATTACTGTTTTTTAAATGAAGAAATTTAATAGCAGAAAGCGTTGGTGTAACAGTACCATAAGGCGGAATTTTAGGATCATCTTCTACTACCCATTTTGTAAGCGGAGAAGTTGTTTCTTCTACCCAAACGTTATTTTTGTCATCTCCAGCTGTACCTACTACCGCCTCCCAAGCAGTAGTAGTTCCTCCAGAAGGAGTACCACCAGACCAAGAATGGTTTGCTGAAAGTGTTGTATCAGCATAAGTATAATTAAAGTTTTTTGGCCGCAACATTAGCGCTCCTAAATTTCGCTCTACCCATAACGTCGATTGCCTATCTAAAGTAGAATGAAAAATTGTTTGGTATTCGTATAGCGTTTGTGCTTTTTTATTGTCAGTAGTACTATTACTAATACTTTTATCACTGGTTATTAGTCCTACGTTATCTATTGCTTCGCTCATTGGCACATACATACAGAATCCCCAGCGTGTCATAACGTTAAAGGTTCGTGCCCATTCTGCTTTTACATGCGGATAATACCGAATTTTTCTTGTCATACTTTACTCCATGTTAATCCTGCATCTCGGCTTATACCAAAGTTTAAAGTTAAGCCAATTCCTGATTGATACGCTACATAATACTCGTCAGTTCTACTTCTTAATACTGCGGGTGTTTGAGTTGGAACTATACTAGTACCTCCTGTATTTTCTGTTAATGTTAGTTTTCCGTCTACTGTATGGGTTAAGAAATCTTGGTTCATAGTTTTCCCATCATGGCTTATCATACCTACTTTACTACATTCTGGCAAATTGAATAGTTTTATATTTTCTTTTTTTATTTCTACTACGGGATCGTAAGGTATATCTGTCCATGTTATTCCATAGTCTTTACTTCGTTTTATCTTTATTATTTCATCAAAGGCATCATTATAAACTTTGTAATAGACATCTATACTTCCATCAGTGTTATAGATTATTTGTGGTCTAGCCATAGTTATATTACTTACTACTATTGTAGGTTGTGCCCAAGTTATTACATCGCTTACATTTAACGTCCCTTTTGTAAATAATATTTTAAAGTTGTAATAATAGATTAAAAAATAAGTATTCAATGCCGCAGCAAATACTAATGAACATATTGGCATTGTTAAAAGTCCTGATACTACATTAACGTTATTTTCGTCTTTTAGAGTATAGTTTGTCTGAGTTTGCGTTACTCCTCTATCCCTTGTTCTATCCATAGTTAAAGTTTGGGTCGCACCTGTATGCTGATAAAAAAGTTCTATCTGTCCTGATGGCCTTTCTATATTAGCTACTGATATAACAGAATATCCGCAAACACTTTTCTTTAACATAAATTCGTAATCACCTATTCTACAATATCCTGTTCCCATTATGAAAATAACCTCAACTCGTAAGCGCTAATTGTTATTAAGTCGTTTTGTATATAACTATTTGTTTCTTCTTGACTTCCCCTTATTTCTACATATAATCCATTACTTAAATCTGTATCTACAGGAAGATAAATTGAATGGTAAGCGCAAACATGTTTTCTTGCTAACAATCTTCCTACCGAACCCCAGTGGTCTGAAGTCAGAACATCATGTGCTGGCATTTCATAAACCAGTATTTCCATATCCCTTACTGTTAAAGAAACAGTTTTAAGATAAAGATGTATTACTGTAGGAGTAAAATCTATAAACTCTGTATCAAAAGAAAGGTAAGACCTATAAATTTCGTAGTTTCCTCCAGTTAGTCTTGTTCCTACATACTTTATTGAACTTCCTCCATTTATTGTTACTACTGGAGTAGATGCTACTGCTTCTGTATAGGTTGCCCCACTTTTTTTCATGTATCCATCTTTACTTTGACCCGTTACTTTTATGTATGGAATTTTGTAGCCTATATGAATTCCTCCTTGATTAATCTTTCCGATAAATTGGTCTACTATGGTAAAGGTACCTGCGCGTATGGGTGGAGGATACAACCAAGGCGCCTCAAATTGCGCTTTATAAATATTTCCATCAGTACTTGATAAATAATAACCAATATTAGCCCCACCTGTTCCACCAAAATACCAATTAACAGTCGCCATTCCTACAATAAATCCCGGAGTCTCGTAGGATTCAGTATAATTAGACCCTCCCGATATACTATATTCACCAAGTGACATCCAGTTCTCCCCAAAAGGAGCTAATATTGGTATCCAATAACTGGCAATATTTAAATTCCCAGAACATGCTAAATAATAGCTTATTGCTGTAGGATTATAAGTATAATCTACCCAGGAATCTCCGGATTTTCTTTTAAGAGTATACACAACAGTATTATTAGTTCCTTGGGTAATCCTACCTATTGTATTTTCACTAGAAGAACAATACCATAAGTGACCAGTAGAAGAATCCCATAAACTATCCGGAGCAGAAGAAACAGTGTAATAATATTTTGTTCCATAAGCAATTGTAGGAGTCATATTCATACTGTATGTTCTTATTTTGTTATCACTAAACCCTACAAAAATTGTAGCAAGTTCGCTATAAGACCACCACTCAACTCCGTTGCCTGTTCCGTAGCTTGCTACACTTATAGGTTCAGCATTTGTTATTTCTTTTCCAGTTTCATCTCTTAGTTTTACTGCAATAAAAGATTTAGCAGACCCTGTTTCTAAAGCATCTAAAACTGGTATTCCATACAATCGTTTTTCGCCTTTTTCAACTAAAATCATCCATAAAGCCATTTCTACTCCACTTAGTCCTTGTGGTAGATTTCCGGGTGCTTTTATCTTGTTTAATACTTGTACTTCGTTCATAAGTCCTCTTTAGAATAGCAAGTTATAAAATGATTAGTTCCTACTCCGGTTTGAGATTCTAGTATTTCGATTCCACCCAACCCGTTTATTTTTATTTCATAGATGTATCCGTTATCGCAACAAATCCAAAATCTACCGCTTTCATCTAAATCTGTATCAAACATAGAACTTTTCTCTGGTAAAACTGCTAACCCTGTTGGATGAAGTAAAGTTCCGGTTTCTTTTATTTCTTCCTCGTAGTCTATTCTACCAGCTTGCCCAGTAAAGTTGGTTCCTGTTAAACTGTCTATGTTGTTTGCTAATCGACTTATTCTGCCTAAGTCTTTACTACATATCCACCAAATATTCCTTTTATCTCTTACTATTCCTGTAGGATTATAAGTGTATGTCTGCCAGTTCCCGTCTTTGTCTTTTCTTTGTATTGTTGAAGACAAAGTATACGTGTGATTGTAAATTGTGTTCCCGGTTGTGTAGTATTGGCTGCCTCCGGTATTATTGTAGTAACTTGTTGGCGTATTTGCTACTGTAGTTAAAGAAGACAATAACGGCGTAATTGCTCTTGAATATCCTTTTAAATTTTTGTCAGTAAAAATAACGCTAAGAGTAGAAGGATTTCCGTTTTCGTCTCTGCCAAACCCTATTGCCTTCGAAGAAGCTTTCAAACCGCTGCTGCTGTAGTCTAAAGTTGTGTCCCATTGCCCTAAAACATAGGCGTTGCCTACACCTTCAGTTTCACCATTTTGACCTAACAGTGATTTTCTTACATCAATGCTCCATATCGAATTGAGCTCGTTGTCTCCCAAAGTTAGGCAACGGTCCAAATAGTGTTCAAACATTTCTTTCTCCTATAAAATAGAAAAGGAGTAAGCTTTTACCTTTTACAGTAAAACTACTTACTCCTTTTATGATAGTCCTTATCTATTTAGAGTTTTTTACTTTTTAAACTTTTCTTTCAAAACGAATATACATTCTTCTTCCATAAGAATCAGTTCTGTCTAGCAATATTCTTATTTCTACATTTTGCCAACCACCCAAGCTTTCTGCTTCTCTGGTTATGTCTTCAGCAGTAGCCTCTAAAAGCATTTTATCTTCTTTTGGAGATTTTTTAGTAATAAACGAATACTTGTTTGACAATTCAATTCTGTCTTGTATAGCCATTTCTCTATAAGGAGATGGCAGATTATCCACGGCAGTTCCTCCATTAAACTGGGCATTAGCAAATAATGCTAACTTAACAGATTTATTAAATTTCTTTAATAGAGAATAAAATGCTTCAATATCTAAAACCGCTCCTTCATATTTTCCTACTGCCTCTTTTACAGGTTCTTCTAAAGACTTTTCTAAAGGTGTTTCTGCAACAACAGGTCCTGCTCTATGCGGCAATTCATTTATAGATTGCTGTATGACTTCGCTTGAGTCCTCCAAAGAGAACGATTGTGACCCCCTTATATTATTTTTAGCAAATACTAAATTACCTTTCGCTTGAACTTGTCTAATAGAAGTATCTTTAACTTCTTCTTTAACAATCTTTATATCTAAATTCTTTTTTGTTTCTTCAATTGCCGGTAAAAGTGTAACTTCTAAAGGGACTTGAGTAATTTCTCGCTTTTGTAGATTTTTACTTATTGGCGTAAAAGAAAATTGAAACCATAAAATTATTAAAATGCTAATACACATATAAAATAAAATTTTAGAGAGGCCTTTAGTCCACTCGGATACATAGGGGTATCTTTTGAATAAGCCTTCTTTTTCTTTATCCAATAAATTAAATTCCATTTTTCCTTTTATGGGTGCGTTACTATGCTTATACCAATATCTTTTAGTCCATTAATAAAACCATCTATAAGTTCTTTAATTGATTCTTTAGCTATAGGAATAGGTTTTTCCTCTTCGGCTCTTACCCTTCCCCAAGAAGGAGATTCATTCCACCTTGGTGTAGTTGAAGCTACAGGAGTAACTGTACTCCCAACTGTTCCGGTAATTGCGGGGGACCCCCCTGCAACTGGAGTAGTTCCAGCAGTAGTTGGTACATTCAAGGTATTTACCATTTTTTGGGTGTTGTCTTCTATTCCACTTAACCTGTTTTCTACTACTTTTTCATGCGGACTCCTAAATCCAGCAGCTCCACCAAATAACCGTTGATAAAACTTTTCGTAAGGTCCCGTCTGCGGTCTTTTTTCAAATTCTCCTTTTGCATTATAACTTCCCCATGCCTTACCGCCTGTTCCACCTCGTTCTAACGGTGCAAATGGACTGTATCCTGGCCCTTTGGTTAAACCTTCTCCCATAGTTGTTGGCATTGTGTATGTTCCTTTTGATAGTCCTAGCTGTAACTGTAACATCTTTTCCATAAAGGAACGTTGAATATATTGACGTTTTTGAGCTACTGCTAATTCGGCTTGTGCTAAATTAGTCTGAGCTTCCTGATATTCCTTATTATCCTCAAGGGCTTTTCCTTCCTCTCGTAATGTATCAACAATTTTTTGGCGTTCTGATACTATATTTTCTAACATATTTACTTGTAATAAAAGAAAGGAACCTTGTTCCATTATCGGCCTATATGTAGCTTCTAAAATTCCAAGTTGTGCATCATATCGTTGGTTTATTATATTAATTATATCTATGTGTTTATTAGCAGCATCTTTTTGTCTTTCATATTCATCTGATTCAGCTTTTAATTTATTTAATCTATCAGTTTCTGCCATGGTTGCATTACGCGTGCTTTGAATAACGATATCAATCGCTTTAATTTGGTAATCTAGCTCTTTTATTTCTTTTTCCAGCCCCCCTCTAAAAATACCGCCTAAAGGGCCTGGCATAAGTCGTGATAACGCTTCTTGTTTTGCCGCTTTTCTTTTTATTAATCCCCCGCGTTCTTCTCCTAAGGCAGATGTTCCCTCTAAAGTTTCTTCTCTTGTCTTAAGGGGATGTGAAGCTAGTTCCATTGCAGACATACCAAAATCAAATAATGCTCCGCCTAAACCCAATTGCCAGTCTTCTTTTACTTTATTAAATCGCAGCATTCGTTCTGTTAATTCAGTTATATCTTCTGAAGCTTGCGTCAATACCCCGTGCTGTCTTGCATATAGTCTTAAAAAGAAGTCTTTATCGCCCCCGGTAGCTCTGGAAACATCAGCTAAATCAGCTAGAGTTAACGCCTCTTTTTCTAATAAATTATTTACTGTAGGAAGAGCTTTCTGAAGTTCTATATATTTTTTAGTAACTTCTTCTAAGTTAAATGGAAATTCTTTTGATAAGGTTTCTACTATTTTTTTCATAGATGCATTAGATAAATTAGCTGTTACATAACTGGATTTTAATGTTGAAACTAATTTAGTTGTTTCTATTATTCCTCTTCCAGTACTACTAGACATTTCTTTAAGAAATTTACTATAACTTGCCATATTAGAAGTACCAACACTAAAGCTTCTTGATACTTCGTAAAGTTCTTTTTTATACGATACCGTAATACTAGTTACATCTCGTATAACTTTACCTAAACCAACAAGAGAACCTATACCAAGAACGCTAACTCCAGTTAAACCGCGTAAACCGCTATCTAAAGCACCAACAGCCTCTTTAAGATTTTTAGCTCCGCCTTTTGCAAGATTAAAAGCGTTACCAAGTCTCGATACTGATTGTTCAGCAGCTTTAATTTTGGAAGTATCCAAATCTATCATTTGGCCAGTTCTGGGATCCATTACCCTAGGTTTACCACCACTTAATCCTGAACTACTGGGCGAACCACTACTACCTTTTGTACCGGCAAGTACTTTATTAATAGAAACTAATGTAAATAATACATCTTTTTGCCAGTCAGAATATTTCTCAGCCATGCTTACTCCTTAAAATTATTCCTCTTTTATGTTATTTAATAATTCATTTAAAATTATAGGATGTACGCCAGTTTCACTTGTAATTTTATCTATATTTTTTAATTCGGCATTATTATCTAAATCAAAACCAAAAATTAACTGAAGTGGGAGATTCCATTCTTTTAGACAGTACCGTAAGAGATTTTCATTATACTTTGTGTTATCTAATACTACTGTTCCTTCTTGTGTCATTCCTAACCTTTTATTCTTTAAAATATTATCCAACTTCCACGTTGGCCTTAAAAACTTCGCCCAAATCAGGTATTTGCCATCTTCTTTTATTACTGGTTTTCCATCAACGATATCTGCCCTTATTTCTACTTTTATGTATTTGTCCTTTTCGTCCATTAAAAAATTTACTAGTTCTGGGTCGCCATCTCTACCGTCATGGTCACCTTCTGCTGCGGTTCCGGGGGGTATTGAACTCGAAAGCTCTTTTATTTTTGGTATAGGAATTTCTTTCCCTTGTACAGTTACTATTGTCATACCTGGTTCTTGACTATCCTTTTTGTCTAACTCCAAATTTGTTACTGTTGTTTCTGTTGGTACATTTTCTAAATTTAATGGTTCTACGCTCATCTTAGGTTCCTCCTTTTATCTTCTTACTACTTTTTGTGCTAACCTTAGAATTCCATCCAAGTCATTTTGTTCTACTTTGCCTTTAAAATCTTTCCACAATATTCCTACTGATTCATTGTTACTGAGATTGGTTATTGTTAGCTGTGTATAATCTCCTGCTATTCCAACAACAATTAAAAACTGGTATATTGCTAATAACACTTTTTCCTTGTTTACCCCTTTTGATTGAAACTCAAATGATATTGCCCCTTCATATCTGCGTATCCGTATTAAATCTCCCTGCGTAGCAAGCATAACAATATTTTCCCGGTTCTTTCCTTTAAAATCAGAATCCGGTAATGCTGAAATCTGTTGACCAATACCCTCATCTAGTCCAATTAACTGCTGGTTATCGGGATTATGTATCCAGTTAGCGTGGTCAAATACTTCTTCATATTTTCCGTTGTCTAGGTTTAACCAGTAGCCTTCCATTACAGCATGTCCTTCCTTTTTACTTTTAGGGGCATTATGTCTAACTTATTTTCTAACATTGGATCTAGGTAATCGTCTAAATCGTCTAGAAAGATGTCTATTTCTTTTTCTTTGCATACTACCCATTTATCTCTACTAACTATTATTTCTACTTTTTCTTTGTCTATTTTTGTTAGGAACAAGTCATTCTCTATTGTATCTATAGCATTAGGACTTACCACAAATATTTTCCAACCATCTTTATGTAGAGAATCTATTAAAGCTTTACATTGTTTAGGATATCTTGTTATTGTATCCGTTACATCAAATCCTATGTTCATTTTTTATCCTTTCTCCAACTTTCATATTCTCCTAAATACTGTATCCCATATTCAAGTATTGGACAAAAGTCATCATTCCTTATTTCTTCTGCTAAATTACGAGCATTTGAAATAGCATCATGCCATGTTTGAAATACCTTACTTTTACTAAACCTCCATTTTAATTCTTGCTTTCTTTCTTTTGACCCAGGAGAATAATAGTCAATGCTTTCTATTGCTTGGCAATGTGCTACTCTAAAGCCTTCTGGAAATTTGATTATGTATATACCATTGTCAGTAGACATTTATCTCTTCTCCTTCCTATCTTAACCTATACAAATATAATACTGCCGCCCAACCGTAATCCATTACGTGCGGTGCTATATCATATTTCTCGCCATATTTTATTGCCATTTCAAGAAAATATCGTGCATGAAAGTATGCTTCTAAAATAGGTCTTACCTCTTTGTGCCATCCACTGTTATGTTCATGCTTCCAGTCTTTTGTGCCTTCTTTTAATATTTGTTTAAAATCCTCGTTTTCTATTTCGCTAGACGGTGAAACGCTTGTTAATACTTTAACTATTTCAGTTGTATAGCCTTGAATATAGTATGCCTTAAATGAATGATGATAAAACCTATAGAAGGCATCTTCATAATCTATCCCTTTTACTTCTTCTAATACTTTCTTTAATTCAGGTAAGTTCTTCTTAATATTTTGTAAGAGGCCATTTATTTGTTTGTCTTTAGTCAATTCTCTTTCTTCGAAAGTATCCATTTTATTCCCACTTTTCTACTTCTATCGAGCCAGTTCCATCACAGGGCATACAGTCTTCTCCAGTTATTTCATTAAACCCGTTGCCATTGCAGTCTTCGCATTTCACTTCTACATATTTTACTTTGTAATCAGTTAAGTGATTTCCAGTTCCTAGTAATTTTTCTCCGTATAGGTTACTCATCTTGTCTCCCCACTTATATTATACTACAATTTAGGTATTTCTACCAATAAATCTTGTTTTTGCCTATACCGATGTTGTAAAGTAATATTGCAAGTTGCGCAACTGTATTCTACGGTCTCCAATTTTGGGTCTATATTATCTTGTATTGTTTGGTTTGTTATTGCATGTTTTTGACAATTATAACACCATACAGTCATTTCTTTTTCCTTTTTCTTCTAACCTCTTTTATTACTGCATTATAATCATGTATAATTCTACATATACCTTTAAAAAATTTTATGTAGTCTTCCCTTGCTATTTTTAATGTATCTACTTTTAGTGACTTGTTATTTGGCTTTTGATATTTCCCAACACAATCATTTTTTTGACCCACCGACTGTCCATAGCCTCCAATTCTTTTTTGTTTAGCCCAAACTCCTCGTGGAAATATTTTAGTATTCCGTACTCGTATAAAATTGGTTCCCCACTTACGTCAATATCGCGCCTGCCTGGAGAAAAATATGCACTCGCTAACTTGGAAAATCCGAGTCTTCTTCTGCTCCCATATCAAGTATCATTGACGTTTTATTCAAAATTGCTCTTAGAATTACTGGTTGGACACTTAACACTTTTTTTAGACTTTCTCCTGTCAACTGACCGTTCTCACGTTTTAACTCTATTTTGCCAAACCTGTCGGTTAAGTTCCAGTCCTTTAACAAATACTTTAACCTGTTTTCTTCCAACCTTACTACGTCTAAAAATCGTTGGTTTACTACCTGCTTACTTTGTGGGTCAAAGACTGTTGTTATTGCTATCGATTCCCCGTGTATCCGTTGCTCTACTCCAAACTGCTGATAATAAAATTCAGCCCAGATCTCTTTTACTTTGCCTTGCAAAGCATCAGATACTGGGCCTATGATTGGTACCGGTTTCTTTTTGCTACAATCCACACTGATTTTGACCTTAAATGTTTCCCCCTCCCCAACTGTAAAGTCTATTGGTTGTTCTTTTACTGCTTCCTTTTCTTCCATTTTGGGTTCCTCCCTTTAAATTATACTTTTTATTCGTATATTGGAGCTACTAATGTACTCCCTATTGATCTAAAATCGCATGACCTCGTTGCTTTTACGTTCGGGCCAGACATCTCCATAGCGTATTTGGTGTATACCAAATAGTTAAGTGTTAAACTATCATTATCTATAGTTACTGTTGAGCTACCGCCATCACTTGGTATAGGAGTGCTGCTTGCATTATACAATACTACATTTCCTGTTACATCCATTAAACCCGGTTGTATATCATGCGGGTCATTTGATAAATCAAAAGTATATAATACAAACTGGTTATTGTTTATTGATACATTCCAAGATACTACCTGTGTTGCATCGCTTGCGCCGCCATATGCCGTAGGAGTAGTTGATATAAAACTTGTTTTCCAATATGGTATTGGCGTATAATTTAAATTAGTAGTACTTGTTGCTGTATATGTAGGCACACTTCCAGCAGCGCTACGTCCAGTTGCTACTAAATCAAGTGAACATTTTATATACTCATTTTGTGCCCCAGTAATAGTAAGTGTTTTAACTAAACACTTACCGCTTGCTTCGGGGTATGTATATGCAGTTGTTCCATCAGGGGACAAAATAACTGTTTTGCTTGTATCTCTAGATGTAATTGCCCATGCCCATAACGTAGCCATAAAATCTCTATTTAACGGAAATTCTATACTTCCTTGATAGGCATTTTGTACCTGGGCATAGTTTATTACATGCCCCTTTGAGGTTATTGCATCATCACTAAATTTAAACCCTGGTTCTATTTCTAATCCCGTACTGTTACATGGGACAGCCACGCCGCCCAAAGATAAATATCCGCGCCATACCATCGGCATAGTTCATTCCTCCTTATTCTTCTCTAACAACAAATTCTTTGTCATTGTTAAACCGTTCAAGTTCTTCTACTTTTAATTCTTTTTCTACATCCTTATAAAAACTCCCAAACCCTCTAACAGGCCGCTCTAATTGATGACCCACATATTTTACAAAGTATTTTTTCTTTACTTCTTTTATTACCACATCTTTTCCTAAATCTTCTTTTTTGTCTTCTTTATCAGCAACACTCACCTTTTTTACCGATAAACTGCTTATTTTCTTTAACTGCTCAAATGTTGCTATATCATTTTTTATTGGCAAGTATTTTGTTTCTCCTCCTTTTAACTCTAAAGGGCCTAAATGGAGGATTTGAGCGCCTGTTCCATTAAATTTTATTTCTAATTCTTGATGCACGGTTCCTCCTATAACGCTATAATCCGTTCTAATTTACTCCGAAATTTCACTAAATCATCAGCCATGCCAGACTGATGTGTCACATCCGAAATATCCAAATACATATTTGTGTCTGGTATCCCTATTGCAAAAGTATTCAATCCTGATACCCCTGTTGGTACCTTTACTGTTTTTACTTCCGTTGCTAAATTTTCTTTTTTACAGGTTATAGCTATATTTACATCTTTGGCGCCTATTGTGGTTCCAGTATCTACATAAATTTCACAGTTCGCTGCAGCATAGTTTCCAGAACCGGCTTTTCCACTACCTGTTCCTACAGCATCTAAATCTGTGAATACCCCACTTAACCCACTTGTTACTTGATATGTCCCCATTTGCATAACTGGCCCGAAGACATTGATTGAGTTTAGGTGACTATTTTTGATAGCAAAATGCAAATCATCATACTCAGACGATACATTTGTACCACTTAAAGTAAGATATTGATCTAGTGTTTGTAACCCTCTATTTGTTATGTGTGTTACATGAGAATTTATAATATTTGTAAATTCTGGTATACTAGGGAATATTTCTATTCCTGATAAACCATGATCTAATTCATAACCACGTTGATTCAAATCAAGTTCTACATTGTAATCGTTTGAAGTTGTAATAGTAGTAAAATGTTCGGTTCCTCCTCCAGCATCTTTGAGAGCGGTGTTGATTAAACTGTGTTGTTTTGACAATCTATCACTTATTGTCTTAAAAATTGTAGTTGAGACTACTGGCATTTTATCCTCCTAAAGGGCTATTGCCCTTAATATTTTAGATTTTACAATTACTTTGTCATTAGCGTTACTTCCAGTAGCAATAGCCATATTTGTAATATCAATATATTTATTTACACTTGTTCCTATATCTTTACTTGTCCACACGGGATCATTAGCTGCAAAAGTTACTGTTTTTACCTCAGTAGTATTGTCATCTTTTTTACAAGTTATGTTTACACCTAAACCATTTGCGCCGATACCTACTCCAGAAGCGTAACATTCAAGATTTACTGCGGCTGTGTTTAATGCTGTTAAGTCGTCTCGTCCCGTATAATTTCCCGTTCCGTTTGTTGATAAAGAATAACCGTCTGTAAAAGTTCCTATTCCCGAAGAAATTACATCTAAAGTACCCATAGGATCTAAAGAGGTAGTATAAAATACGTTGTATGCAGAAAGTCTATTTCCTCTAATCCAATAATAAACATCAGCAAAATAGTCGGCTACATCTATACCAGATGTCTGAAGGAACCTGTTTAAGTCGGGTGCTCCCTGATTTGTAGCATGGGTGTTGAACACATTCACATAATCAGCTAATTCAGTTATATCAGGAAATATGTACTGACCACTAACATATTTGTCCCAGGAATGCGTATCATCTATAAAATCGTTTTCCACATCGTAATCGTCGGCTGTTGTTACTCGGTCAAAGTGTTCCCCGCCACCAATTACTCTAGCATCCCTAATCCCGGCAAGTATAAGTTGCACCTGTTTTGCAAGTCGGTCACTTAGATTTTCCATTAAAGTATTGGACAAAATCGGCATACTATTTCTCCTTTATTTTATTTATGATAAATTGTAAATCGTGCATTCCTACTTCATATTTTTCCATAAATTTCAGCATATCCTCTTTAGTTAGTTCTCTTACTTCTATTATTTTGTTTATTTCTTCTTTTAGTCTATTTAGTTTATATTTGTCAGTAGTTGCTTTCTTTTTCATTTGTTCCTTGTAAAATATGTTAATGATACTTTTATCCATTTCATATTTCTCTATCTAACGTCATTCCTTTGAACCAGCCTATATCTCCAATATACGAATTAGGTATCCCTTTTTGGTATTCTTCTACTTCCTTTCTTGCTACTTCTCTATCATTTTCTATATTGTCTGTTTCAATTACCCATACGTCTACGTAAATTGAAGCTCGAAACCTTCGTTCTCGTTTTGGGCCTTCTATTTCTTCAAAGTCTTCTTGCGCCTTCTTTTTCCAAAATAAATCTACTATGTTAGACATCACTTTTCTCCTTTAAGCAACCGCTATTGGACTTTGCCACGTTTTGTACCATACATCAATATTCGCTTGATAAATTCCTTCTCCGGTTCGTTCTGGCGCTGTTCCGCTTGTGGCATAACCATCATAAGTTTTTAATCCACTTCCTATATCTAAGGTTAGGTTTACAGGTTCCAATAATAAGTTCATTACTACTGCTTCAAATGCGCCTATCCATTCCTGTGCTATTTCCGGTTGTGCGGTAGTACGTATGAAACATTCTACGGAAAAACGGTACGTGTCATCCTGGCTTCTTGTTGCGCCCCATTCGCTATCTCGTCCTTGAGGGACTATCCTTATTGCTGGGTATTTGTCTATTACCGCTGCTGCACCTTTCCATACCCTTGTTATCGGCTGTGAACTTGTAAATTCGGTTAACTTGTTTGTCAAATATTGTAAGTTGTTATCTAATAATTTCCATAAACTATTCAGAATTTCGTTTTGTAATGATACCATTTATACTCCTAATACCGTTGCGGGTTTAGCTGGCAACTCATTTGGATAAACTCCGGGTGGTAAAAATCGATTCCGGCTTTTTAAACGTTGCCCTGCTAATCTTGCGGTTCCACCTACTAACCCACTTATAAAATCACTAAGCATATCCATTGCTTGCGCTCTTTCTTCTTCTCCTCTTGCACTAGCGTTTGGTTCTATTTCTGTATACACATTTTTTATCATCAACCCTGCTGATAAACGTTTGGCTATTAATGGTATTGGGTCAGGATAAATATCGGGTCTACTCGCCCTTGTAATTGTGTTTAACGGTACTGCATATATTGGACTTAACATTGAATTTATTATTTCGTCTGCATCGGACATGTACAAAAGAGCATCTGGATTTTGCATAGTGTCTGCTTTTCCTGTTCCGACAACGAGCTGTCTTGCCCACCTTAATACTTCTGAAACACTATTTGCGTAACTCATTTAATGTCTTCCATTAGTATAAATTTTTCTTATTCTACTTGGACTAATGTGCCAAAAAGGACTTCCGCTCTTACTTTTCCAGCTATCAAATTTTACTTTAATCAACACATCCATAGGATCTATCTCTACCACATTTCCAGTATCTCCAGAACTAGGAGAATTTGGATCAAATTCGTTATCTTCTATTACTACTATTTTGCTCCCTACTTTAAATTCTTCTAATTGACCTTCTTTCTTCCAAAATAAATTTATTAAAGACATTGCTACTCCTTATCTATGCCGTTAGACACTAAACTAAGATCTCCTGTAAAACTTTGTCTGGTTCTTCGTGAGGTTTATTATGAAATTCTAAAATTTTGATTTTCAGTGTTTCTGTATCTTTTAATTCATTTTCCCAAACAACTAAAGTATCAAAACTAAACTTCTTAAATAAGGCTATCCTGTCTTGTGGATCTTGGCCTTTGTGCCAATATGTTCCATATAACTCTATTAGTTTCTTTTGTCCATTCATATTTAGAAAATCGGGACATTTGCCATCTATGATTATTTTTCCGTCTCCTGTATAATGATATTCTCCTGGTAAAAGGTTGTTTAGTAGGTTCTGTAATGCTAGTTCAGGTTTATTTGGTTTTCTATGTTGCCCCTTTATTATCCTTAATACTACTTCTGGATACTGTCTAACCCGTAGTTGAGATTCTGACATTTTCTTTCGGATCTCTAAAGAGTGTTTTCTTCCTTTCATTCCTAAAGTTCTTTTCCCAGAAGTATACGCTTTCTTTAATGATTCAGATACTTTTCTACGTGATTCTGTACTTAAATGAACATTACCTTTCTTCCTTTCCGAAATTTGCCTTTTCGTTTCTTCAGAATGTCTTTTACCAGTCATGCCTGTTCCGCGATATCGTAACTTCATTTTTTCAATATATTCCGGATCTTGCCATAATTGTTTAGTAATTCTGCTTAACTTTTGGATTCTTTCCATTTTCTCTTTTTCTGGTTTATTTATCCAAGAAAGTTTATTAGCCAATGATATTTTATCTCTGTGCTCTTTTGTCATTTCTACTCCTTAACTGCCATTAGCATCAAACGTACCAAGTATGCTGTAGGACCGCCAGTTAACACCATTAACACTCCGAGGAACACTTTGTTTAAAACTGGTTACCACTTTTGGACTTGTATCCCCACGTCTCTTTGTTTGCTTTTTTATTTCTATCATCTCCGCTCTTGCAGCAGCCAATAAACTTGTTAACGTATTGTACATGGCTGTTGGGTCTGGAAATATCAACCGTGTCCGCCACAAGTTTAAATCAAGTAATAATTTCTCTAAAGATTTTATGTATGAATACATTACGAGTAAATCATCCCACTCTGCGGGCGCATCATTGATACTGTAACTTGTGTGGGGTTTTAACGCATTACCCATCGTTATTGCAAGGTCTAAAATATCGCCCCAGTACCCATCAGTAAAATATTTAAATCTATACTGAGAGCTTATTTCATCTCCTTGTGCGGTAGTTCCAGGGTAAGCTATTCCAGTTTCATGATCTATGTCTATGTCTGTCCATAAAGTTAAAAATGTAGTATCATTTTTAAAGAACTGAGGAACGTATTTTCGTTGCCAGTTATCATAAGTAAACCTTGCTTGACTTCTATCACTGTTTAATACGCCTACCTCATCCCTTACCTCTAAATTCTGGAATAAATCAAATAAAGTATTTAGTCCGTGGTTTATAAGTACTTCCTTATATGAATATGTAGCATTATCAGAATATTCAGTCGCCCCTATAGTTACTTTTCCGGTATAGGTCCCTATTGCTGTTCCCCAAGTTGATGCACCTACTGACCGTTCAGTGGTTGCTATTCCATTGTTATCCGTAGTCATAGTAAATGTATCTACAGTTGTTCCAGACGGGTTTGTTACTGTTATTGTATGTCCGGTACTTGCGGTTCCATACAAGTCAAAGTTTGCTTTTGATCCATTGTATATGTAATCTTCTCGTATTCGTAAATAGTTACTTAATGGCATTTAGTATTCCTCTTCTCTTACCTAAAAAATAGTATTGTAGCCCCGCCCTCTCGAAATTCAGGTGCTGGTAACATAACGCCGTCTAATCTAGAATACTCGTCTGGAGAGATATTTCTCCATTTAGCAATATAATCAACGTCTTTGGCAATACCCCTAGGGGCATCCCTCTGCATAGGTCCAAGGCCATAACCATTCTCCACTAACCAGTTTTCTGCTTGTTCTACAGCTTTAAATGTTCCGCTAGCAGGGAAACCCTTAACGCTTACAACATCGTAGTCTAACAGAATTTTAGGTACATCTTGTGCCGGGCCAACAAAATCTATAACCTTCCCTAATTGTGCTTCTTTCTTCCAAAATAAGTTTATTAATTCACCCATAAAAGGATATCTCCAATACTCTACTTACCTTAAGTGTATTACCTTATTTTCTATTGTGTAACTTCCTACTACCCCATCTTTTGCCGTTGAATTGGTTATACAACATGCCATTGTTTATTGACTCCGTTGGGCTATTCTTTTTACTGTTGCTTTTTGAATTTTAGAATCTACCTTAAGCACTTTAAAGACTTTTCCTTTAGAATTAGTAAAAGTCTTTCCTTCTTGTATTCTACCACCAAGATATGTAGTTATAGCACTTAAGGATACTTGAGCAGTATTTCCTTCTTCTACTATATCTAAAAAAGATTCTTCTATTTTAGGAAATACTTTTTCCATATCTTCTTTTGTTTTAACAGTAATCGATGTTGTAAATCCCTCATATTCTGGAACTTCGTTAAAGCGTTCTTTATAGTACTGCATTGCTTCAACTATTTCTGTAACTATCTCTTCTTTTGAGTTGATTGGAGGATCTTCAGGATCATACTCTAATAGTATGCTATCTAACACTGATAAATGAAACAATAAATTATGCTTATCTGCTTCTTCATTCCCAGACTGGAAGTCTTTAGGATTAAATTCGGTATATTTTCGCGCTTCTTTCTTCCAAAATAAGTTTATTAATTCACCCATAAAAGGATATCTCCAATACTCTACTTACCTTAAGTGTATTACCTTATTTTCTATTGTGTAACTTCCTACTACCCCATCTTTTGCCGTTGAATTGGTTATACAACAATTGTCGGATGTTAAAGTTATAGAGCCACCGCCTGAAGTACCTGTTATTGTAGCCCCTTCTGCCAATCCAATTGTTGCATTACTGGTTGCATAACTTCCAAATGTTCCACCTGTAAACGTTAATCCTGGAGTAGAATATACCGGATATTGCCATATAATCTGATATGGCCAATACCAAGGACTTAGCTCTCTTACCTCTTTTTCCTTGATAATTATTACTACTGCTACTTCTTTTGCCTTTGGATCCTTCTCCTGTCTCTCAACAATTCTTTCTATTTTTCCTTCTTTTAAATCGTCTATGTCCATTTTTAATAGTCTTATCTCTTCACTTAGCTTATCGCGTTCTTTAGTTTTTCCTTCTATTTTTTCTAGTGTCTTTAAGACTATTTTCTTGACTTCTGCGATCTGTTTTTCCTTTAATTCTTTTTCGGCTGAATCAAAGCCGTCTCTTACTATTTTGTCCATTTTATTCCTCCTATCGGTTTTCCTTATTTTTGGTATTGGAGATACCTTTTTAACGATGTTTAAAACCTTATTTAATTAAATGGCCGAGAGAGCGGTTGCTCTACCAATCGCACACTTACGACTGTCTCAATCACCATTACCTTTAAACTTCAGGGGGCATTTTCGTGCCCCCGTTCCTTTTTCTACTCTTGGTAGATAAGTAATCCTAGGAGGGATAGTTGTCTACCCCTCCTAAGACTTAGTGCTATGCTATACTACCAGTAATAGTAGCTTTTGCTGTGCCTTGGGCTATGATTACGGCAATTCCTACGTCAGTTTGTTGCTCCTATTTCTAGGGGGATATCTATTTCTAATATCCTCTGCATATTACTATGCAGCTCGGACTATATCATCATCTTTACCATATTCTAAAGATGCCCAGCGTATAGTCTCTACGGGGAGAGGTCTATGACTTACCTTATATAGATACTCTTTTATTCGGTCCCTTTTTCTATTAATAGTCAATGGTATATGCGCCTGTAAAAAGGAATAAAGCGGTTTTTCTATATTCCAAATACCATCTTTTCTTTTTGTTAATGGTAGGGTTTTGAACCTGTTTTTTAAAAGAGATACAAATGGTAAAAACCAATCTCCTTTAACATTCATTATAAACCCAAAATCCATTGCACAATTTCCTCGTGTAATACACCCTTCACTATCAATAGCCCCTCTAAAGAATTCTGTTAGTTCCTCTGAAAACGGATCTAATTCACAGATCCAATTAGGAATTACTAATTTATTAAAAGTTTCTTCTTTTAATTCTTTAAAAAAGGGTGAACCACTTATTTGAAAAGCATACATGTTATTTAACCAGTGTTTTACTTCGGGTATGGATCATCTAGATAATATCACTTCCATTTGAGATTTTGCTCTTTCAATAAACTCTTTGTCTATTGAAGCCACCCCAAAAGTGTAGTAATCATTACCATTAATAGTTTGCTTAGTTATCCAACCATCACCCAAATATACACCAATTACATAAGCCAATGCTTTTCTATTTGTGTCCATATCCTCTCTTCCCTCGGTATTGTCCTGCTTCGCAGGAGTTCCACCGATATAGCTAGGTTTTATATGAGCAAGTTTGTTTACTCATAGAATATCCAACCAAGACATAAGTTCTCTTGATCTGGCGCATCCATTTGGTCTAACATTTTTATTACTCCAACTAATTTAGTTGGGGTTTACTCATTTCTGGTAAACTCTGAATATTACTATTCAGATTGGACTGTATCATATTCCTATTAATAGGAATCCAACGTGCAGTCTCTACGGGGTCACTAAGACTTCCCTCGGTATTGTCCTTTTCAGGAGTTTCACCGATATAGTTGGTTTTGCAATTATCATTACTGATAAAAGCGACTATTTTCTGAAAATGATTTTTCCAATATTCTCTATTAACATTTTCATTTTTAATCGATCCTAACGGATATTACACCCATGAACTCAGGGTCAGCCAAAGCATACACAGTACCGGATGTTGCTTTCTTTGTTATACGCAGTTGTGAATTCCAAATATCTCCGATGTAACCAGTCTTTATCATTTCGCGTTTTGTACAGTTTTGTTACTCTTAACTTTTTATAGTTAAGGGTTCAACCATTTCTGTTGAACTCTGTTTGTTACCAAACAGCTCGGCCTGTATCATCTCCTTTAAGTTCAAAGGAGGTTGACGTACAGTCTCTACGGATTTTTTAAAGTTTTACCTTTAAAATCTTTCCTCGGTATTGTCCTATTGCTAGGAGTTCCACCGATATAGTCAACTTTTCCACTAAATCATTTCTAATTTAGCGCCGCTATGTTATTAACGGGGTCAAATTCCAATCTATTACTTACATAACTACTAGTTTAAGTAGCGCCTAAATCATTTCTGTTTAGGTCTGCATCTTTATCTATACATGCAGTTTGGACTATGTCATCATTCATCTCTAAATGCTTAGCGTATAGTCTCTGAGGGTTCTCCCAAAAGGGAATAACATTACTTATCCATTCTTTTAAGTAAACATACATTCCTTGATCAATAACAACCAAATTATACTTTTTACTAAACAAGTCTAGTTTTCTTAACTTGTTACCAAAAGTTCGGCCCGTTACTTCAAGGTATACCTTACACCCTGGTAAAAAGAAATCTGGTTTGTATGTGCAAATTAAATCGTCATTCTCATCGTATAAAGAAAACCTTCCAGGTTCATAAATCCAAAAGACTTTTAAAAAGTTTAACAGTCTAGCTACGTTAGCTTCCCAAGTACTTCTGAAATATTGGTTGTCAAGGTCTACCCGTCTTCCATCCTTACTCCAATGCCCACCCGTTATTCGACTACCCGAATTTTTTGAGTAGTACTTCAACAATCCAAATGTAGATCTTTGAGAAAGCTGTTTCTTTTCATCTGTTGTATAATGGTAATTGTATCTATAGTGTTCAGAACCTCTTTTAGCAGATTTCTTCATAATTAAACGCTTTTTCCTTATAGTTTCTGCTGACTGTGGCCCATCGGGAACACCTTTCTGAGCTTTTGATTGTTTTGCTTTAATCTGTAAAGCTCTTTCTATACCATATAGTTCCTCGTAAGTTTTCTTTATTCTTTTTCTATTTGCTATTATTCTTTTATCCATTTTGTGTGAGTCTTCCCTGCAAATTACCCTTGTTAGGGCGTCTTTGCATATAGCTAAGTTTTAAAAGGACAAATTTTTTGGTTATCCTTTGCCCATGCGCGAATGTCTTTATAGTTAATCGGATGCATTATGATGTTAGCCACTGGAGCGTCATGTTGTTCAATTTCTGCAAACAAGCCGCCTAAACAATTTCTTGTTAAACCACCAGTACTTGTTTGCGTAGTATTCCGACCGGTTGCTGTAGTCGTTGCGGTGCTAATAGCTGACAGAATCTTTGTATCTTCTGCCTCAGCCATTTCCGCGCGCGCTCTCACCTGTTCTGTTACTTGTTACACTATATTTAGCTAGGAAGTAATTTACTCTTCTTTATTTGTCCAAGTTCCATTCTACGTTGAGCTGCATTACATCTATCAAAGTCATTAAAAGATTTAAGCAACCCTTTTTCTTTCTGAATTTTTACTGCTTCTTTACCTGTAGAAGACGTAAACTTATATCCTTGCCCAGCATATAATGGACGACTTATTTCTAATCGTCTCTTATCGTCGCCAATAAGACCAGACTTTATCATTGATAAAGATTCTAAATCTTTATCACTTAACGTAAAGTCGTTGAGGAAGATGGCCTTCCTAAGCACTACTAACCGTTTCTGCTTTCTTTCTATTGAAAAATTTATAGGACTTTTGGCAATTTGATTAACGTGAAATCTAAAGTCATTCGATACTCTACCACTCTTGGTAATATGTTTGTAACACTTCCAAGGTAACAGATTTAATTGACTACATAAGTCAATAATACCAAATATGCAAGAATCACAACAACACACTCCTATTTGAAAACGTAACTTTCCATACCTATTTCTATTCATACTAATGTACCCCTCTGCATCCATAAAACCATTGATTAACTCTGTAGTAATTAGTATATTATCTTTAGGAAAATTTATAGGAACATGCTCTTTGCCACTACAAGAATCCTTTAACCAAATAACAAAGTCTTTACAAGTAAAGGTCAACTTCCAAACTGTGTTATTTTTAAAAGACTGTTGCTTATTCCATTCTGACTGCTTAATCTCATTTAAATTGCCTTTGATGAAAGTAGTTAAACATGATTTAACCTTTTCAATGAATTCTTTATCAATAGATCCTATTCCAAATCCATATCTTTGGTTTAAATCCAACCACCCATCGCCTAAATAAGCTCCTATCACGTAAGCTAATTCAGGAGTCCAAGCCTCAAATTTGAACGATCTTTTTGCCATTTTTGCCATCCTTTCCTGCTGATTGACCGCATCAACTTAATTTTGCTCTTTGGCTAAGTTGAATACTCGGTTGTTCCAGCATATGGTTAAGTTTTTTGACCGCAAACATTAAGTGAGATTTTTCACGGTCAAGAATATTGAACCTACGAACTGCTATCTCTAAAACCGGGATCTTCACCCAAACCGCTATTGGAATCGGTTCGAGTTCCACCCTGGTTCCTTCAATCCGCTCGTATGGAACACTACCTCTTTGGCTAATCACTACTGCACTAAACTGCGGGTCCTTGTCATACCACCAGTTCTGTTACTTTAACTTTTTTAGTTAAGAGCAAATCATTTCTGTTTGCTTCTGTATATCGCTATACATGCTCGGACTATATCATCTAAAAAGTTTTGGGCGCCATTTTTCTAAAAATTTTTCCCAAGGGTGTCTAAATTGTTTTTCCCATTTCTTTTTTAAAGTGCCTAAATTGATTAACTTTTTCTGTTCCAGAGTGGTTTCAATATCTATACCCTCTAAACATTTTTTGGATTCTGCAAACAGTCTAGAAAGGATGGTTATCTCGTTTCGTATCCAATTTAGTTCCAATCTATCCCAGTTTGCCAGTAATCGTTTAAAGAGGCTATCAAATACCCCTTTAAATAAATGGTATTCTTGCAATGTATTTTTTAGTTTTATTTCATCCATAACTTTTAGTTTGGCGTGTAGTCTCTGAGGGGTTTAAGGTTCTCTTAAACTTCCCTGCTGATTGTCTAATCCTTAAAATTTTCACTTTCAGTCTACTTTTCCAAGTTACTGTTTTGTATTTAAGGTTCTAAAGAGTTTCCAGCATATAGCCAAATTTTTCACTTACTACTACTTAAGTGCGACTCTGTACGAATCGGTGCTGCTGTTGGGAGTTTATCCACGTAGAAACACTTACGACCCATTCCTACGTAATCTCTGCCCTCCTTAAAAGGCTCCAACATAGTTTGACCAATTTCATTCCGACCCGACGCAGTTCGAAGTGCAGCTGCCACTGCGTACTCTTTCTGTGCTTCGGTTCTTTCCATACATTTCACCTCCTATATTTAACTTTTTACTTTTCTTTACTTTTTGGCTAAAGAATAGGCCTTTCTCTCTTATATTTTAATATTGTGGACTAAACAAATATTTAAATGTTCCGTCAGATTGTATTGGTGTTAAGCACATACCAAGTTTAGTAGCTGAACCACCATCAACGTTGGTCAATTTTCCACTTGTATTGGTATATACACTCTGATTCTCTTCCCAGTTCTTCAGTCCAGAAGCATACTGATCTGTCTCAACAACAGCCGGGTCTAATATCATAGTTACCTTTCCGCTTCCAGCGCACTCATCTGTTAATAGTCCTGGATTTACGTCCTCAGTACGAGTCTCATAAAGAGGTCCAAATACTGCGCCATTCACAGCTGTAGCTGATTTTACTATCCCATCAGTCTGAAGTTGGCCTACATCACCCTTGGTCCAAAATTCAGCAGCAGCACGAGTTGTACCACTTGTTGGGTCTGCAGGAACATCAAATGCCATTCGTATTCTACCACCATGCAATATTTTCATTATTGCCATATTGTTATTTCACCTCCTTGTTTATAATATAGTTTTGACTTTTCATCCTATCACCTTCCCTGTTTTTGATTCTTGTTACTTACCCTTTTTCTTTTTCTTATTTGCCATGTAAAATTTATCACCTACCTATTTAATTAAATTTGAAGCTAGTTAAACTTAAAATTTACACCTGCTTCGATACCAGGACTAATAGCTAACTCTTTTTCATTCCATAACCGTTGAGTATCTGCTCTTCCTACTATACCTATTTTTACGATTTCTGGAATAGTTATATCGTTACTTAACACTTTATTAATAGAGTGATCTATAACCCACTGAGCAAATACTTTAGGAACGTTAGATCCAGGACCTAAAATAGGGTCTATACCATTTAGGTCTCCTACTATACCGCCATCTAAAGAAACATCATATGGTGCAAGTAACGCGTTACTGTCTGAAAACTCATACAATATCAACGGAATTGAATAACCAACTTTTACTTCTGTTTTCTTAATGTCATAAACAGAAACAGGTGACCCTTTATCTATACCAATAGATAACTCATTATTGATATACTTTCTAAATGCTGTATTGTCACCCGCTGTAACATTTGTTACTATTACCAGTCCAATTAACATTCCTAGTACTATTACTAATAACCATTTAATTCTTTTCATTTTTCCTCCTTATTTCTCATTCTCATTTACTATAGGTGGCCTTGACCATACGGTCTCAAGAGTTGTACTTTTGCTTCCTTCTATACTTGCTCTAGGTTCATCATCAGTTGTTGCATCTACTAATGACCCTATTACTTTTCCTATTGAAGCTCTTTTTGTCATTTTTGTTTCTTTTAACATTGCTTCTACTTTCTTAGTAAAACTATTAAACGTTTTATCGTCCATAGCTACTAACTCATCTACTTCATGCTCGTAGATTTCTTTTGCTGTCTTTGTTGCTACTCTTTCATCTTTTTCGCCTTTTGCCATTAAAGTTTCTTTTGTATCAACTAACCCGACAATAATTTCTCTATCTACTAACTCAACTGCTTTACGAGCTTTAAATCTAAGGCTTCTCTCCTCTAAAAGGTTTTCTAAAGATGCTTGAGTTCTCTTATGAGCACTAATTTCTTTATTGAGTTCCCCCTTTAGAGCCGTTATTCTTTCTCCACCTTTTAAAAGTTCTCTCTTAAATTCAGAGTCTCCAGCACTATAAATTAACCATACTTCATCTTCACTTATAGTTGGCTTTACCTTTTGGAACTCTTCAAATAACGCTTTCTTAAGCGCTTTAATACTCTTTGCAGTAGTTATTGGTTGAGCCGGCACTCCCTCTTTTGGTTCTTTTAAGCTTTGAACCTTTGCTTCTAGTTCACCTTTAAACTGATTAGTTGCTGCTTCATCACCAAAAGTTGAGGTTAACTCTGTCGTAATACTATCTACATCAAATACTGGAGTATCTAATGCAATCAACGGAGCTGTCATATTTGTTAAGAATTTCACGAATGACCCTTTTGCTTTTGGCCCTTCCAAAATCTGTTGCTGAGACTGTGGCGGTAAAACAGCTTGAGGGGCCTGTCCAACTGGTTGAGTAGTTGGCGTTTCTGGGGGAAGTTCAACTTGACTTAATCTAGTTACCCCTGCTGGAAACTCTTCAACTATTGTTCGCTTAATACCTTTCTCCTTTATTGCTTCCCGCAACTCTTTTCCATACTCTTTTGAACTAAAGAACTTCCAGTTTTTACTCCAACTATCTGTATCAAACGCTTGTTTTAGGTTAACTGAAAATACTGGTTTCTTTTTTGCTCTTACTATCCACTTTGACTCTGACTTTCTTTTTCCTTCTATGAAGTTTAAGTCCAAATCTTCATCCATTAAAGGCTCTTCAGTTTCTTCTTTAGGTTCCATCTCTACTACTTCCTTCTCTTCTGGTTTAGAAAGTTTAGTTTTCTTTACTTCGTCCTTTACTATTTTTTCTATGTCAGTTACTATTTCTTTAGCCTTACCGGATTCAATATTAGCCCCCTCTTCTAAATCTTTCTGTAACTCTTTCTTAGGAGTTGCTGGTTTTTCCTCTTTTTTGTCTTCTAATTCTAAAGATTCATCTGAAGGTTCGTCTTTAGTCTCTTTAGGAATTTCCTTTTTATCTACCTTCGGCTTTTCTAAAGCAGGCTCCGGCAATTCTGTTAAATCTTTATCCTTATCTTTCTCTTCACCAAATTGGGCCTTTAAGGATTTCATTTCAGCCCTTACTGTTTCTTTTATCATTTTTGCTAATGCATTTATATCCATGCTTGCCTCCTCGAGGAGAGGTGTCCTCTTATATCGTTCTACATAGTTAAAAAGATAGCGTGCTAAAGCATTGGGGGTAGTAATATCTTCAGCAGCTGAAGTAGGAATATCTTGTAATACTTCTTGAAAAACTTTGTAATCTTTTTCATCAATAATAGTTAACGCTTTTTCAACAGCTTTTTGCCATAAATCATCAAACTGATCCCAATCATACAACCTCTTAAATTCATCTATTTTACTTACATCTACATCTCTAAAGGAATTCATGGTTCTCCCCTTAGTAGCAACTGCTGGTTCTTGCTTTTCTAATTCTGTTACTTCATCTTCTAATCTAATAATTTCTGCTGATATACGTCTAACAGCATTTGTTCCTTTCATTGCTTCTTCTTTTTTGTATAAACCCGCTAAAATTTCTTTCCTTTTAGCTATTTCTTCCTTGACATTCCCTAAACTTTCTGCAACTACGGGTTTTACAATCTCTTTTTCTAATTTTTCTATTTCAGTTGCTATGGTTTCCTTTTCTTCTGCTACTGTAGAAGATGTCATTGTTTGAGCTAAAATCTCTTTTACATCTTTATCATCTACTAATCCAATTAATTTATCTACAGGGATTTTTGCTAATAAAGCTAATTTAGTTTGCATTTCAGGGGATACTCCAGCCATCCCTTTTTCTTTTTTCATACCTGTAAACCTGCTCATATCCGATTCATAAGCAATTGCGTTTTTTATACCCCCAGCAGGAACACTTGTTTCACTTGAGACTCCTGCCTCTACGGACCGTTTACCAGCAATTGGGTTTATTTTAAATGTGCTCATCTCTTCCTCCTTTTCTGCTACTATCTTTTTCTTTGTTGCTTTTGGATCAGCGGCCTGACCCATTGTTATCCAAGAACATTCTTGTCCTACTACACCCTTATTTATTTCGTAAATTTTGCTTCCTTCATCATCTAACCTTCCCTTATGATACTTTAAGTGATCACAATTATGAACTGCTACATCATTTGCAATATAAGAATTGTCATCCTCTACTTCCAAGTTGTATACTAATCCGGAATACCTTTCAGATTTGATATCTCTTACTAATCTCTTAAAATAACCAATTCCATCGTAAGATAAATATCGTACCACATTAATAAGGGGTTTTATATTTACCCTATAAATGGTAAGGTCTTTAACAGGATTAGTAGGAGAATGTGTATTAGGTAATTTATTCCAATATACACTACCTCCAAAGCGTCTTCCTAATATTACTAACTGATAAGCTAATTGTTCTGAAGCTGTTTCAAAACTAAACCCCTTCGCATTTTTCCAACCATCCCCATTATTGTAGGTATCTAAAAATGCTTTAACAATATCAAGGGGTTGCTCTACAAATTCGCCTACAAGTTGTTTCTGTTTTGCGTATTCTCCTCCTATATATTGGAGCTTAGAAGCGACATTCAAAGGAACACTAGTACGTATTTCTACTCCAGATGATTTTGGGTTTTCGTATACGCAAATTTGCCGATTAAATAACTTAGTACATAAACTAGCGACTTCAGTTACGTATGCCGCTTCAGATTTATTAAAAGAAAAAGATAGCTGTCTAGTAGTCTTATAATTTTTATTTCCAATACTTCCCTCACTAACATAATAACCCAATAACCTCGATTCCTCTTCTGTTACTTCTAAATTGGTTTTTTGTTCCCTTACTACTGGAACAAGTAATTCATTATTTATTTGTATTTCTTTCGCCAGAATAAATCCTACCGTCCCACTTCCAATACTTCCATTACTTTGTAATGTAAAAATTTCATGGTTAGGAGTCAATCTTAAAGGATACTTACCACTATCTCCTACACTAGTAATTACTAGTATCTCGCCTTCATAACTACGAGACATTGGTTTAAGTACCTTTTTCTTATTTCCTTTATGTGTAATAACATGCTCCCCTTCACAAACAGTTTCAATATTTTTTAAGGTATAATCCGCCATTAAAACTTTAGTGCCGGGTAAAAAGCACCATTCTTGCTCATCATGCGCAATATGTTTGCACTTACTACAGATTGACGATGCTACTAGGCATCCCATACTAACTTCATTAATAAGTCCTTTCTCTATATCCCCTACTAATAAAGGTTGTGTTCTACGATTAACGGCTAATAGTTTATCTATACTTTTTTCTTCGAGTATATGAAACACATCTTCTATATGGCCTACGACTGACTTTTCATCGTGGTTGGTCAAATTTGGTTTTCCCCGCCAAGTCTCATAAACGTATGCGCCGTTTCGTTTGTTTAAAAGCTCTCCTTCATACCCGAATACTTCTTTCTCCCAATCGAAATGATTTTTATCCCATTCAAAATAATCTCCGTTCTCATTAGGAGAGTCGCCGTGTAATCCGCTTACAATAACATAAAGGAAATTTGGGTCAACAGCTATTAACCGTTTTGCGGCTTGTCTAAAACTACAAGACTGGGTTCCGCAACAGTTACAAACCTTAGTTTCGTCTTTACCACATAAATATAAATCTTTATCCTTAATTTTCAGTTGTGCTGTTCGGTAAAACATTATACTGTTACTAACTCCTCTTTTTTCAATGCTTCTTTTTTATTTATAAATTTACCGCCTATCTTTCCGCATACTGGGCACTTTTCTGATAAACTTTTATCCCAGACAACAGCGCAGTTCTCACATTGGACTGCTGTATACACTATATCTTTTTTAGATATTACTTTTGCCACTACTTTTTCTTTTGCTTCTTTCATATAACTTTTATAACCGCATCTAGGGCATCTTTTCTCATTATCTTTTCCTAACTCTACATCCACATTACAACTTGTACACGTATAACGCATTTTTAGGTTCCTCCTTTTTCTTCCTTCCGCTTTCCGATTATCAAATCTACTAATTCTTCCTTGGTTTTACCTTCTAAAACGTCTCTTGGTAACTTATCTTTATCTACCAAAATATCGTTCTGGGTTCGTAATCTATACACATTACCAAAACGAATGTCAAAAGCTACTGTTCCAAATTGCACCAAACTTAGTTCATCAAGGCGGTTTCGGCAAATATCTACAATTTGCGCTGGTATTTTGCCTCTATCTTTGTTTTCCACTTTTTTCTATACCCTTTTTACATTCAGCGCAAAGGTCTATCCCGTATAAATCTATATCCTTACCGCAGTTTAGACAGCTCTTCGTCTTTAAAATGCCTTTAATTTTTCCACTAATAACTCTTTTCATATAATCCTCTCATATAGATAATAGTTTAACCCTTCAATTTTATTTATCCGCCCGTTGGTACTTCTGGAAGTTGATGAGATTCTGAAGGTATTGGCCCGCCCCCTTCTAAAGGTCCTTCGGCAGGAGTTATTTCTACAACAGGACTACCTGTAGGTGGAGTTGGAAGTCCTGTAGGTACTGCCCCTGTAGGAACAACCGGGGAGGGTAATCCGATTTTACCCCTTTCTTTTCTTTGTTCAACCATTCCTTTCTTAATTGTTTCCCAATCTAAATCTAGTAAGTTTGTTACCATTTTCCAAGGAACAATTTCTTTCTCCGCTAGTCTAGACATAAACTCTAATTTTTGCATGTTATCTCTTAGGTTTTCTTTGTCCCATTTTACTTGGGGTATCCATAAAGGTTTGTCTTTACCCTTAATTCTTATTCTATGTTTTATTTCTGCTTGAGTAGGTTTGTAAAGTCCATGTATCTTACATATTGGAGCAAATACGCAATTTTCTATCCATTTTTCTATCTGCATTCTAAAACTTAAATATCGTTGAATTAGAATGTCCAGTGCAACTGATGCATTAGCGAACGTCGGCCCCTCCCCAAAGATAACACCTTTTGATACCATTAATCCAATTAAAATTTGGTTATCTATCATGTCAAATTCCGGTTGTAGTGGTAATATGCGTCCGGCAGCCCCTTCCCATTGAACTTTTACGGCATGATGCCAAATTATCGCTCGATTAGGTTGTGTCCAAGATGCTACTAAAGCATTCTGGAATTTCTCTAATTCGTCTTCGTCAGCTGGATCTCCAGGTTCTCCTATAAAGTAAAACTCCGTATTGTGATTTATCCCTATTTTTCCATTTCGCCTTGTTACAAAAAATTTGTTTGGGACCTTTACACACCATACATATCCAGTATGAGAAACTTTCTGAATACAATCTTTTCCTGCAGTTAATCTTGGAAATTTGCTATTTTTTGTAGTTTCTGACCAATAAACTGTATATATTTCCGCCCAGTTAACGGGGGCAGTTCTACTTTTACTTTTCTTTAAAGCCACTGCATACCCGCACTTAAAGACAATTTCTTGAACATCATCCGCTAGTTGTTTAGAGACAGTATAATAGTTTATATATCGATTACTGTAAGTTTTGTTATTCCAAGTAGCAATAGTATTAACACTACCATCGCCCCTAACCATTGCATCTATAAGTATCTTTAGTAACCTTGGAGATAAATTTTTAACCCAAACGGGAATTTTTTTATTGAAACTCCCTTGCCCGTAATTTTCTATTATGTGCTCGCATAAAACCGTATCTGTTCTACTCCATATAGCGCATCCGCGATTAGTAAGTTTCTCAGTAAACTTAAGTGGAAATTTTTCAAGAGCTATCTTCATTTGTTGATAGTGCCTTGAATGTTTCATTTGAGAAATAGACACATCTTTGCCTTCTTTCTTATATTGCCAAATAGTGCCCTCGCTTAAGTAGTAACCTACAAACTCTAAATAGATGTCTATTGGAATTGAAACATCATTAACTACTATAGTTTCTTTTACATCTTCCCCAATAAAATTGTTAATAACGCACCTAAAGATACTACTCTTTTTTACCTTAGAAGCTTCTACTACTTTCCAATCACTATAAGTGTATATCCCAGGAATATTTTTTTTAACTTTCTTTGCTTCTTTAGATTTAACCTTATCATAATTTAGCTCTTTTACTAACATCCTATGATTAGGTGTAACCATTACATCTATTCTATTTTTCTTAAAATGTACAAGATCTCCCTTATGGGGGAAAATATATATCTCCTCAGGTTTTTGATACTCTAGTAATCCATTAGATATATTAAAAGTAGCTATATCATCTTCTAAAGTAAGTTCCTCATATCTCTTCCATCCTACTTTAGTTAAGCACTCTGTTTGTTCGTCGTGACACGGACTTATGTGGCGATCAGCTATGGAATACTGGGCACTTCTTAGTTTATCTCTATACATTAAAGCCTTTAAAATGCAATCTATTATACTTGTTCCTCTTGTATTAAAATATATTCCAGGGCGTTTTATGTGACTTATTTGAACATCCCCTAATTCTATTTTTCCGACTTTTATTCCTTCTATTATGTCTGGAGGAAGGTTTTTATAGAGTTCCCCTGTTTTGGGATCGTTCGGCCCGCCTTCTACTAATTTTTTTAAGCTATCGGTAGGAGTTAACCAAATATGCTTCTTTCTTTTTCCTCTTACCCACGGGTCACCTTCTACTTCTACAAAGTTTGGATGAAGTAAAATAAAGTCAGTCCACATCTTAGGATCATCAGGGTCGTCAAAAAATCCGAATGGAAACGCCTCGCCAGTTATCCAATACTCTAACCCCAACTCTAAAATAAAATCAAATAGCCTTATGTCTTCTATCATTGCGTTAAATTCATCTTCTATCTCTTTATCTTCATGTGAGACTCTAAAAGAAGATAACGGAAACATTGTATGAAGAGTCAACGCCGAATGTACCAATGGTTCATTTAAAAAGAAATATCGGTACCAACGATTTCGTTCCTTTCGGTCTTTTGGAACTTCTATTTCAGTAGTCTGTAAAAACGGGTTATAATATTGGTCAGCGACTCTGTCAACTGATACGCCAGAAGTTGCTCTACGTTTCATTCTATCCTGTATTTCTTTTGGTAATCCTTCTAAGGTTACAGCTTTTGAGGTAGCTTTTCTATACTCTTCGTTTATGTTGTCTGTTACTATTACTCTATTTGACAAACTCTTCCTCCTTATACCTCTAATCTGTCTTTATGTGTTACTTTTATTTCTTCTAATTTTCCTTTGAATAAGATTATTAATCTTTGTAACTCTTGTGGTTCCTCTAAGTATATTATGTTTTCTTCTATTCTCTTCAAGTAATATTCAATGTTGTACATTATTTCTTCTTCTCTATTTACTTCTTCAAGGTAAGCATCGATTATTCTTTGTTTTTCCCTCTCCCCTACTACTTTTAGTCTGTCTATAAAGATTTGAATGTCCATTATTATTAAGCCTTTACAAATATGTCCTTAGTAATTTTTCCATTTCTCTTGTTACTTTTCCTATTTGTTCATAAGGTATGTTCCAATTTTCATAACCGAAATCGCTAAAATCATCTATAGCTTGCTGTATCATTTTCCTTAGTTGGCCAGCTGCTATATCCGCTGCTTCTTTTGCAGCATTTTCAGGTTTGTAGGTATATTTATTTTGCCCTTTCCTATTACTTAACTTTGCCTTCCTTAGTAATTTTTCCATTTCTCTTGTTACTTTTCCTATTTGTTCCTCAGCTATGTTCCAATTTTCATAACCGAAATCACTAAAATCATCTATAGCTTGCTGTATCATTTTTCTTTTCATTTCTACGTTATCTACATCAGCTTCCAGAATTTGGCCAGCTGCTATATCCGCTGCTTCTTTTGCAGCATTTTCAGGTTTGTAGGTATATTTATTTTGCCCTTTCCTATTACTTAACTTTGCCTTCCTTGGTAATAAATCTCCTACTATGTCTTGAACTCTACCCAATGTTACTTCACTTATTTTTTCACTTAAAAATCCCATTATCTTGCCTAGTAAATCTGTGACTTGTTGCTCAGACATTTCAATACTATAAACACTTTTTGCTAAGTTAATTATATTTTCTTTTAATTCTCCCACATCTGTTTTTACCTTTTCTTCTCTGCCAAGATCAGTTTTCTTTTCTACCTCTTCTTCTTCTGGATTTAAACCTTTTGGTTTTGCTTTTTCGTCAGTTACTTCGTCTTCGAGGATTACAGGTATCTCTCCTGGTTTTAAGGGTTCAACTGGATTGACTGGAGTTACAGGTGCTGGAACAGTTTTTTCCATTTGAGCCCTACTTGATCTAACTTCATTATAGCCATGTAAAAGAGTTATATAATTTATAGTTTTTAGTTCTCCAGTAGTTCCTTCTTGTATAGTAACTAGTCTTAAACCGCTATTTGTATGTTTTACAGTGTATGTTTTTCCATCCCTTGTAAACTGTCTTCCAATTAAATTCTCGCTTTGTCCTTTCCTACCAGCAGTTGTACCACTAGGAACCTCATCAAGTTCATCTATCTCACACGTATCAATTGAGTTTCCATCAGTTATATCATATATGTCTTCGTTGTCCTCAAATAACCAATCAAATCCACTATTCTCGATTTGTTCTTCATAACTAGGTAAAAAGGATTGACTTATTTCTTCTTTGTGTTCTAACAAGTCAGCATCATCTGGTAAACCTGTTCGCTTGCAGATATCATTTGCGTTAAAGGTTTCTATTGTCCAATCAAAGACATTATCGTTATTCAATGTTTCTTCTGCCCCAGCTTCTATACCTTCAGTTATATAAGAAGATAACTGGCCTTTCCTACCTTTCCTTTTAAGCCAGTTTTCTATCTCGTTAAAGTAAAATTCGTCAGTACTTTGAACATCTTGGTCTTCGAGGAAGTTGAATAGACTTTCTACCTCTTTATCGTTTAGTTCAACTTTATATTTGTCTTTTACTATTTCTTTTAAGCCTATTTGTCTTCCTTGTTCTTTTATTTGTTTTGATACTACGCCATGTCCTTCATTTAAACGGGTAAACCAATTTTTCTCTAGGGATGTATTATGCCCACCCCCTTCAAATTCAACTTGGTCTAAAGAACCATCTTCTAATGCTGTCATAATAGTTCCTTTCTTTAAATACATGCTACTTTTTTTACCAGAATTATCCTCTTCCCAATATTGAGACCCCGCATACTCCTCTTTTGGTAAAATACCGCCATATTTTGGAGAATAAATAAGGTCTTTTATTATCTTAACTTTTTGTCCTATCTTAATAGATATAAGATTTTTTGTACTAATAACTCCATGTCCTTCATATTTTAGTATTGAGTTGTATAGGTACTTTAAGAGGTTATCTGGTGTTTGGAGTTTTTCTACATTATATTTAATTTTTCTCTTGTCTTCTTCGTTTATCTTTCTTTCGCCTACTTTTTCTATGATAAAATTTTTTATTTCTTCTAGAGGTACTTTGGTGTTTATTTGTTTTTCTATTTCTGGTAGTAAAGGTTCAAGTATAGAAGTAATGTCAGCCGTTCTTTTTGTTCCTTGTACTGTCCAACCTTTACTCTTTAGCCATGATGTAATAGCGTAGAAGTAATCTGTATCACTATTTGCAAAGTCTTGGGTGAATTCTTGGTCTTTAAGCCAAGCTAGTAACTCTTTTGCTTCCTCTATGTTTAGTCCTATTTGGTATTTGTTTCTTACTAAGTCTTTTATTTGGTCTATTTCTCCAAACATTTTTAGTTCGTTGGGGTCGTATTTGTGAATAAGCGCTTTCTTTGTTACTTCTCCAGGGCCAGCACATACCCATCCACCTGTACCGTCTTCAACCCACATCTTACCTGCTGGACAAGGAGTACTAGGCATTGGAGTAGTAGCAGTAGTTCCAGTTGGAGTTACTCCTGGTTGAACAGCGGGGATAGGTGCAGGAGTTTGTGCTTTCACTTTTAAAGGGGGCTTGTCCTCAGTATCAGTTTTAGTTAAGAAATCTACTATTGCATTTTTGACTCTACTTATAACATTAAACATTTTTCCTCCTTATAATTCCTTTTCGGTTACTACTCTTTGAATTTTTCTATTACAAGATTTACAAATAAAAGCGAACTCTTCATGTCTTATTTGTTTTTCGTCTTCGTATTCTACATTTAGTTTATAAGTGTTATCGTCTACTTTCATTTCATGGCCGCAATTACATATTTTTGTGTAGTTATCTTTCATCTTTTCCCACCTATTTCAAATCCCCACGATTCATCTCTCCATGTTACCTCAATATCTTTAAATCCAGCATCCTTTAATTTTTCTTTCAATCCTTCTTCTGACCAACCAGACTTATGAGTGTTTTCTAAATAGTCTTGGTCTCCGTATACTACTTTTATAAATTCTTGTTCGTCTATTTTTTTGGTTATAAATTTTTCTGCCGCTCGGTTTATATCAGGCCCGCGTATAAATAATTTTCCGTTAATCCTAAGTAAGTTATAAAGGCCCTTTAAAACTTTATCTATTTCTTTCCAACTAATATGTTCAAGTATATTTGTTGCTTGTATTTGGTCTGCTGTTTCGGGTTCTACATGCTTCTCTATTTCTTGTATGCTACAATGTATATCAGCTTTAACATCAGTCCTTGTATCTATGTTTATCCAACCATCTATATAATCAGTACCACAACCTAAGTTTAAGTTCATTATAAACTACTTCCCAGAAGTCTGGATTCTATAATTTGGGGTCTTACTTCTTCTTCATAATATCTTCGTGCTACTTTTCTTAACCCATCAGTCATATCTGTTATCTTCCTATTTGTTTCTTCTTTTAACTCTGGGTGATTACAAACAGCGCAACCTTTTTCTATATCAAATTCTTCTGGTATAAACTCATTCATTTTATACTCAGCTAACATTGCACTATTAGCGCTTAGTCCTTGTTTAATTTCAACTCTACAGTCTTTGCAAATTCTGCCCATTATAGTTTTGCTCTTATCTTACCTAATAACTCTTTTGTTTCATCGCTTTGTTTTTCTTTTAAAGCTAGTTCTAAAGCATTATCGTTCTCTACTGCTTTTGCATCCTTTATAGCCGAGGCAGTTTCCTTTAGTGCATTTCTCCATTTAAATACCTGTTTTACTAAATATGCCATTGTTCCGCCTGGAAATACTACTAAGCATATTACTAACGCTACAATTCCAAGAATACTTAAACTTCCTAGCCAGTTACCTAATCGTTGCATGAATCCCTTTTTTGGTACTGTATAGGTTGCCCCTACAGTTTTAGAGGTTTCTTGTGTTACAACTACCATTCCGCCATCTTTTCCTACTACTACCGATACTGGTTTTGTTACTATTTGTTCACTATACTCATAGGTTGTTTCTGGTTTACTTGGAGATACTATTCTTGGTAAAGTTATGCAACCGGATAATAGTAATCCTAAACATACAATTAGAATTAATTTCTTATTCCCAGTTAGGATCATTTGCTCTCCTTTTTGTTCCTTCTATTAGTTTATCTACTTGAACTTTTGTAAATCCTAATTTTCTTCCATATTCATATATGCCTTGTTTACCAAACATATAGTCTTTTATTCTTATTATTCCGATACTTAACAGTACACCAATAAATCCTATTAAAATAATAATTGTTATATCTCTTATTGCTTTATTTATATTTCTCACTTTCTATCTTCGCTTTTTCCTTCCGTTTATCCTGGAAGGTAATCGTTCTAACATTACTGTATGATCTGTACTTTGTTGACTATGGTCAGTTGCCTGGTTTTCACTATGCGCAGCATGAGAAATAGTTATACTTTTTAGTATATTAGATGATTCGATTAAAGAAGTTGCTATGTTCTGTTGACTTTTACCTAGTTCTGATAAATGGTTATCTACTATTACTTCCCATCGTTTTCGTTCATCACTTATCTGTGTAGCAAACGATGTAACTAACTTTCCTATCATTCGTATTAAGTACCATAGGAACCCGGATGTACATACCACTAGAAATACTCCTACCCCATACTTGTCTAAAAATGTAATTGGCAAACCATCCATTCATTACCTCCCTTTAGTTACTAAATAAACGAATATTGCTGTTACAACTATAAGAATTAACGTAAACACAAATCCTGAGAATATATCGTCGGCTAACTTTTTCTGGCGCATTCTCCCTACCTTTAACTCTACCAAGAACCATATATCTGCATTGCGCTAGTTGACGAAGCTGATTTAAACCGTACTGTTTTTACTGCCAAGTCATCTTCAAATGTATCTATGAACGCAGTTGTTCCGGCTATTAGACTTAAGTATTTGTCTACTGTAGTCGTAACATGTTCTAGCTCTTGGTCAGTTAGGAATACTATGGTTACTGCCTGTCCGCCAGTATTTTTAATCTTTATGAACTTTGTAGCTTGCGGAAACGTTACGGCCTGTTCTGTCGTTGTTGCTGTTACTGAAAAGTTTTTGTATCTCTCCCTTGATCCTTCCATTTTATATCTCCTTGGTTATTATATCTCGTACTGGTTGCGGAAACCATTTGTCCCCTTCTTTACCTTTTCCTATTGTCATTTCTATACCTGGCTCTATTCCTCTTAACTCAGTCATAAGGTAACTTTCAAATTCTTCTATATCACTAAATATTTCTAAATCTATTATTCCTTTAATACTTTTTACATCGGACAGCTCTATATAGTATTTGTCTTTGTTAGGTTTAGTCTCCTTACTTTTTTGTAGTTGTCTCTTAGTATATAGATCTGTTATTGAGTCTTCTGGCATCGTTTATCCTGTTTTTACTATTCCTTCTTTTTGTTCTTCTACGCTGTAGCCTAACTGACTCATTAGTTCTTTTAACTCTCCAACCTGTTCCTTTGTTATGTCTTTAGTGGCCCTGATTATATGGTTAAACCCTTCCTGTGCGGTATGGTAATGACTATACCGTAATCCTCTTACTATTTGTTCTGCTAAGTAGGTTGGGTCTATTGGAGTTCCAGCGCCTTTACTTCGTTCTATGCTTGGGGTCATTATAACATTTATTGGTTCAGTTACTTCCTTTCTTGTCATTTTTATTTTTTCTATTTCGCTTGTTGGTGCTCCAGTTGACATTTGCATTGGGTCGGTTTCACTGAGTTGAGCTTTTCTACTCGGGCCTTGAGCTAATGTTCTAACTTTTTTCAATAGATACTTACGAACTTCTAAGGAATTTAAAGCATCAGCGTTAGCATTAAGTTGTTCTTTTAGTTCACTTAGTATTTCATCTACTATTTCATTTGCTAAAGGTGGCGTCGTAAGGTTCACCTCTTCTTGAGCTTTTCTACCCGTTGTTCTATAGGTTCCAACGTCTATACCTTTGTCAATAGAGTCTTCTATTTCACTAGGTGTTCCTCTTTCGTTGTAGACTTTTAAACCTTTCTGCGCTTTTCTTTTTGCTGTTAATCCGTCAGAATCTTCTTCTTCTATATCTTCTTTATAGTATTCAAAATACTCTTCAGGAGTATACATCGTTGTTCCTTCTCCTTCTAAACCTCTACTGTAAACATCTTCTACAAAAAGATGTTTTTTGGGGTCATAAGTTACTGTTCTCTCACTACCATCACCAAAAACGTTTACG